AAAAGAAACCACTATAAATAGTTAATTTTTGTATCCCGAATGGTTGAACGTTTTCACATTTTGTCACTGTCCATGCCGAAGGGTGATCAGATAATGTACTAACCAACAATCTCATATTTTTTGAATCTTCATCTGTATACCAAAATTTACTTGTAATATCATTCATAGGTAGCCAGATTTTATCCTGATTGTCAACATGTGTGAACCTTAAATCTGTGTAAGTTCCAATCGTATCAATATGTTACTTTATTGGTTCGTTAGTCCAATAAAGATAAAATTATAAAATTATGCTGCGGTATATTCGATGTATCTATCATATTTTCTTTGAAGATACAAATCTGCATCTTTATACATCCAATTCATAAGTTTAATGGCAGAAGTACCAGTAATACTTGCAACTTTTGTTATTCCATTATGACAAGATGCATCATATATTCCGCAATAAATACCAAGTTCTTTTTCGACTATATCTTTTATTTTTTTACAAAAATTTTCTGTAGAAGTAATTGTTAATGTAATACGTTTATTATTTTCGTTTTTTATATAACGATAAACACTTCCGTCACCATCATAATACCCACGCAGGAAGTGAGAATATAATTCTTCTGGTATATTGGGAAATTCTAAAACAAGACTTTTATTTCTTACAGCTCCCAACTTTTCTAAAGAACTACATAAATGTCTACTATTCATGTTTAATGTACACATATTGTTATATGAATAGTTCTTTTCGCTTTTTCGATTAGATTGATCTATTACTTTCAAGGGATTGTCGCTTTCAATTTCTTTACTAATATCTTCTAATAATTTCTTATCACTTTCTTGCAAAGAAATACAAGCCGTTCCTTTTGGTGGGAAATTACATCCATCTGCGAAGAACAAACCTAATACATATGCTTTGTTTGGTGTATCAATATTATCAAAATACTTTTCATTTAAATGATATTTTCTTTGACCGTTATTCACACGTTTAATTCCAAATTCATCTAATATATGACAAATCTTATTATAGTTACATCCCATAATTTTACCTATTTTAGTAGTTGATAATTTTTCTTCTACATATAATCTAACAATTTCTTCTTTTTGTTGTTTTGTAAAAATTATTTCATTATAATTTGGTATTCCGTTTTTCATTGCTTATTCCTCCTAAAAAATTGCAATATAAAAAGACGGTAATCTACTTATTAGGAGTAAGTAGAAGTGGTTTGCAACCCACTGTCCCGTCTAATTAACTATTCTCTGTTTATAATTTTATTTTCTCTATGTCTCCATAGAAGTTCAGAGCACATCAACACCATATCTATAATAGACTTAGGCGGTTTCCATTAACCCACTTGGGTACATGCTCGTTGAGCGTTATCCTATTCGGATTTTCGCTGCTGATTATTACTTATTAACGACACTTAGCACATCAATATGATGCTTTTATTTCAGCATATGTCATCTAATTACTTTTTTCCGTCTTTCAACCACATTCACGCTTAATCTTATTTCATATTTACGTTGTAGTGTAATTAGCCTTGTAAACTTCCAGCATAAGGAAACTTTCGACACACTGTTTCCAGTATGAAGCGCATAATCTACGATGATTGCATTCTTAACACAGACCACATACGTCTTTTAATTCTTTGAGTTCCGTTTTTCTCAACCCACATTAATTCATAATTTGCAGGCAAGACGAGATACTTTGGAAACTGATTCGCATTTTCTTTTCTACAAATTAGCCATTTATGATATACCCCTCTATCGTCAGGAATATCGCACCACATGCCAATCGGAAATTCGCTATTATACCTTGTATGAATTTTTTCAAAATAGAACAGTTCGTCTCCATCCTCAAACGATAATTTTTGGCTTGGCTTAAACTGTATATAATGCTCAACCTCATCCTTATCCATTGATTGATAAGATTTGATAATGAACTTTATATCAATTGGTGTTTTATTTGTATTTTCATAAGTCATTCCGTCTTTTAATGAACGAGTAATTCCATATTCATCAGTAAAGAAATCATCATGAAAATGGTCATAAATATAAGCGACTTTACTCTGAGGATCATTCCAAAATGTTTCCTCCATCGCCCAATCAGACTGCTCTTTATAAATCTGACCAATCGTTTTAGCTCCGTTGTTCTTGGCGTTTGCGACACGCCTAGCTGTTTGTAGACTCGGCATCGCAATCCACCTCCTCAAACATTGCTTTTATATATCCGTGAGAATCTAAGATTGCTCTACGGAATTTTTTATAACTAAAATGGTCACTCTTAGCATTATCTAATGCTGCTTGTAATTCAGACATAAGTGTAACCATAAGTCCGTTATCATTAAATAAGGTTTTTGTGCCACCTAATTTAAACATAACATTTTCAAAGAAGACGAGAAATGCTTCATCATCTTCAAATATTTTCTCTTCAATTGTATTGTCTTTATAGAGCAGTAGTTTGTGAATGTCATTATGCATTGCACGAACTGCTTCATTGATTTGCTTGTCTGTGAAGTCGCCGTATATGTATTGCATAGGCTAGGACTCCGAGTTGATATAAGAATTGTACATATATCCGTAATCACGAATACGCTTATTCAATTCAGTTTTCATGGAATCAAGACGAGATATCATATTTTTGTGGTTGTTTAGCAGGGATTTTTCTTCCTTACCGTTGTATAAATTTTATTAATATAAAATTCAAACTCGTATATTGTCACCTTTATACTTACTTCTTCATAACATTCGATTTTGCCGTAGCTACTTTCGTTTATAATAATGCTCCAAAGTCTTAAATTCCCGTACAACGAACGGTACATATTAAATTGTTTCGATTTAGTGAAACTAATTTAATGAATATTTTGATAAATTTATTGCCGCATTCAAATCTCTATCAATTACATTCCCACATTCACATTTGTAAATACGGTCTGACAGTTTAAGTTTATTATTCTTTTTCCCACAAACACAACAAAGTTTTGAACTTGGATACCATTTATTTGCTTTTACTAATTCAATTCCATATTTATCACATTTATATGCAATTTGATTTATAAATTCAAATAAATTTTGTGATTTTATTTGTTTAGCCAAGTATTTGTTCTTTGTCATTTCAGTTATTATTAAATCTTCTATAACAATCCTTTTTGGCAACTTTTTAACCAAGTCAGATGTTAGATGATGAATATAATTAAACCTAATATTTGTCAATTTCCTGTTTAATAGTTTGATTTCTTTATTTAGCTTCAATATATTTTTTGTATCAACATATTTATTTAAAGCAAGTTTGTTGGCTTCGTATTTTCTTGCAAGCTGCTTTTGCTTTCTTTTGATTCTTTTATTTATCTTTTTTACTTTTTGCGTCTTATTAATGCTATGATAAACAGAACCGTCTGAAACAACAGCCAACTCTTTAACACCAACGTCTACACCGATACTCTCATTTGAATGTTCAAATTCTTGATTCTCGATTTCATATCCAAATGATAAATACCAATATTTTCCATCAAAAGAACATACTGGATTAATATATGTATTGAGCTTTGGTATTTTTCTATCCGAATGATAAACTACTTCACCAATTTTGCACATTTGAACCTTACCATTTTTGAAATAAAGTCTATCATACCGAACATAAAAACTCTGTTTGCTATGCTTTTTTGATTTGAATTTTGGGAATTTTGTAATCTTATTAAAATAATTATTAATCGCAATATCTAAATTCGTAAAAGCCATAGCGGTAACATCACTCGAAACTTCCTTTATCCAGTCGAACTGTTTTTTATATTGATTAAATTCCTTTTTTAAACGATACTTATTATAAGTCTCATTATCTTTTTTAATCTGAATAAAACGTTCCAAACCCCAATTATACGCAAATCGTTTTGCACCACAAGATTTAATAAAAAGTTCTTCTTGTTCTTTTGTGGGTTTCAATCTAATTTTCATATGTTGTATCAAAATATTTTCCTCCTTTCTCAAAAAAGATTTCTAAATACTTATTCTCTTTTTGATAAGGAAGTTTTATGAATTTTATATTATTTATACGATTTCACATTGTTCGTTACACAATGCAGTTCTCATTATATGAACTTCTTTATGTTTCCATAAAGTGAAGACTATATCATCATCCATTTGGATGTCCCCCATTTCCACTTAACATTTAAAGTGTACGATAATAAGTATCTAGTCGTTGAACTTTACCTTTCGGTCTTAGCTGCTGATTGTCCGTTATAATGCGTTTAGGATTTAACCATGCGCTATCTATTCAATTTTTTCTACTTTCGTAACATTCACGTTTATACCATTTAAGATATTGCGTTGTAGTTTGAATAGTTTTGGGAGTTTCCAGCAATTAAAGGGATTTTCCATGCTTATTACTAAACATGGGTGGCAGTCAATTGTTTTCTAGCAAATGCTATTTGTAACAATTCGTCACCACCTATCATTACTGATGTGTGAAGAATAGAATCAACCTGTGGCTGTAACCACTCAATCGTCATTCCAAGTACAAGAATTCCTGCGACAAAATCCATATCAGAGGTTTCGTCTACTGAATTGTTCAGTTCAAAATTTATCTGTTGAATTTCATCATCGAGTGTGAGAGAAGAGAATAGTCTACGCACTCTTGGATTGGAGATTACGTTGTGTAATCGCTCTGTATATATTTCAAGCAAATCTGACTCATCAAGAGAGAGTTCTTTCATGTCTGAAATTCGTCCTCTTGTTCGTGAAAAAATTGTTTCGTATGGAAGCGTCATTGTTTGATGCCTCCTTTACTATAAAATAGAAGATAAGTCTGTACCGCAAACCTCGTCAATTACTTTGATTTTCTGCAATGAATCAAAAGTTCCTGCTTCCATCTCTGTAGCAACTTCTGCACTAACGGCTCTCTGTAAACCATTTGGAAGAGTAGGGAATACACGCTTGAAATCGTTAAGATTCATATCAATAAGCGTTTCTACATCTTCTGAATAAATCTTTTCGTAAAGTGCCTTTACATCTTTCCACTTAGAATCTTCTAATAATTCTTCATCTTCGATTACAAATAATGTCTCGAAAATAAATGGAGACTTCTTAGCTCTTAATCCAAGTAAATCCTGATATTCAACCTCTGTAATATCACCATAATCTTCCCATGTATAAACTTCTCCACTTTTCTTTCCGACATAAATAAGTTCTCCCTTGGTCATGGAACGACATGGAATTAAGTCATCAGATTTGTATTCCTTTACTTTTATTGGTTCAACAGTTTTTGTCGTTGCTTTTTCAGTAGCAGCCTTTACAGTCTTTTCCTCTGTATTAGTCTTTTTTGTATATGCCATTTCCTTTAATCTCCTTACATTAAAATAGGAGAGTGCATAATACACTCTCCGTAAAATCTACACAGAATACTAGGCAATGTTCTTGTAGAAACCGAACTTTCTCTGAAGTACAGTTGCTACACCCATCTTCTGCTGGTACTCGTATTCGATTGTCTTATCCATATTTGTATTACCATCAGATACTTCCTTAACCTGTGCCTCGCCCTCATCATAAATCTTGATGAATTTGTTGTCTGCAACAGGCATAACAAGAAGAACATCGTTTGCAACTAACTTCTTAGAAGTATCATTTGGAGCAAAGCTCTGAGGAATCTCTACCAGACGAATTCCTTCCCAAATACCAAGACGACCAGTTGTGTGTCTTTCCTCTTTCATAGAATCTGAAATCCACTGTGTATCAGCAAGGGCATTAAGCTTAGAAAGTGCAGTCTTAGTACCCATAATTACAGCCTCAACACCATTTGCTGTCTGTACGTCTTCAACAAGAGTGATAAGAGTATCCTTGTTTAATGTACCTGTCTTTGTGAACTGATTTGTAGGAAGAACTTTGTCGCCAGCAGCCATAACAGCGGCATAAACCATATCATTTACTTTCTTGTCGAAAGCTTCATAAATCTTATTGATGAATCCAGCCCAGTCTACCTTACCTGCCATAAACAGCTCGTACTCTGCATAAATTTTCACGCCATAGTAGCTTGTCTTAACAGAGAATGTGCTACCAGCACCAAGTCTCTGACGGAAGAGATTGTGGTGGTTTCCACTTAACTCAGATACAGTTAATACAGTCTCATCAGGAACATAGAACTCATTTGTATCACCTGTGTTCATAGACTTAATTTCTACAAACTCGTTGAAGAATGGATTATCTCCCCAACCAGAAACAAGTAAATTCTCAACTGTCTCTTCAATAACCTCGAAGACATCTACCTTATGTCTACGAATTGCCTTATGTAAATCCTTGCGAGAGCATCCCTCGTCTACACCAAGAATCTCGAACATAACTTCACGAATCTTGGCGTCTGCATCTTCCTTAGATACATCTTTCTGCTTTCCGCAAGCAGTATCAATCATTAACTGAGAAAACTCAGCATAATCCTTATCAGCAAACACTTCTCTAGTATCAGCGTTACTAAATGTTAATTTCTTCATTATTCTTTATCCTCCTTTCGATTACTCGCCAACTTTTACTTTCTTGTCAGCTACAGAAACTGTCTTGTCTACCTCTGGTGTTCCATCGAAACCTTCAGCAGAAAGTGTAAATACATCCCCTACGTAAAGCTCGTACACTCTGAGAACATCTCCTTTAGCATTGAAGAAATTAGACTCTTCCTGCATTTTTGTTGTGTACTCCTCATAAATAAGAGGTACGGAAAGAACTAATCCTTCACCGTCACCAATAGCAGTAACTTCTACTCTGAATCCACCATTGGCTGCTTTTTCAATAATCTTTCCTGCGAAAGTAACAGCGGTATCTTCCTCGTAAACCTCTGGTCTGAGGTACGCCCCTTTTTTAACAATAGTTCCGTTATCAATATCTGCTTTTGCTTCGATATTCCAGATATTTCCAATCTGAGTAGCCTTGAGCTTTGTAGACTCGCAAACTGCATGTTTTGTACTAAAATTCAAAAAACTTGTAGCCATTTTAATTTCCTCCTTAATATTTTTTGCAATAAAAAAGAACGTCTTATGACGCTCTTGAAAGTGTGTTTATATTCTGTTTTTACTTAAATAATGTTGAGTAAGCCTTTGTCTTACCTGTGTCTTTCTTCATACTAAATCTAATCTTTGAAGTAGATTTCTTATTAGAATCATTCATAGAAAATGTTCCAACAGAAGATACATAGTCAGCGAAAATAACCTTTGCCTCTTTTTCAAGATCAGCAAGAGAATAGTCATCCATATTTTTCTTTAACTCAGCAAAAGCCTCATTTTCTGCTAATACAGAGTATTTTTCATCAGATAACATAGTCTCACGTTCTGCATGAATTTTCTCAAACTCAACATCGTCATGATATTTCTGTAACTCGTTAAATTCCTCATTTGTGTGAGAATGTGAATTTTTATACTCTTCGTACTCAGCTTTTAAAGAATCAAGTTCTGACATCTCTACAGTCTCTTCAACGGTTTCTTCTACGGAAGCTTCAACAACTGTCTCGTCCTCCTGGACTTCTTCATTTTCAGATTCAGTATTTGTGTCTTCATTTACTTCTGCGTCAGGAGTTTCCTCAGTTGTATTCTCAACAACTTCCTCTGTGGACTCTTCATTTACTTCCTCAACAGTTTCAATTACTTCTTCTTTTTCGTTTTCCACAACTTCGTCCTCCTTTCCATCAGTGTTGTCTTTATTAAAATAAAAGGCTAATTCATTTTTGAGTTCACCCATTACTTTTGAAAATTCTTCCTTTTCAAGTGAATACTGAACAGGAATTACTTTTGACTCTACAAAACATGGTTCTGTATGCTCTGGACTTGTTTTGTCATCTGCCTTGCCTAAAAGACAAAGAGCAGAATATGTAAAATCTGTTAATTCTGTATAATTGCTATCTTCCTCATAAGGACGAAATTCTGACACATTGATTTCCATGCTCTGATTAAAATAAAAATCATCAGAATAAATAGCTTCCATTAACTCAGGATATCTACCAGTCCAAAGAACAACTTCGGCAGTAAGATACTCTGTTTCGATTTCATCTTCATATTCCTTTACAGTTTCAAAGTCAAACGAATCTGCTTTTACAACGCCATAAGGGACACAAGCACTTTTTAGATTCCAGTCATCATCAATATAGTAATCATGACCACCCATGTACTTTTCACCAGTTGGATTTCCGTCTTCATCTAATTTGTCGATTAAATGACCAACAACAGGTGCGTATGATAGGGTAGGTAAACATCTCTGAATATTTTCTTTACTCATATAAGAAAAATTTCTATTCTTCCCAATACCCTGCACATAACACTTACATAAGGTAAATTCATCATTGATTTTTTCGATAGGCGTAACTTTTGCCTTAAATTTTAGCGAAGTATGCTTTTTATCCATGTTTCCTCCTTTCTGAATTTTTGCAAAAATAAAAGTTGCCCCAAAGAGGACAACTAGAATGTAAGCATATTGCTATACTTGATTTTGTTTATATCAACACCTTCTGAAAATTTTAATGTTGTATTATTCAGAAATGTGTAGATGTTTTTATTACCTGTTTTCATTTCCTTGAAACCAGATTTGCGTAAAGCAGAAGCGGTGTCTTCGTCTGTTGTACAAATTAACTTTTTATCATTCATCCTTTTGCTCCTTATCCGTTACTCTGATCTCTCTTATCCTGCGAAGCCTCTCCATCATCTGTAATAGAATCAGCTCCTCCAATATCCTTAGTTTGACCGCCACCTTGATTGTCAGAAGACGACTGGGTATGACTCGACTGAAGTGGAACGAAAGAAGAAGTAATATCCAATGTATCATGCAATAAGAAATTCATACTCAATGTTTCCAATTCATTGAATCCATTTAAGTTGTTAATAACCAATGCATTTGGGATACCATACTGTGCTTCTTCAAGCAGTTCTTTCTTCAATGTACTCTTTGTGTATGGGGATGTTTCTAACATTTTAACCTTTGCTGGATTAGAAACTTGATAAGATAAAAATCTATTTAGATAAGCTTGTGTCTGAGGAAGAAGAGAAGATGTCGCATATTTCTCATCGAATTTAATCGCTCCTTGCCAAGCCGTAGTTCCTGAAATAGAACTTGAGTTGAGTAGCTGTGCGCCACCAGAGGTGTTAAATACTGTCTTTGTAGCATTTTCAATTTTATTAACATCTGTTGCTTGGTCATCACCGAATGTAAGTACATCTAATGGAATAGGTGTAATAGCAGCAGCTATATAATCAGGTAATGAATCAACGAATTTGTTATAATATTCTATAGCGGTATCTGGATCTACTAAAAATTGGTCTACGCCATCTTGGTCATTCGATAATGGGATAGTAGCAGTAACCAATTTATATATATTCGCTTCATCTGCGACAGCTTGAATATCTTCAAGGTCTGCAAGGTTAATAAGAGAATTAAATAAATTCATATATGGTGGAAGTGGAATTTCATAATCGTCTATGTTTACCTTGAAACATACACAGTATTCGTCTGGCATCTGTTGCCAACGATTTTCTGTTGAATTACTTTGATATTGACGATACATAGAGGTGAGTGGTTCACCAATCCATTCAACCATATCTTCATGTCTTGAATAATACGACATATCCATAACATAAGATAAGTCACCTGTCATATAAGCACCATTTACTTTTGCATAGTCTGGATCAACAGGTAATATAAAATATCCTGTATCGTCATAGAAAGCCATTCCAAAGAATACATCTTCTCGCCATGCGATTATATAGGCTTTGAGAAATTCAAGTGCTAAATTCATATTATTTAATACAGAGAGTGTATCATAATAACTTTTAAGCACCTTTGATTTATCTCCACCTTTGTTAATGTCGATGATTGGTATTACTGCACGAGCGTTTGTATCAATCATAGTGGCATTAAACCAAACCAACCTTCTGTAAACACTACTTCTATAATAAAGATACCTGCTCAGATTTCGTAAGTTTTTATACTGAGCTGGTGGATTCTTCATATATGTACGAAGTTTTGTTTTATCAAAAGTTGAATAAGTTCTTGTTGTAGATTTTGTTGGATCTACCAACTGCTTTAAGGCATTCTGTGCCTTTGCAAAATTCGATATGTTTTTTTCGTTTTTCTCATACCACTCTTTAATTTCTGCGGCAGTACGAGTAGGTGTGCTTGACACCTTATTTTTTGTTTGCGCCATATTTGATAGCACACCTCCTTTTTAATTGTATAGGCTAAATCGTTTTGATTGACGGATTGGAAGTTTGTTGATGAGATTGTTTGTATTTGTTGGTCGTTTCTTCTTGTAAGATAATTGCTGACAGATATGGTACGAGTAGAGAAGGGATGACACCCTGTCCTTTCGCATACCAGGTCTTTCCTTAACCTTGATATTTCCATTTTTGTTTTCGTGTTCAAGTTTTGCTAATTCTTCAATTAACATAGAAGTTTGCAGATATGGAAGTCTATACATTGCTTGTTCTTGAGCTGGCATTTTATTAAAACCTTTGATATGCTTCTTAATGAATTCCTCTGCATTATTTTCATTGATAAGTAAATTTATGTTTCCATTCATAAATGCTGAACGTAATGCTAAATACATATCGTTATTTGTACTAGCATTCGCTTTAATAACCCATAGAGCTTTTTGTGCATTTCTAACTTTACATCTAGCTTCAATATCAGAATTATTACAACATGAAATTGCAGGATAAGTTTGATTATACATAGGATCAAATCTATCAGTTAAACAATAATCCACGATAGCTTGTCCAACACCTGCACCATCTATACAAAGTTGAGTACACTTATATTGATAGAAAAATCTCATAACCAATAATCCTAAATCATCAACAGTTAATCCTTCTTTTGTTTCCAAATATGGAACATTACATATAAAATCTCCATTATCAGTAGGTAAGCAAGATAAAATAGTGAGAGCAGAAGCATCATTTGCATGTCTTCTTGAAGCCATAAGAGCAACGTCCACACCCAAAATTCTTTCTTCGCCTTTTGCTAAATCTGGAACTTTTATATTTTTATTTCGATATTCTTCTAATGGATAAAATGATTCATTTAATCTACGTCTTGCAGTTAAAGCACTATAACTAAACAATGCGTCATCTCCACAACCATAGAATAAACATTCCATTTCCATCATCCAACTTATATCACTAAAAGTACTTTCACTTACTTCGTCCATTACTTGTTCTTTTGAAAGTAGACCTTCTTTGATTGAAACTTCATAGGGCAATCCCACTATCCAATATTTTTTTGTATCATCTAAGAAAGCAGCGGTATAGGCTTGTGCTTGCTCGTATAATTCCGAATCTTGAAAGAAACAAGAAGTCATATATATTTCCTTATTTCTTTCAGCAGGATAATCTTTATATTCTGGTTTATCCATAAACTTCGGATGTCTTGGGGCTGTTAAAAACTTACGAAGTACAGTTTGTATAATACTTCTTTCAACCATTCTTGATTCATCAACAATCAGAACATTTGCTCTAGCACCTCTTCCAGAGTCTGATGCTGTTACGACTCGAATCCATGAATGGTTTTTAAAATAAATTGCTGCTTCATTTTGTCCTATATTACATCTTTCTATTTCTGTCGCAAGAATAGGATAGTTTTTCATAAAGTCATCTTGGATCTTAAGAAGGACTTCATTGCCCTGTTTTCTGGTATAACTACAAACGACTATCTTGCTATTCGGATAGCAGACTGCACGAAAACAGCAGTAGAGTGCAGTAAGCCAGCTCTTTCCTTGACCTCTTGCTGCACAATATAAAGCAAAATTATAATAATTAAACGCAAACATCAAAATTTTTTGAAATAGCTTTAAATTTACTCCAAGATATTCTTTTGCCCACCTATGGGGATTGGAGCGGAAGTAGGCAGCTTTTTTGGCAATCATCTTCATAAATTTTTGTTGTTTGTCTTCTTTAATTTGATTGTCTGTTTTTTTGGTCGAAGGCATTTTATTCAACCTCCTTACCAAAAAGGGCATCATATATATCTGAAGATTCACTATCTTCATCATATGTTGGCTTTGTTACTGTGTATTGAGCCATATAATCATCGTATTCTTTTGAATATGCATTTTTTAATCCCATCATTTTTGCTAAATGACCTTTAAAAAACACATTGATATATTTTTTGATTCCATCAACATCTTCAAATTCAGGATCTGGTTCAATACTATCCTCAGTTTCCCATTTCTCAATTAATTGACCAAACGTAAGCATGTCGGAAGATGAGTTTGAAACATTTTGGCGTGGTTGCAAGTTTGATGCTGCCATAGCGTCATTGAGTGACCTAACTAATTTATCCGTGTCTTTTCCAGCCATACGAGCCTTATAAATATCTAGTAATATCAAACAAATTTGTACTAAATATGTTTCCTGTGGTTTTGTATCAATTTGAACCCTTGACTTCCAATCATCATATTGGTCTTGTAAGTATAACAAATCTTCATTTGGCATATTTCCAAAAAGTCGAACAATTTCTTTTCGTGGTTTTTTATTTGTAGAAACAGTTTCTCCAGTTTCTTCGTCCAAAAATACAGAATCAGCAAACTTTAAATTTTTCCAATTTGGTAATGACTTGTACATTACAATAAATTGTTGAACAGCAGTGCTTCGGATCTTTTCACCTGTTTGTTCAGATAAAGATTGCATTTGATCTGTATAGACCTTTTCATCAAAATACCAATTTAACCTTCTAAACGTTTCAATTGTTTTACTTTTATTATCTGTACGAATACCAGTTTTTTTGTCAAAATCAGAACATTCATTTAATATGCATTCCTTGCAAGCATAATGTTCAATACCATCTGGACTTGTTGATGATGCGTAGAATGTTGCTGCGCTTTTCCATTGTCCACAATGACTACAATATATTAGCTCATTGTTCATAATACGCTGATAGAAACTTGCAAGCTTTTTGTATTCATTACGCAAATTCACAACTGTAATTTTCTTCAATTCAGCATCTGAAATTGGCTCTAAAACCTTAGCCATTGTTTCACCTTCTTTCCTTTTATTCCAACAAAAAAGAGAAGTCACTAAGCAGTTTTAGTAACTTCTCCTAAATTATTTTCATTATATTTCCAAATATAGCCTTTATATGTATCACATTTATATTCATTTCTACAAACCTTATTGATTGAGTAAATATTATTTCCATCATCTTGTAATTCTTTAGCAGACCATGTTTTAATAAAATTCATATCTTTATCGAATTGGTCTATATAATATAAACCACAACACTTTCTACAATGATGTAAATATTCACTTGTAAGATTGAATTCTTTATCATATTTATAAATCCATATATAATTACCATATATATTTCTTTCGTGCCTGCAACATCTTTTTATTCCTAAAATATTTTCATCACTATTTCTCAATTCTTCTTGTGACCATTCTTTTATTAAATTTCCAAACAAATCATATTGTAGAATTGGTATATCAAAATATCTATTATGTTCAAACATATATTGTTCTACGTCAAAATTTTCTATATTGTCATATTCATCTTTATAAAACCAGATATAACCACCTGCTTGATAACATACATGTCTACAACACTGTAAGATTGTTCTCGCACGAATATTATCAAATGTTCTCTGAACATGAGTAGCACTTCTCCATATTTTTATAAGATTTCCATTAAAATCAATTTGTACAACTTTATCTGGATTCTTTACTTTGGACATATAATCTTTTTGCTCTTGCGTTAGTGATATGCCACGACTTGAGCAATCACCACCAGTAGAAAGATTATAACCATTCTTAGGATTGGTTGAATCATATTTATCTATCCAATAAATCTCTCTATCGTTTAATTCATCTTGTGTGCATTCTTCCAATACAGAAAAATCGAAATTATCTTCTCCATATTTGTTCCATGCACCCTGTAAATGTCTGTTATAATGGTTATCTCTGTTTAATTCGCAACGGTGATTCCACCATCTGGTGCGAATGTCAATGCTTTGTCCAATATACACCTTATTGTTTATTTTGTTTGTGATAATATAAATACCACTTACACCTTCTGGTAATCCAGTTTCTTTTTTATTCTGTAAAGTTCCCATTTCATCATTTCTCCAATCCCTCCATATCAACAACAATAGAAGAGAAGAGTGACTGGATATGGAGTACAGTCATTCACGAAGATGATCAGTCCTCGTTATTCTTCTCTTAATTCCAACCACCTGCAATCGAAACAGTAACAATCCTCTCATAGTTAGCTATATATTTATTCTCTTTTTAAATTTCATCACAACACAAAAAGAAGCCATCTCTTGCGAAATGACTTCTCAAATTTCCAATATTAAATTTCCAATGAAAGTGCAATTTATTTAGAACGCCGTGTTAGGGATTTGAACCCCAAAGACTTTTACATCCAGACTGTTTTCAAGACAGCACCCTCGACCAATCGGACACACGGCATGAGCGTAGTATATAGGACTTGAACCTATGCACCGAATAAACGATGACCTCTGATTAGCAATCAGGTGCAATACCAACTCTGCCAATACTACATAACAAAAGAGCCACCTCACATGAAATGACTCTTTCTTCCCTTTTCCCACAACAAAAGCCACCTTACACTTTCACATGAGATGACTTCTCATATTAAATATCAATCAGTTGTCTTTGTGTATTCAACAAAGATATATCCATTCGTATCTGTTCTATCATTCAGCGTCATCACTGTGACTTTTGTTGCATTTGCAAAAATACTAATACTCACATCTTCTGTAGACGATTTCCATAAATAAGGTAATGGTAGAAAGTCACCACTTGCCTTCTTTGCAACACCACTAATATTTGTAATAAATTCAATATTGCTAATACCGTGAGGAATATCTTTTATGCTCGTATTGGGAAGAGTACCTAAATTTACAACTTTTCTATAAACAGGTTTACCATCAATCCAAACTTTATCCGTTACAACTTCATCCGTACTGTAAATATCTTTGGGTGTATCTGCATACTTATCACTAACTTTTAAAGCCTTGATAATATAATTTACACCTAACTGTTTACCGTGAGTACATCCACTACCACCTGTTCCAACTAAGAAACTTGGTTCGTTCCCAGAGGCTTCTGTTGATATAATCATTCCCACATGTTTTTCACGACTCGCACTGTTTGTTTTGATTATCAGTGGGAAATTTTTATTATTATCTGCATATACTAAAGTATTTACATTATCATCTTTAAACTGACCTAATGTATGTACATCATGATTTGTAATACTCTGCGTTGTGTTTTGCCCAATGCCGACTGGAACAGTTTCTCTTAAATCTGGTAACTTAAACTTGCTTGTATCAGCAGTTGTACCATAAGTATCACCAATCACTCCATATAAATCCGCATAAAGAGTCTTTGATACCTCTGAACCATCACACACTAAGAAACCAACAGGAGGGGTAGTAGAAGCATAAGATAAGATTGTACCAACGGGTACTGAATATACTGAATTATCTACGTCACACGCATAGGCTAATTTTTTAGTTCCTTGATATATTGCCATCTATTTCTCACTCCTTCCTTAAATTGTTCCCTGTATCATAAAGTGCATTTCATTCTGGACATCACTACCGTAGTTTTGGTCATAAGCCCATTGTGTTACAGTATTCTTTGTTGTCTTTTCAGTGCCAGCAGGAGTACCATATGTGATTTTAATAGTTGGTAATTCCTTAAATGGAAGAGGGTAGTTAATTGCTATAGTTTTTCCATCTGTACTTGCACGTTGAATTGCAAAAATAGTCATAGTATTACCATAGATTGTAAAATACATTGTACAATGCTTTTCGCCTTCCGATTCTTCAATATAAGTTTTTCCTTCATCAGAAACATACATTGCTTTATTATCTATATACTCACTTATTTTCTTAGCAGACCATGTTTTATTCGTAGCATCTGTCGCACTATCATCAATCAAAGCGCCTGCAATAGTATCTTCCTCATCAGTCACAACATAGGTAGTATCTACATCTTTCTCAGCCAGAGCATCATATTCTGCTTTAGTACCATGCCATAAATTACCGCTTGCAATCTGTTCACCATTATAAAGAACAGTGCCATCATCTGACTCTGTAAACTTATCAATTACAGCCTTATTGGTATGACTATGCTTGTCTGCAACAGCTTCGTCCCAATCGGTAACTTTCTCAGTGGTAATACCGTCAAGAACAGTCTTATTTGTAAAAATAGGAATTTCTGTATCTTCTGGTAAAGCACCAACTTCCGCTGCTGTGTAACTTGGCTTTGTGCTTGCTTTAGCCCAAGCAGGAACAGTCGGATCAGTCTCTGTATATTCTGTCAAATAATTTGCATCATTCGTAAAGGCACTGATTAAAGTTGGAACTGTTGGCAGTTCTGTCTTATCTGCTTTATCAGCCAACTTTGCATTTACTTCTGTTTTCTTATAGTAATCGGATAAATCTACCTGAGTAGAACCTAATTCAGCAAAAGCACCATTGATATACATATACTGCATATAGGCAGAAGTGTCGTCTTGCTTAATCAGATAGATTACACTTGTATCAATATCTTCTGTTGGAAGTTCATCGACAATCTGTGAAGTAAGTTTCTGAATACTTGAGATAAGACCATTTACTTCGGTCTTTGTATATGTATCAGCCTTGTTGTAATAATGAACAAGGTTATCTACTGTATTCTTAATATAATTCTCATCATTATTTAATTCAGAGACATTGACAGGAACAGTAGGAATAGCGTCTGCATTTGCTTTTGCAATAAGTGCAGTATCTACTTCGTCCTTTGTGTAGTAATTTTCTACATCAAGAGCAGAGCCGTCTTTTACTACGAAAGATTTTACACCGTCTTTATCTGTAAAAGATACCGTATGTCTTCCTGTAGCTTCGGTAATTGTAACAGTAGGAGAGAAGCCGTCTGTTCCTTTTAGATTTTCAAGCTGTTCCTCGGTGAAATCATCGTAAGTAAATGCTTCTCCATCCATTACATTGAATGAATTTGAACCGTTCTCATTTGTGACGGTTACTTTGTGACCACCTGTAATGTCGGTGATTGAGATAGTGGGAGAGTAGCCGTCATCGCCTTTTTCGCCATCAAAATAATCAACTCCCTTAACAGGTGTCTTACCTGCTACACCTGGCGTACCTTGTTTACCGTCAACGCCATTCATAACATCAAGAGTAGAAGTCTGTTTTGTGCCACTTGTGCCAGTCCATTCAAATATAACTCTATGACCACCATCAATCTCAGTGATTGATTTGATAGCAGCAGGAGCACCCTTGACTGCTCCAAGAGAATCGGCAGTTTCTCCAACATAATTCTTGGCAGCGGCTAATGTAATAAGATCCATGTTTTACACCTCCCACCACTTTTGATTTTCTTCGTCATAAATATATGATTTCTTACTATCCATTTCGTAATATGTTGAAGCGTTTCCAACGAAAACATCTTCAAATTTACCAATAGGCTTTTCATCTGTTGAAAGTCCATATAATTCAAGCCATACACGATTTGGTTTATCTGCATACTTGTTAATTGTAATCATTTTTTCATTCCTCCTTAATATTTTTATAGTCGCCCACATGAGCTAACACGCAGACGACCTTATATAAAAGGAAGTCTGTCTTAATTTTTTGCATAAAAATAAGACCTACGATTATGCGGTCTTTTCTAATAATTCATTAGTTCTAAATTTTACTTGATGCATTTTAGTCAACATATTCTTTCGTTCTGTAAATCCCATATCCATCAAAAGTAACACTTGATTCTGTTCTTCTAAGAACAGCAATTCTTCATTATGTTCTTTCTTCAAATAATCACGAATTAGGTCATTAGCTGCAACTCCATATTCAGATTTTAATTGCTGAGAAGTTTTACCAGAAACAATAACATTTAACATGTCTGCTTCAACTGCATATTCTGAACGACTTGCATGATGTCCCCATATGCGGTAACACCAAGCGTCAACTTCCGATGACATTTTCTTGTATTCAACTTTCTCAGGATCACGAGTAGCAAGCCATTCTTTATTTTTAATAACAATATCTTTTAAAATTCTAAAATATCTTCTGTACATACGAGATATTTCCTTTGTTACTTTGTTCGTTCTTGGCAAAGCACCAATATACATCGCAATATCTTCCGCTGTGTCTAATTTTAACATGCAAGATTTGGATATTCCCTTTGCTGATAACTGCGATTGGTTTAAACCAACTGCTTCATTTTCAGCAAATTTTTCGTAATCAATTAAATGAGTACGAGGGTTATTTTCCCATTTCTTTACAGTACAATAGAATATTTGGTAAGAATCTTCGCGTACATTTTCGGAATTGAAAATATTAGACCTTATCCAATTTGAGAATTTGTCTTTTGAACCAATCTGATTCCATAAATCAATTGCATTCACACTATATTCAGCAATATTATCATTATCAAATAATACAGGTAATTCTTTTTGACATTTTAATATTAACTGTATGTCCTCCTCTTTACATTCTAGTCTTTCCAATTCTTTTCTACTAAATTTTTGAACCATTTTTCAGTTCCTCCTTATTTTATTTTTTGTTTTTGCGCAACAAAAAAGTTATGCGCTTATTGCTAGATTCCTATCTTTTTGCCTTGACAATTAGTGGGGTATAAGGAGCTACCTCATACCCACTCATTGCTTTTGTATGCGCAAAAAGGTGGTTAGGATTCCACCAATAAGGACATAACTTTCGTCCTAATTTGTATTCAATTGTTAATATATTATTCTCTCAAAACCCAATGAAAGCCAAAATTCATGAGTCATTGATAAAAGCGAGAGAGTGGTGATGAGCCACCCACATCTTATACTCACGTGCACACAAATATAAAACTTTAGCCATCAGGGTTTCTCGCATAGTAGGGTGGAAGAGTACCACCCATTATATTAAGGGGTCACAGAAGCGAATAATGCGTCAATCTCATCATTAGTAATTGCAGTAAATGTATCCGACTCTAAAGCATCAACACGGGTTTTTAAACTATCAACACCTGCTTGTGCGTCTGTACCAGCCTTTTTTGCGTCTGCAATAGCCTTGGTAGTTGCACCACCAGTACCAAGAGAAGCTTTATTAGCAGCCACATCAGTCTTTAAATCTGTTAAATCTGATTCCTGAATTGCAGTATCGGCTTTACCTAAAGAAGTCTGAACTTCTTTAGAAAGTTTAGTCTTTGTAACATTACCGTCCGCAATTTTAGCAGTTACAACCGCATTAGCAGCTAATTCTGTGGCGGTTACAGAACCAGCAACAATAGTAGCAGAAATTTCTCTTGTAGAAGAATCAATTGCAAGCTGAATCTGTGTAGCACTAGCCTTTGCTGTATAAATATCTACCAGTGTACCAATATTAATATACACCTTATCATTTGTTGCATTAGCAAGTGTTAATACTAAATAAGTACCTTTAGATTGACCAGCAGGATCTTTTTCAACCGTACCACTAGATACAACCATATCTTTTGGAATATCAATTACACCAAGTCTTGCATTACCCTGTGTGAATGTGTAAGATTTTGCATATCCTTCGGTAGTAGTCTCTGTAGAAATCTTAACAACAGAGCCTGTACCACCTGCTTCGATAGATGCCGCAACTTCATTTAAAGCAACAACTAAATTTTCTTTATTGGTTGTTGGTAAATCGTCAAGTGTGCCAATTTTACTTTCTACAGATTCTTTTGCTTCCTGAATTGCTTCCTTTGCACTGGCAAGGGTAGCAGCATCGTCAGTAACGATTTTAGCTTTAATTTGTTTGTCGTATTCTTTTAATCCAGTAAGATCTAAATATGTAGCTTTTGCCATTTTTTTATTTCCTTTCTTTTTATGTGAATAAATTGTTTATTTCTTCAATGGGTATAGTTGGCATAGATTCCTTATTTATTTCTTCTATTTTTGTATTTACCTCTTCAAATCTATCATCTACACTACCATTAATTTCTGTAATTTTTGTTTCAATTGACTCGTTTAATTCTTTTTTTATATCGTTATCATTCTGAATTAACTCATCTTTAATTTTTTTGTCATTTTTAAGAAGCATTACGGTAAGCTCAGATACCTTGTCGTCTGTTACAATTTTCATCAGCCACCGTCCTTTCCAAACACATCATTGTAAGCTTTTTCGTAAATATTTATAATATCTTCTGATGTGGTTATCTGATATTGTGAATCTTTATCAACTTTAACTGTTACATCATATGTAATGTCAACCACAACACGTAAATTTTCGTGACCAACCTTTTTATCCAATTCTTCCATTACTTTATTTAGTTCTTCTACATCTGTTGTTGAAAACTCCACCTCTTGAGAGGGGTCATCAGTGACTTTGTAAAATTCATAAAAAACTTTTTTGAATGTAGAAGTATATTTAATGAGAATTTTATATTTCAACTCCACATGTCCTCCCTTCTTATATTTTTATTTTCCTTTTACTCATTTGTTGAAATTGCGGAAGAAGGATTCGAACCTCCGATTTTCAGCTCATGAGGCTGATGAGATGACCAGACTTCTCTATTCCGCTATGATAATAGGAGAGTAATAACCTCTCCTTATTATGTAGAATGATAAGATCTACTGCCGGGCGATTATCAGCCGACCGACAAAAGAGAATGTTGAAAATTCTCTGAAATGTAATATTATCCAGTAGCTACGCCACATCGGAATCGAACCGAAATCTTCTCCTATATGAGACGCATGTTCCAATCATGCTGATGACCTGGATAATGTGTTATTCTCTCATTCCTAACTCGTGTGTCTTACACGTCAAATGCATGATATGTATATGAGAGTAACCGTTCCCTAATTCACTCCCATCTCTAAAAATCAGTAACGATGATATTAGGAGAAACATCGAAACTTGCAGAACTCAATGGGAAGTTCTCAATCTTTCCCTCAGAAAAAATAGGTCTTATAATGCTACATGAATAGCAAATGCCAAGATGTGTGTTTGATTGATTTTCTCATATTTCAATTGAAACCGTGACGCTGTATCAATCCAATAACGGTTCACTATATTGTGATTCTTATTGACTAACAGGATTACTTTACGTTTGCTGCAATCAGACGTATATATTTAATTAAGTACTTCAATCCATAGGCTTCGCAAGTTTCTATGGGGAACAGTATACTCTTTCATATCTCGCAAGATATTACTTACTGGTCGACACGTCTGTTGACAATTATATATTCTCTGTTTAAGAATGATTTGGTTAATCTCTTAGAATACTCTCTTTAACGTATCATCCACGAGATCAATACTTGCGACAATCTACTTTACCAAAAAGCTGATTATCTTCGCAGAGTTCCGATACCTTCTTATAAGCTCCTGGTATCACAAGGCATCAGATATGCAACTAAAACTCACTTCTGAATACATATCCTCTCCAACTTATTTCATACTCAAGGTTGATGCCCTATTTTGTGCTATCTCCCATATAGAACGGTAGGCTTGGGTCTCCTTGTATTTTATTCTCTGTTCGAGAATGTTTTCTGTAAAACTCTACCAACGAATTGATAGAGCACCCCTACTCTTGTAAAAGTGTAGGCAGCTTATATTCTGAATTGTCCAATTAAGGATTCGTTCTATATATTTATTCTCTGTTTTGGAATATTTTGACATGAATTGTCGTGATATGATATAATGGCAATAAGGCACTACTAAGTACGGTAGGCGGTTGTCCTCTCATGGGAGTACAAGCCCATTTCTACATAGAAACCTTTCGAGGAATCTTGCGAAAGGAGGACATTCTTTATGGTAAGTTTTTCAGATTTATTTACTTATACACTAGTTATAATTGCCATTATTACTCTTGTTAGTAATAGAAAAGAAAAATAGCCGCCCCGTCCTAGGAAAACGAGCGACTAGATTTCTTTAGTCTTTTTAGTATTTCGGACAACCGTTGCTGTTATACGGTAGTGTCTTTTTATCTTTAATTCCTTTGTATTGTAACACATATTGAGAGAGGGTGCAAGTGGGAATTAGGTTGGTGTTAGACGAAGGCTTCATCGGCATCTTCAGTGTCCTCACGAATGACATACATCTGAGTGGTTTCGGAAGATTATTTGCTCTCAGATTCATTTTTCTCTTTTAAAGCATTAATTTTTTCCATAACTTCTGCCTTAGTTTTAGGCTTGCAATAAAAGGAACGAGTTGTTTCTGTCGATTTGTGATTGGCAAGCTCGGCTGCTAATGCTAAATCGCCAGTTTCTTCATAAACCAAATTTAGACGGGATTTTCGTTGGCAATGCGGACGATAATCAGAAATTTGAATGATTTCACCATATTTTCTCATTCTGTCTCTGATAGCACTATCACCCATAGGTTTATATTTCCCTTTATATTTTGTAATCAACAACGAATCACATTCTAAATGGTCATAATCATTCTTACGCATCTCAAGCCACTCTTGGATGAGTTCTTTTGCAACACTCCCAAAAACAACCTGCGTATGGTAACCCTCTTTTTCCCTTATGTCAACGAACATATTATGTTCCAAGTCAAGCTTAGATAATTGTAGTTTTAACAACGCACCAATTCTATTTGCGGAGTCAAAACTTACTTCAAATAAAATCTGGTCTTGAATTGAATACTTATCATTTTCAGATAACTCTCTGCGGATTGTTTGAACTTGTTCTTCTGTAAGAAAATAAGAATTCAAAATATGTTCCTCATTAGCTTTCTTCATTCTATCAAGTTTCCCATCAAAAGGATGGTATTTAACAAAACCACGTTTCATAGACCAAATATAGAATGAACTAACAGCAGAGATTTTCATGTTGATAATCTTTTTATGATTCAGAAGTGTTTCCTGACAGAACATAATATAGTTCTCCATAATATCAACGGCATTCTCCATAAACTCATCTGAATACAAATCTAAATCTCCATAATTTTCACCTAACCACATAAGAAAATGACGAAATAATCCTTCATATCTTTTATATGTAGTATCTTTAACGTCCTGATTTTTAATAATATTTGATTGGAGATATTTTTTATATTTTTTCAAGTTATCAGGATTTATAAATTTTTCCTTATCTTTAGTAAAATATTTTACCCTTGTTACATGTGCCACTAAATCACTTCCTTTCATAACAAAAAGAAGTAGAATAGTGATAACTAAGCTACTTCTTTGATAAAATCTAATAAAATTGTTTCGGTATTTTTAAATTCCCAATATGGAATTTCTAATAATGGTATGTTATTATTTTTACAATATGTACGTTTAGTATTGTCACTAAGCTGATTCCTTTTAAATAGGTTATTAGCCCATTCAATGCCCTTACCTGCAAAGTCAATTGGTTCATAGTGCTGTATTCCTTGATATTCACACAAACCAATGAGATTATTATTGTTAAATATTGCAAAGTCAAACGGTAATGGTAATTGCATCCTACAATCATCAAAACAATATTGCGTTTGATATTGAATATTATTTTTGTCTAAAATATTTTCAATATATTTTTCACCTTTTGAAGCAGAACAATGAGGACAACAGTTTCCATTTTTATGTTATTAAAATTGGATTCCCATGATTTACCACAAATATCACACTTAAATAGGCTCAATTCTCTTATATTTCCACAATATTCAATACATTGAAATGTCTTATCGTTTTCTCTCAACCAATTATTTACTTCTTCTATATCTGAGATTTTCTTAACTCCTGCACATACTGGACATCCTTTTCCTGATTTAATATTACTTACTTTTCCATTCCATTCAAATCCGTCAATCATACATCTAAATCTGGAATTACTACTTGCCGATTTACCATCGTAATAAATACATTTAATTTTACGATTATGTTTACTAAGCCAATTATTAACTTCATCAATCCCGCTTATTTTAGTAGACCTACCACACATAGGACATCCAATTGACTTAGAATGAGTAAGTGCATCCAATGTTGATTCCCATTCATATTTATCTTTATTACAACGAAAAATGCTTTTTGCTTTAAAATTTCCACCATATTTAACACAAATTAAACCGTTAAGGTTCATTTGTTTTAAATATTCTGTACATTCTTCTGCATTTTTAAATCTGTTATTTCTATTGTTTCCCATAATTTTTACCTTTACCCTTTCACCTTACCCAATACCAATAAAAATAGAATGGGAGAGAGGGGTAAGGTAATAAACTCTACTCAAATCGGTTTGCAACTCCGATTTGTCCCATTCCATAAATCCCACAACCAGCTATGACACCAATCATGAGCGCATATATTTATTCTCTGTTTCCAATACAGAAACAGCAAAAATGGACAACCGAGGAATCGAACCCCGACTAAGAACCATCTCGCCCCATACAAAAAGAGTGTGCAGTTCACACCACACACTCTTACAAGACATATTTTTCTTTTTAACCCTTAAATTGACCTTAAAACGCCAAATATGTCACCAATAACATAAAATTAAATTATTAACATAAAATATGTTACAATTAACAAATTATGTTAATATCTCCAAAGATCTACCAATAAAGGATGCAGATATCTATTTGTGTTATATGTAAAACGAGGCTTTACAACATCTGGAAAACTAAATAAATATTCCCAATAATTATCATCATTAAAATGTTCATTCCAATCTTCATCAAACTTTTTTACAGCTCGATCATACTCATCCTTAGATACCTTTTTACCATTAATTTTGTAAGTCACTTTAGTATCTTCAATAGACTCGTCTTCATCGTAGTCATCACATTCATCCGTAACATCTTCAGAATCATCTAACTCAGCAATATTAAACTCGTTCATAATACAACTAGAATCTTTATTCTGCTTAATAAAAGCTGAATCCACATCACCGTGCACAAACACAATATCTGTATCATCTACATAAATATACTTACCATCATCGAATTTAGCTGCTTGTACCCATATGCTCATATCAGAATCAATAGTAAGCACAAAAGCATCGTTATAACCATCCCAGTAAGGATGATTTAGGTCATTACAAGACACTAACTTATAATTTGTATTTTTAAGAAGAGAATTAAGAATCTCAATCATCGCATCATATTTAGCAACAACTAAAATCTTTGAATAATCCTTTTCTTTTTCGTAAATAAACAATTTTTCGTAAGTGTCATCTAAATACTCAATAAAATCATAAGTATCCTCAAAATTGAAAGTCTTCAATATTTGTCACCACCTTAATTTAAGCAAGTGTCTTTACCGACTTACTAATAGAGAACTTGATTTCGTCATGTTCAGGTACATACCAAGCCTTACCACCTGCGAGTGCAGCAACACCAGACTTCTCTGCTACATGTTTTGCTGAAAAACTACCAACGCCAGGAAGAGGAATCTTTTCCGTCTTATTATCTGTAAGATTATCAAATACACACTCTGCAAAAGCTCTAAGGATCGCTTCTGTTTCCTTCTTCGTAATCTTATACTTTGCTTCCTCCAAATCAGCGTTCATAATGTCTGTAGCTCTCTCTGAAACTTCCTTAATCATAAAATCCTTTGTCATTTTTTTAAACTCCTTTTCTTTCCTTAATATTTTTATACTATACCTTTTGGCAATATTTTATATTTTTGCCGAAATATAATAGAAGAGGGTAGCGGCTACGATGAGTCCATTCCCTCATATGTGGCTTCGTCAGCCAAATTAACCATAGGTTGTTTCCATTTATTTAACGCCAGTCGGATTCTGGTCTGTTAATTTAAAATAAATTTATAAGTCTCTATATGTCCATACTTTTTATCATATCCGTATATACAACAAGAAGGTTTTGCACCTTTCATAAGTTTTTCACTATATGGACAACTACCAATAAAACTTGGACATATAATTACTTCACAATCTGTATCCGACATTTCACCTACTGTGCCAATTTTGGCTGCATGGTAATGTGCTAAAAATACAGTAGTATAAAATGTTTTTTTATGATATGTAAGATCCTTTAATGCATTATCAATATTGTTGATCGTATGACCATGCATTGCAATTGTCTTAAAATCAAAAATAGGGATTTCAATATATTCATATCCAAAGTTCATATGCGGAGTAATTCGAGGATTATTTGCCAATACATCTTTAATATAGTTGCAAATAATATATTCAACATCCTCAGATGCAATTTCACTTGCTTTTGTTCCAAGTGGACGTATCTGAGAATGATTAGATGTAGGGCAGTGATAATAGTCAATAAAACAATATTCAGATAAGTCATTCAAAAATCTTGCAATAGTTTTTGCAACAAATACAGTAGCTTCTACAACAGAAGATTCATTTAACTGTAAATCACTTAATCTGAGGATTCCTTGGATATCATCACCCATACATAGAATTTTTAAATTAGAGATGTTTTTATCTAAAACAAAATGCACAACATCATCGTAAAGTTTTTCAAATCTCTTTGTGACTTCTTCAAGAGAATACTTATTCGTTTCAGTTGTAAAATTTGCACCTGCATGAATATCTGCAATAGATAAAATATATTCATTTTTCTGATTTAAAGTATCAACATATCTAAATTTTGGAACTTCATATAAAGATACTTCATTTGCCACATTCTCATAGAATAATTCAAATCTACTCTGTTGTCTTACTTGACGTGAATACTCTGTTTTTGTGGCATATAATTTATTTCGTTCTTTCTGTAGTTCTCTTTTTTGAAACTGCAACTCTTTAAAATATGAATCGTCTTTATTATCAAAATTATCCAGACTATTTTTCCACTTATAATATTCTGACACAAAAGCAGAACCTATAAGTGGCGGTTGTGAACCTTTACGAATAGTATCAGGATTAAACTCAAGTCCATATCTAGTACAAATTTCTGACCAATCATCATCCGAAATATGTTGCACCTTATTAGAACAATCCTGTAAAAGTTGTTCATATTTCTCCTGATCTAATCCGTATTTTGCTAATTCTTCTTCAAAATTAAACAATCAGTCACCAACTCTCTACTCTATTTCTGTAGGCTCATCAAGTTCTTCCTCGTCCTTAACCTTCACATTTATTTCGATAGGCGCACCATTAAAACCTGATAGGAGAGTAGATAACTTTTTCTCTTCTCCGTCTACATCAATCGTTAAATTGTCGCTATCTAAAATTCCTGCGACCTTCATTGCAGTCGTAACCGTCTTTTTATACGCAAAATTTGCCAATTCCTTTTCCTCCATAACATTAAAAATTCCTACCAGACTTATATCTACTAGGATTACAATAATTGTCTTTTTTACCTTTTTTGTTTTCGAGTATCCAATATTTCCTGAATTTTATTACGATACCTCTTATCATCACTTAATCTATACATGCTAATGAGAGTATAATTACGTGAATTTAATGGAATTTTATCATTACACACATTATGAATTACTGTTTTTGCTAATTGTTTACTCTTCATATGCGTATGATAATCGCCATCAATATCAGTACGTGTCACTCGAAATGTTCCATCTTGAATTCTTTCAATTTTGAAATCTTGTTCATTCATAGGCAGAACCTACTTATAATAACTTTTCAATTTCATTCTTAGAAATTTGTTTGATAATTTTCACATCCTTTGCCTTATTTCCTGCTGAACAGCAGAAGAGTAGCTGGCTAGATAGGACTTGAACCTACAACCTTTTCCTTAACGGGGAATTGCTCTACCATTGAGCTACTAACCAAAATTAGAAAAATCCGATGATCATACAATCAGAAAGAAAGCACAACCATCGGCACATAGAAAGAGAGGTATTGAAATAATCGAAATAATGAATATATAATTATAGCAACTGCACCCCTTCGGGCTACTTCTAATAGACGCACTAATATTCAGTCAATACAAACACAAGTCTGAGCATACACACCGTCGTATATATACTTCTTGTGCTATGGGAAACACCCAACATAGTGCATACGGAATTGGTTATCCGCAAGCCTCGTCCATCATTCAGAATCGTTAATATCTTGTAATTTTATATGTACTTAGAATATACATCCTATTATGACTACCTTGGACTACTACTTCCTGCAACTCATCTTATTGTGCGAATTTCTTCACACTCACGGCAGAACTGACTTATTTGGTATTCCCTTACTTACCTCCTATAAGTTACCAGCTCATAGGCATCAGGGTTCAGCATTACAGTGCAACTCTCTATTACGTCAGCGATGAGAACAGAACCTTTTATTACGTTTATTATCAGTACACATGCTTGTCTTTAGTGGTTTCCACAGTATTCTAATATATCTCACGACATTTCGAAGCACACCATTATAAAGTATCCCATATAATAATATACCGACATCCACATGCTCTCAGCACGGTGATTAAACCGATCTTCACTGAGTTCCAATAACTATAATTATGTATTCATTATTCAATTGTATTTTTTGAAACATAGCCACATACAAAGCCTGTGGCTAGGCTATAAAAATATGTCAAAACATGTTCCCATATTTATATTCCGCATTGGATACAAGCGGCATAGGTACTTGCGAAAATTCACTTCCCCTATCATTTATGGACTTAACTAACGATTAAAAAAACACGTATTTAAGCCATTTTTTGAACCTAAATTTTAATCAGGGGGGGTCGAAAAATTATCTTTGAAGCAATTTAAGAAAGATTTTTTACTGACTTGATACAAGATTTTCATCAATAATGGTCTATTTTTTGATGTTTTTGATTTAATTCTTGTTGTATTTTCAACTAATTTTGGCGTAATCTTAAAAGCACGATTTATAATCCACGACATTAATCCTGAATAATTTTTCGAAATATATGTCTTGCCAATATCATTAATTAAATCTTCAAAATCACTTCTTAACAATAAATGGTGAGAATAATCATAGATATTATCATTAGATTGCGCTTCGCACATACATAGTGAATAATTACTAATTAATTCTTCAACTTTTTTACATTGTTTTTTGTCTTTTTCAAGTGGATGGGAAATGAAAAATTCTGACATTGGAAGTGTAGAAGTCTTATCTCGATATTTAGAAATATTTAAACTGTAAAGGTAATTCATTGGACATGTAAGCCTAGCATTTATATTGCTTTTGTTTGTATTTTTCTTTAAGAGTTTCCAAAAAACAGGATATTTATTTTTTGCTATATTCATATTGTCCTTAATATTTTTTATCTCAACCGTAACATCTGTGTCAAATCTACGCTTACTACTATCTATAGCAACTTGTGCAAGTACAGATAAAATAGATACATAATCATCATATTTTGTCTCTTCTGGAAAAGAACTAGCATATGTCTGGGCAATCTGGGCAAGATTACTTGATTCTCCGATATCTGTCTGACTTTTCGAAAGAAGATTATCAACTAAAGCATAAGCATCCATAGTATTGTTATAATGATTCGATTCTTTTGGAATATTATTAACTATAGTCGGATAATTAATATAACATTGTCTTGCGTGTTCAACTATATCAATTTGGTTCGTTGTATAGCCAAAATCTGAGTCCATATCCATACCATTAGCTCTATCTTGAGCATCTGTTCCAATCATATTTATTGCAATTATGTTATTGCTAAAATTAAAATATCTTTCCAATTTATCATCATAATGATTATGTAAATACAGCAAGTTGTTCTTACTGTTAAATGGACTTCTAAAGAACGCAAGATATTCATTATCATCAAATCTACTTGTATAACATTGGATTGTTCCGTCTTCGTGATAAAATGTGGTATCATCATCTACTGACTTATCATCACCAGTTGCAGCATATAATAACATTGCATAAGGAGATCCAACAACAGTCAAATTATCTGCATTCTGAATTATTTTTCCTGATTTCAAATTTAATACATAAGTTTCAATGATTTTCTTTTTTCTCTCTCGAAAATATGAACTTCGATAAAATTCTTTATTATGTTCACACAATGCAATCAATACTTCAAAATCATTAGAAAAATTTGAATTCTTCTTTAAGTATTCAAGAAAGAAATCGTTATCTGTTTTTAATCTCTCTACATATTCAACGCTTTCTTTTACAACATTTTTCATTATTTCTTCATCAAGAGAATTAACCATTTGGTAACTCATTTTTTGTACATTGCCTAGTTTGCTTTCATGAGCTGTTTTTACTATGCCAAACTGACAATCATTTGCTTCTACCCAATCACACCAATATTCATAAGGGATTGAAAATTTATTCCATTTTATTGCATTATCAGTTGTAATAAGTTCAATGTCTTTTACATAATGTTCATTTCCCCACATATCTTTAACAACAACAGAAGAGTAGTTGTCTCCAAAGTAATCTTTGAAAAACTGTTGTATATTTGTGTTGAAAGCAGCCATTTTTGTAAAATGGTGTCTTAATAATATATATCCATTACCCCATTCAGGAAAGATACTGCTATCAATCAATGCTTGTCCATCAAATAACGTGTTTTTTAATTGATAATTATTAATATGTTTTGCAATACAATGTTTGTCTTTGTCTGTTTCGATACTAATAATATTTGTCTTAAAAAATCTATCTACATCCTTCAATACTAAAATATTACGTGGGTTTATTCTAACTTTTCCAACAATACCACTCGATATAAGTGGAGCATAGGCACTAAGTTCTACGATTGGTGCATTCTGTTCAGGAATTTTAATACCCATGTGAAGAAAATTAATTGCTTTATCATACAGTTTATCAATAACGAACATACATGATCCTTTTTTTGCCTTGCCTGTGCTTCGGTAAAGCATTTTGTAATGTAATATTTCTCTTTTTTTTATTTCACCATTATGTTTTCTAAAAATGTACTCGACATTAACGCCCTCGTTATAAAATTTTGTGCGCAATTCTTCTTTAGTTAATCCACGATATTTAAGTTTATTCTTTTTTGCTATTTCTAATAGTTCAGATATTTTATTGCATTTATTTCTAGCTCTTTGAACTGCATAAGAGTCTCTTTTTGACAATGCTATTATATATTCTTTTCTTGCACCTAAAGCAACTTTGTATAAATGATCAAGTTCCTGTCTATATGTGCGAGATCCATAATTAAATTCTAAGCAAATTATATCTCTTGTAGATTTATCTTTCCATGTAGATAATCCATTATTTTCTAAGTAGTCTTTAAATAAACTATTGACAAACATAGCATCTTTATATTCATAATGATCTCTAACACCAATATTATATTCAAATAATGTACTTGCTTCTATATTCTTAATTTTTAAACCATAATTACCTATTGCAAGCACCTCTATTCTCTCGTAAGTAATTCATATAAATCTTCAGTAGTTTGAAGCACTATTTCGTTATGATTTTCATCAAAAATAGTTCCTTCCTTCCATTTTTTACCAAAATCAAGTTCAAAACAGAAATAACTAATCCATTCGTTCTTGTCTTTTTCACCCATAAATGTATGTAATAAGTCAATCACAGTAGCAGTACAATCTGGTTGAAAAATATATCCATCAACACCACTTTTCCTAAAATAATTATTTAAACCTTCTTGATATCTCCATGTGTTACACACGGATTCAATTGCATTAACAAAACTTTCCTTACTAATCATTCAATAACTCCTTTATAATTTTATTACGAAACTTCCCTTCGTATATTTTCATATGCGAACCCATCATTCGTCGTGTAATAAATATGTCTTATTCCGAGATCCTTAATTGCAGCCATACAACTAGGGCATGGGCGAGACATTCCATATTCCTGATCACAACGGCTTCTATATACATATAATTTGACCTTGGAAAAATTTATATCCAGATGTCGGATAGAATTAAGACAATTAATTTCCGCATGAAGTTTTGCAACGAAGCATCCTATATTATTATTCTCTCTGTATTGATTATAATATTGCTGAATTGGATGCGTTTTGTTAGTGTTATAACCAACCGCAATTACATGACCTTGATATACTGCAATGCATCCAATATGAGTCTTGTGAAAATCAGAGCAAGTTGATACATTCTTTGCTTTTGCAAAGTAATATTCATCAGTTCTCGTCATAGTATTCCACCATTGCACGATTGCTTTCGACAGCATCATTGCCCATATCAAAACAATCATAAGTATACTGATAAAGATTCATATATTTATCTAATCGTCCATTGTTATACAGTTTTTCAACCATCTTACAAACATCAGTCTTAATAGTCTTCTTTGTACTCTCAATATACTGTGTTCCGATTTCCTGCATATCAATCTTAAATCTGTCATCGATCGTATCCCAATGCAACCACATTGATACCTTATATTGATCTAATTCCTGTTCATGAATATATGTACATACAACATCATATTTGCTATTTGGTAGTGGAATAGTAATAGTGTAACCTTCATTCTTATAATTAAGCATTCTTCATTCTCCTTTCTCTTGCCTCTGTATTTTCTTTACATCTTGCGTCAAATTTCCAATCTGAGATAACATTTTCAACAATGTGACCGTTTGCGTGATCTGTGTCTAAATCGTATTCGGTAATATATCCTCCATATGTGTTATGGTTTGTTTTTGTAATATTCTGCATAATATAATTCATGTAATTGTTCATATAGTAATTTTTGTTCTCCTTTTTGTTTGTTAAAATTTTTATTCATAATTTTCAGCTCCTTTGAGTGCTGCGTTGATGGATACATATGTATATTCTCTTTTTTTCTATGATTTATTACCATTTTTTATTTCTCCAAATGAGTTAACATTATAGACTTCTAGCATCTTAGCTATAGCCCATTCAATTTCTTGTTCATAGCCTTCTTTATTAAGAACATATATATTTGGAACATTTTGTGGTGGCTTTTTTGGATCTGGCTGAACGCTGCCAACCTCTTTCTTAATTAAAAGTGGTTCTTTATCACCAATAGAAGAGGTGAGATACTGAATATGTTAAAAATTTGAAAATTGTCTAAAACACTCCCCTTTGTTTTTATACACATATGTCAAATAACCATTATTTTGTAATTCTGTAACACGTTTTCTGAATTCTTCAATATTTATAATTCCATGTTTATTCTGAGAATGAAATTGATAAAAATGCTCCATATTAATTTTTTCTCCAATCTGCAAATAATATTTTTGTGGTTCTTTCCAATATTCTTCAACTGGAATATATTTTGGGCTTATAAATATTTGCTCAACATCAAATGTTTCTGTACCAACTCGATTTACTGAATATTTTGGAGATTGTTTTGGAAGTGTAAAGGATGGTTTGTCTAAACAACGACAGTCAGAATTGTATTTTGGATCATATTGTGCAATATAATATAATTCATATATATTTGTATCAGCTTGTGTTTTCATCGGATATAACTCTATTTTTGAAAAGTTACCATTTGTTCTTTCTCTCGCAGACTCACAAGCACGATCAAGAAGATGAAGATTACTTTTACCAATATAAACGAGCTGACCATTATCATCATAGATAAAATAACATCCAAAATTTTCTTCTTTAGAAATTGTTGGTTTATCATAAAATGTAATATTCCATCTTGCCATTTTATAAGTACCTTCCAATATCTTAAAATGATGTGGATAATAAATATCATCTTGTTTAGGCTTTTGAAGTAAATACTGCGAATTATATGATATACTCAATCCAAATGATTCAAACACCTCATCAAAAGAAATAATTGATGGATTATTTGTAAATTTTGCAATATTTTCATTGCCTTTATTAGAGATAGAAGATAAATCTTGATATTTCCCATTTTGTGATAATGTAATCCAATTATAATAATTGTTTGATAAATCAAGAATATTTTTTGTATCTTTTGGAAGATTCTCTATGTATGTAAATATTTTTGATAAGTCTTTAATACTATCAATACAATCTTCAGAAATATCAATATTATTATTCTTAAATATTTTTAATAGATAATTGGCTAAATGCCTTCCACTTGTAAAATGCATTTTATTCTCCTTTCATTTTTGTTAGATATCTTATTTCGCCAGGTACATCCTTCTTGTTATATATTCTCTTTCCATATATTCTTTCTAACTCGATTAGAACAGCATCACCTTCTAATTCACTTGGATCAAGAGCATATACATTTCTCGTGGGAACAAATATACCTTCTTCTTTCTTATTCTCCACAAACATATCTCTTCTTATATAAATCAATTTACAAGATTCTAATATAGATAAACCATTTTCCACAGTTGGAATAGAAGTATCTAATCCTTTTGCAATTTGTGATTTGGATGGAAATGAGATTTTAGCAGGCGCAATATCTCCTGGGTAGTCCATAATATATTGCTTTATATAGAGATAAATCCCAAAAAGAATTGATTTATTAATCTTAGATGATATAGAACAGATTTTTTCATATTCAGAAATGGTTATCTGTACAAAATTATCTTCTGTAAAAAAGATATTATTTTCATTAGATAGCTGTAAGTAAAATAAATCATTTGGCTTAACTACAAATATATCTACATTACAACTTGCATATCCTTTATTAATAATTTCTGTTTTAATGATTTCTCGAAAATCAGAATATATGGATTTATTATTTGTTTTTATAGAATATCCAATTTCCTGTAACAAATCATTAAGTGTGAGAGTAACTTGTCCAAAAGTTTGTACATGCTTTCTTAGATACAATATGATGAGATAGTATTTTAAACCTGAAATGCCTTTGTGATTTTTGATTTCTTTTTTTGAAAATCCAACTGATGTTATTTTTTTATCTTTTTCGGATAGATAAATATAGTTGTCGATTTTTAATCGCTCCTTTCATAAAAAATTATTCCCAAAACTTTATTCTCTGTTGTATATTAATTGTTTTCTTGTTTGTAATTCTTTTTATAGTATTATCATTGCTATGAAGAGCTTCTGGTGAATAACCTGTAGTATAAAGTCTAATGTTTTTACCAAGTGAATAGAAAATAGATTCGTTATTTTTATATTCAATTCGTGTGCCAATAACCTTTTTATCTTTTGAATTAGTGGTATAAGAAATTTCACCTTTTAATTCAGGGAAAAATTGTTTTAAAAATAATAGATACTCTAATAATGGAGTAATTCCATTTGTAAGTGTTGTGCCAATAATTCCACTTTTAATATCTTTTAACAAAGTATCATTAAATACAATATAATTTGATTGCTGTAAAATTTCTTCAATTCTGTTTACGCTTATATTAAGTCCATATGTATTTTCTTTTTCGAGTTTTGATGGTGTCATATTATATCCACACCCGTAAGCGTGAAATTTTTTAATATAAAAATCTTCAACAATCAGTAGCAAGTTTAAATCATTTATTGTTTCCAATATCTCAAACGAAAAATTTTCTTTTCCATATCTATTAAAATCTTCTTGCAAATACTGTGAGTGATGGATGTTCTTTTCTAAATCTGAAAAATGTTTCTTTATTCGGGCTTCAATATTACGACTTTGACCAATATAACATTTATCATTGATTAAATTTGTTATTTTATAAATTCCTTGTGTTTTCTGCATTGTATTCTCCTTTATTATTTTACTAAAAAATTCTATGTGAAAATTTTCCCATTAATTTAACCTGCCCCCATTAAGTTTGTGTGAAAATTTTCCCAAAGGGATACTTAATTCTGTGTGAAAATTTTCCCAAAAAGTTGGTATATAGTATAAAAGCATAATTAATAATATAAAAAAGCATAAATATATAAAAAAGAATAAAAACTTCGTAAATGGTCTAGCGACCATTTACTCCGTAAAAAATCTTATTAACATTTATTGGTTGGATTTAGGTACATGATGCTCTGATTTGAATTTGAATTTGAGTACATGTGAGATATACCTATTTTATTATTCTCCATCTGAATTATCATTCTCTTCCAAATTAATATATTTCCCAAACATATCCTTTACAAAGAATACCGGCATCTTATCATTGTATTTTTCATATAATTCTGTTCCAGTCATAACAGAATAGAGTATTCTTCTACTATATAACTCTGATCTTACATAGTCTTTTACAATACTATCTTTTAATTTCTCACCTATCTTTCCACAAATAGTACAATAACTGCATAAATGTGTTTGAATACGATTCTTACCTGCAAATGATATAGGATATTGAATTAAACATTCTTTATACTGATGTTTGTGTTTTGCTTTACGGTTACTTTTCGAAATGTTGCTTTCTGTTGATTTTTTATATTTTGGAATTTCTTGCTCATTCATATATTAATTCTCCTTTTTATTTCTGATATGGTCTGTATACAGTTTTTTCATACCCCTATCTTTCGGTTAAATTTGAGTTTTGGAGAGTAAATTTTAATTGTAATGCATAATGTGATAATTTATATGCCTGTGATATTAAAGTGGCTAATTTTTCTCTCAGCGTTAATTTAAATTAAAAGATGAGATATACTATGATGCTTCATCAAATATTGTTGATATTTTAATATTGGTACTGTATGTATCTGACAAATTGTATTTATTGAGTAAATTATTTACTACAGATTCGAAAAGTTTGCGTAGTGTGAGATTATGTTCTATTACATCTAATGTATAAGCGGATTCAAGTTTATTATTATAACAGTAGTCATCTATTTCCTGATTGAGGTCTATATCAGGATATGTATTTTGTAATTCTCTGTATAAATTCTTATATAATTCTGTGTTAGATATTTGAAAATAGTCTGTTAATAATTGATATTTTGGATACATTTTGGTTGACCAATAAGACCATTTCTTTTTAGGAAGTTTTGATTGAACTGATTGAACATCTTTTAATGAATTTTCCAGTCTATCTAATCGCTCATTTGTAGATTTTTGAATTTCAAGCATAGTATCAGAGATAGTTTTCATAGTAAATATTAGAGAATTTATTGTATTTCCTTCCTCTAATTCGTGGAATCTTGTAACATATCTTGCTGTAAATTCTGTGCCTTTAATACCTGTAAGTTTGTTTGCTATAAATTCGCATCCTTTGTGAGTAACATTGTAACAAGGTCTGATTTCACCTTTACTGTCTATATAAGTGCTATCAATAAAGAAATCAACGGGTGCAATTTTGCACTGGTTAGATTTTTCGTTATTAATCTTATCAATCTGATTAAGATATCTGCGAATGTCTCTTAAAAGAAATCTGTGTTCTTTATTTATCATTTGAGCGACTTCCATAGATGTAATTGTTTCTGTGTTTGTTGTAATAATTGTGTTGTTCATTTGTAAATCCTCCTTAAGTTATTTTTATAAGTTTCTGGTTATATATTCTCTGTTTGATTTTATTTTTGACATAAAAATAAGACAGTGTGATTACTGCCTTGCTGATTTTATGTGTAGTTTTATGGTAGCCCCTATATTAGGGTTATATTCACTCTGAGAGAGAAATAAGAGAGTTTTATGTTTAGGCAAGGAATTTTATCATTGGATGTATTTTGAGGTGAATTTGGGTCGATTTCGTGAGATTTAAGCTAGAGATTGGGGTATGAGATAGGCTGTGTGGAGAGATTAGTATGGATAACATAATTTGTAATTTTTGCTGGAAAAATGCTTATCGGTAAAAGTGCCTATAAATAAGGATAATTTTGGGATTATGAGTGGGTTTTTGGTGAGATTGGAGTTTGGTTTTTGGGCTGTGAAGTGGGTGAAATGCTTGATTTTAGTGGGTTTTGACGATATGGGGTACGATATGAGATTTAGACGGTGAAATTTGGAATTTTGCTTGATTTTAGTGGGATTTCTGATGATTAGAAGAGGTAGAATTTTAGAGTTGGTGTATAGATGAAGCTGCTATAGCCGGAATTAAAAAATAGAATATTCGTTCTGGTTTTTGCAGCCCCCTATATTTAGAAAACCACGGTATTTCTACATTTTTCCGTAGGATTTCAGATAGAACAAACGTTCGATAAAATCAAATCTGGACTATCAGAGCAGAACACACTCGAACGTATGTTTGTATTCTATCTGATATGATCCGTTATCGTATTTTTTAAAAAATATTAAAACAACTACTTGACAACTATTAAAAAGTAGTTATAATGTAGCTATAAACAAAAACAAGTAACCACATAAGGAGGTAGCAGCGCACACAAAAAACAATAAAATAAATAATTTTCAAAAAAATAAAATAAGTAGTTGACAACTACTAAAAACTATGCTAACATATGAACCATAGAAACAACCAAACAAAAACAACCAATCAGGAGGACAAAACAATGTTAAAAAATTCAAAATTAGAAAACCTTTTCAAATTATCATCAAAAATAACCGTCATAGTACCAGCTACAAAAAATATCAATGAGGAGATCGACAACACTCCATATGTTGACCGTGTAGCATCCCTTTTATCTGATCTTTTCGGAGGTGCAACCGCAACAACAACACTCGGTTACCGCAACAACAACACTCGGTTACTGGAAAAGCCCTACAATGGGATTAATCAAAGAAAAAAGTACAACAGTATTCGTATATTGCAACCAATACGATCTGGAAGCTGGAGTTGATCAAGTAATTGATTTATGTACACAGCTTAAAGAAGAACTCACACAGGACGCTATAGCATTAGAGATCAACGGCGAAATGTATTTTATCTAATAAAAAATATCTGGACTGATACGGCAGCGGGTAGGGTTCAACGCCCTACACCAGATTTTCTAAACTATAAAAAGTTTAGTAAAAACTATTGACACACTACATAAAAAGTAGTAACATGATAGTATCATTTAAGGAAGGAGTGATCAATATAGCAGACAAAAAACAACTAAATACACCTATAACAGCGGACTTGCTGGATCAGTTTAGGGATGCTTGTAATGATTACAACCTTAAAATGAATGCTGTAATTGAGGCTCTTTTATCTGATTTTGTCAATGGTGATTATGATATTATTATCAACCGTAAGGATGGTATAAAGATCACCAGAAAATAATTACTATTAAAAACTATAAAAAAATAGTAAAAACTATTGACAAGTAATAGCAGCTATGTTATAGTATCATTACAGGGTAACAAAAAACCCTGTACACCTTAAAAGATAATACAGGGTTAGAAAGATATACAATGTATACCTATCCTCAACAAATAGATTATACATCATCTTTCTATAAGCTGTCAAGTCTGGCAGTAAAAAATCCCTTATTATATAAAGTTTTACACAGTCTTTGAGGGCTACCCGTTTATTAGGCATTAAGTGAATATACCAGCTTAGATCTTTTAAGTTGTGAGGGCTACCTAATAAAAAGGTTATAAGTGAATAAACAAGACTATAGCGGATCAAGGCTCTAAACCGCTGAATAATTAAAAATGAGATATCCACCTGAACCTTGACAAACAAATATAAGTAGTAAGTAAGAAGTATTCTTTGAGGGCTACCGGCTACAATTTTGAGGGCTACCAGTTTACCCATCACAGGGTATAGGGTTATAAGTTGCATAACAAATTGTTAGGGTAATAAGTGATCTAACAGGAAGAAAATGAACACAAAAGTATTTCATACAGACAGGCTTCCAAATAGGAAGTACAGTTATAAGCATAAAATAACTTTATCAAAATAATGCTTGCGGATGTACACGCAACCCAGCTTTCACGGCTAACAGAACCGCTGGTTTCCTGTTTTAAGGATGTAAAAAAGTAATGTACATTGCACTATGATAGATAGCTCTATAGAGTAGGTGCATAGTAAAAAATAACTCTTACATAAAAGACGGAATAACAAAAGTATATTTCAGGAGGTGGCAGCCATGCCATACAACGAAATAAAAGAATCTGAAAACGGTTTCGGTTTTTACTTTGACGAGTGCGAAATCGAATTTGTTTCAGATTCTGAATACTTTGAATCCCTTGAGGATTAAACAATTATAACATAGGTAATAAATAAAAGCAAGGACAGAACGCAATCAATAATAGATCTGGCTTGCTTATTTTATTGCTTATAAGATGCCTATAATTTGTAGGCTCTATGAATTGTAGGCATAAATAAGCAATAAAAAGAGAATAAAAAGAAAGAAGGTTGATGACATGAAAAAGGTAATAATCAAGTTAAACGGAGTTTACATCGGATCTACAGAGATGACAAAAGACGAGATCAGATCCGCTGAATATGCTGGATTTATAATTTTAGCATAAGCAAAGGAGGCAGCAAAAATGGCATATAACAGTTATAACAATTCAAGCAACGCAACGATTGAATTATATACCCTTGAGGATGCAAGGGAGATCTTAAAAAAAGAAGCAAGACAGAAACGACTTGCAAAGCAGAGAAGAGAAGCAAGGATCAAAGCTAAACGCAAAGCAAAATTTCTTTACTATCTCAAACAAAAAGCGTTAGGAGCTGGATTGATCGGGTTATCAATTTTAACCCCGATTATTTTAGACGGAGATGCAACCGCAAGTTTGTTTCTATTTCCTTTAGGAGTTTATACTCTTTTTACAAGAGAGAAGGTGTTATATTGATTTTAATAGCAGAATTGCACAACAGGAAAAGGCTAATACTTACATATAACGCAGAAAAAGAAGCAGATCAAGCTGGAATGTCGGTTGATGAATTTATCAAAGAGATTTTGAAAATCAATCCGCAATTTTCCAGAGTGTATGCAAAATAACAATAAATTCGCACTTCCTTGGATTGGAGGCAAGAGAAAAATGAGTAAAAGCAATTATGAAAAATATGCTGAAATAAAACAGCAGGAATTATTACATAAAGAAAGGAGTCTGCAACAGGCAATTAGTTGTCTACGGGATAGACGAAAGTTCGCATCATTACAATGTATTGACAGTGCAATAGATTTTGTTGCCGACTTATACGATTTATCTATTGATGAAGTGAAACGAGCAATGGATGGAGAAGAATATTGGTGTATATAAAACTAAGATTTCTTGGGAAGAATGGAGGTTGATTTAATGTTAAATGCAAAGGACTCACAGATTAAACTTGAAAAATATTATGCAGATTGTGTAAAATTTTGGATAAGACAAAACGGAATTAATGAAAGAGAGGTTGATTAGTATGATGAAATACGAAATAGAAGAACCAAAAGGATTTGGTAGTACATGGGTAAATGTAATAGGCAAAAATGCAAAACAGGAAACAATGGTAATTGAAATTGTGCATTGCGAAAATCCAGGTGGAAACAATTCACTCCCTTATCTGTGGCACAAAAAAGGCTGGACAGATAAGGTAATGGAAACTTATATTGGTTGTCATACTTATGTACATGATTCAGAAAATGGCTGTTATGGTGGATACAATGTAACAGAAAAATTTGATGGAAAGCGAAATGTGATTAACTTTGATTGGCTACTTGAGGACACAGAGGAAAACAGAAAGAAAATTATTGAAGAATGTATTAGATTATTTGAATCTGCTACAAGTAAAAGTGCAACAGAAAAGAAACTTGAACATGTAATGGAAGTGGCAAAGGAGAGAGGTCTTGAAGTTGTATTTGAATTGCCTGAAGGTTGGAAAAAGAATCCGCTTATGACAGATCCTTGGGGAGCTGTAACCATTGACAATGGAAAGCCAGTTTTCATTAAAGTTGGAGATAGGCATAAGAAAAATCCAGAGTATAAGAGAATGTTATTAATTTAGGAAGGAGCGTGATGAATATGTTGCCACAGATTCAGTATGACAAAGCATTACTTGGCAAAATGAAAAGCAATTACTTTAATGCAAAGGCATTATATGAAACCATTAAGGCAAATGCAGAAGAGATTCAGAGAAAAGTTCTTGCAGAGAATGAGTTCTACGAGACAGAAGATGTTGCGGAGATGATGGAAAAGAGAGGTGGAACTGGTAAGCCAGAACGGATTCTTGATCCTGATTTAACATATATGATGGATTTAGATAATGAGTTGCCACGATTCATTGATTTGTGCTATCCAGAATATGTGAAAGCAGGTATTGCAGATCCAAGAGGTAAAGATTATATACCAGAAGCAAATGCAAAAGATTTGATGTATGAAGCAGAAAAGCAGCTTGTAGAGTATGGAATTGATATTATTCCTGACGAATTTGGAGAAAAGGAAACTCTTAGAAAGGCAGTACAGATGATTAAGTACAGAGATAAAGTGCTTGATTTGGTATTGAGATTAGAAAGTACGGAGGTTGAAAATTATGCAGATTATTAGAAAAGGAACTACACCAAACGGAACAGATATTCAAATTGAAGATTGGAGCGAAGACTATTCTTGTTATAACAAAAATGCAACTATTGGATTTTATCCAATGGCATTAGAAAGTATTTATAGAGAAGATCATCCAGATTAGACACCATATCCAAAGAGAGGTGAAACATTCAGAGCTTCATTCGATTTTGAGACAGAAGCGGATGCATTAGAAGCATTTGTATTATTAGAAAATGGTTGTAAATGTTTTATGGACTACATAGACCATTTTGCAACCAACGTTATACCAAAAGTAAATTTTATAAAAGCAATTGGCAATTGAAATTGTAATTTATAGTGAAATTTTAGAAAGGTAATGGTGAATAGTATGAAAAAAATTATTAACGGAAAGATGTATAACACAGAAACAGCAAAGGAAATTGCTACATGGAGTAATTCATATAATTATGGTGATTTTAACTATTGCGAAGAAACACTTTACAAAAAGAAAACGGGTGAATATTTCCTGTATGGTGAAGGTGGAGCATTAAGTAAATATGCAAGATCGTGTGGAAGTAACGGAAGTTGTGGCGGCACTGAATTTATTCCATTCAGCGAAAATGAAGCAAAGGAATGGATGGAAAACAATGCAGATGCAGATGATTATATTGCAGAATTCGGAGAAGTTGAAGAATAATACAGAGAATAATAAGGCAGACGCAAACAAATGTGTCTGTCTTATTTATTAGAAGGAGAATGCGAAATGAGAGAGTGCATATATGTATAGGAAGGATAGATATTATGAAAAGAAAAACATATAACAATGTATTAAAAGCTGCAAAGCTGATTCAAAAGAAAGGATATGAACAGAAAGAAGCGTTGGAAATTGCAGTACAGAAATTTGATGAGTTAGAACAAATGCACAATGGAATGTCCGTTGAGTGGCTGATTAGTAAGATGTCTGTAAAAAAATAAAACCAAAGGAAAGAACTGTTTCAACGGAGAATATTATAACGGATAGAAAAGCAGAGATTATATATCCCTGCTTTTTCTATAAATACATAGTAGGAGGTGTCAGTATGATTAGACCATATCCGAAGTATGGTTACTGGTATATTCCTGGATGCAATATTCAGTTTGAATCTGATGATGCAGCAATGGAATATATTAGGGAATACTACTAACAACAAGGGATATCAGTGCTAGCTGGTATCCCAAACTCCTATATGGATTATAACACAAAAGTAAGGAAAGAGGTCAATAAAATGGCAAAATTTAATGTTAGATATTATGAGTGTTATGAAGGATATTATGAAGTGGAGGCAAATAGTAGAGAAGAAGCAGAAAAAATAATAATTGAAGATATTTGCGAAGGTAGAGAAAACGCACCAGATCAGTGTTATGATAGTGGTGTAGAAGCTACGGAAATGGAGTGATAAATTATGTACAAAACATATTATAGAGTTGAAATGGTAAATGGAAGCGGTAGTTTCCCAGATAAATACAATACATACGAAGCAGCATATGATGCAATGTGCAAGAATTATGTAAGAGAAATTAATGAAGGATACAAACCAACATTATATAAAATTGTAAGATATAGCCATTCAGAATTTGATGGTCGTAAAAATACAATGATTCAGCCGTGTTGGAGTTAGGAGAGTGATTATATGGTAACAGAAAACGGAATGGTTATGATGACATTAGGCGAATATCATAGCTTAAATGTAACAAAGAATAAGGTAAAAGAGATTGAAAAGTCAAACGAGATGTTACGCAAGGCAATGATACAGTTGACTGGTAAAGGCAATACAACAGATATTAAAGTTTCTCGTTCAGATTTTGTTAAAATGCACGACATGGCAGTAAACGAAATGTTTGAAACTAATAGCAATGAGAATGATGTTTATGGACATGATATTACAGTACATTGGCATGGAATGTATTGTAGTTGTTCAGATGGAGCGACACCGAATAATTACATAATTCCTGCAATAATGGATTGTGATGAAGAATTAGATTGGGAGGAGGAATAATGCAAATGAGAGAATTTATAGTCAGATGGACAGCAGATGGATATTGCGTAGACTTTTACCATATGGTAGTTGCTGAGTCTTTAGATAAGGCAAAAGAATTATGGAATGAATATGTAAATACACATAAAGATATTCAGTATTCTTGGAAGAAGGTAAGCAATGCAGTTAAATATCATCATGGTGGATATATTACATGGAAAGATAATGGAGAAAGTAACAAGGCTGAAGGTTGTTACGAAATGGAAAATGTGAATACCTATGAAGGTAGCGATCATTTAAGAGATTAAAGGTAGTCCAAAATCGAAAGAGATTGGATAGAGGTTGAGGTTCACAGCCAGTTACTTGTGGTAGCGAATGGAAATAAAAAGCCAATGAATCGATGATTTACTGTGGAAAGGAGTAATAGAAATGCATGAAGATTTTGAACCATTAGACGAATATAATGGCAATATTATTAGAATTGACCGTCTTATTGAATTTCTTCCAACTGAACATTGGTCATGGGATGATACTAGGGAAATAAATTTAGATGATATTTCAGTTGCTATTCATAAAGCAATTTCAGAAGTGTCTGAGCCATATGGAGATACATGGAAACATCCTGTACTAGAACAGAAATCAAGAGATTGGCATATAGGAAGAATTATTTATTTTATCAATCATCCAAAGGAGATTAGAGATATTGAGATTGATAATGAATGCGACAATGGGTTTATTCTTCCACAGCCTTTCATTGTAGATGGCTGGCACAGATACGCAGCGGCAAGATGGTTATATGACCAAGGTAAACTGACAGAAATTCATTGTAGATATGGTGGCAGAATGGACATACTTGAATATTTACAGGGAAAGACAGATAGTTTTGACAGTGAACCTGTATGACATAATATAAAGAAACGGAAAATTCAAAGAAATATTCGCAAAAGTCAACTTTGCGAATATTTCTTTGAAATAATATTACACGTGTCAAGAGAATAAATAAGAGGTTGATTAATTCGATCTCTTATTTTGATGGAAAGGAGATTGATAAAAATGCGATATGTAATAAGGAATAGACATGCTGGGAATTTCATTGATGAATATGATGATAAAAATAAGGCAATTTATACGTTGGATTTATTTGAAGCACAGGATTTAATTGATGGAATTTATGAACCACACTTTTATGAAGTATATGACACTGTAAATGAAGAATCAATTTACGAAGGGAGATATCCTAATGCCAATATTTGATTTGTCCGGTTGGAATGTGAAAACATGGAAATATAATTCACGGAATGTTGAAGAACAGCTACATAAAAAGAATGCTTGGATTGCAAAGAATTACAAACGGTATCAAATTGAGGAAATATATGTAGATGGAGCATGGGCAATACAGTACAGAAGGAGGGAAAAAAATGGAATATGTGAGTTGTGTTGTGGATGAACTTGGAACACCAATGTATCGAGTGTCGTACTTGGAACAACGAGGATGTTTAGATGAAGTATTAGATAACCATCCTGAATGGAGAGTTATATGTTTGCTGTTTGGAGAGGAGTGATTGTATGTATATAGCTCAAATGCCAAAAGTTATAACAAAGAAATAGTAGAGAATATATAAATATGGTATAATTAAACTGAAGGAGGTTGATTTAGATGGGAGTTTTAATTTTAATAATTATTGTAATTGTTCTTATAAGTTTAATTTTGAGTGATCCAGGAACAAGTAGTTCAACAACTACAACAAAATATACACCACAACGTAAGTTCGGTGATGGAGCAAGTATGTATGATTTTAAGGATTATGTAAATACAAAAGCAGACAAACACTTGAAAGAAATGGAAGCGAAGAGAGAAAATAAATTTAGATAGAATAGAAAGTGAGGTCGATGATTATGTTAGGAGCATTATTATATGGAGCAATGTCAGCAGTGTGTGGACTTGGTAGAGCTGTTGATAACGAAAAAACTAAAATAAATACTACACATGTGAACGAAAAGGGACAAACAGTGTATTATGATAGAAACTGTTGTTGCTATATAAATAACGAAAAGGTGTACAACTGGACAGAAATTGATAAATATGGTCGTACACATCGACTAACAATCGGTATGAATAGTGGTCGTGTTTATAATGATACGTGGGATAAAATAACCACAGAAGATGATTGTAAAACAAAAGAGTCATACGAGGATGCAGTTAGAAGAGGTTGGTTAGCTTATACAGATTATAGCGACTACAGATTTGCTTGCAATTCTGGTGTAACAAAAGAAATTAGTACAGGAAAAGTGATAAATTGTCTCGATGAAGTGTATAATCTTACAACAAGAAAAAAAGAGTATAGAAAATGGTATGTTACAGAAGCTGCATTAAAGGAACATGGGAAATATGCATATAAGAATACTGCAAAAGGTGATTACGGAATTGTAATTACGAAAGAAGAATATTGGAAACTTGGGGGTAAATGTGCATTTAATATGGCTCATACTCCAACAGATCGGATTGTATGGGAAAAATTATATGGAATAGGAGGCACACATGAATAAAGAACGCAGACGTAGTATTAATAACATCAAGGCAAACATAGCAAGATTAAAGAAGGAATTGCAGATTTATCATCAGAATTATCTATTGTATTAGACCAGGAGCAGGACACATTTGATAATATGCCAGAAGGATTACAAAGCAGCTACAGAGGAATGTGTTCTGAAGATGCTATTGATTCTATGGAAGAGGCAAGCGAAAAACTTGACGAAGTGATTGAGTTGTTAAATGATATTGTGTAGAATGGAAACATAAGAAGTAATAGTTTCTTTGGAAGATTCAATCAATATATTGTGGTTGTGAGATGCATAAAACACAATATATAGTATAAGGCAAACGCAAACCGCTAGTAGTAAAACACTGGCGGTTATTTTTTAACTAATAAGTGTTGAAAATGTGTTGACATATTCAATAATAAGTGATACGATATAGGAAATCAAAGGAGGTGCATTTGGTTGAGAACAAAATTTAACACTTCCATTGATTCAGAGATCCTACAGAAATTCAAAAACAAATGCAAAGAAGATAAATTGCCAGTAAGTGTTGTACTTGAGCGATTTATGAAAGGTTATATTGAAGACAAATTTGTTCTTGGAATGATGTGGTCTGATAATAATGGAAAATAAAAAGAGCAGGTTCTCCACCGTCCAAAGCGAAAACCTACTCTTAGAACAACTTGAACCTAAGTCCTAGTCATTACATATTATATCGTATTTTCTGGACTTATTCAAGTCACATTTTCCAAACAAAAATTGCGTACCTTGAAAACTGAATAACAGATTGGCTATCTGTAAAAGCCGTCGTGATGGAGTTGGAATACTCTCGATAGTCTGCGAGCAAAATGGAGAATAAACATTAGAAGGCTATCAACAAATTTATATAAGAAAGGAAGATACGATATGAAAGAAGTATTAGAAACAAGAAATGAGATTGAAATTTTTAACAATGAGAATTTCGGACAGATTAGAACTATTGTAATTGATGGAAATCCTTGGTTCGTAGCAAAAGATGTTTGCGACATTCTTGGAACAACAAATCCAACAATGGCAATGGATGGGTTAGAGGATTTTGAACGGGCTAAGTTTAACTTAGGTCGTCAGGGTGAAGCAAATATCATAAGTGAAAGTGGATTTTATACACTTGTACTTAGAAGTAGAAAGCCAATTGCAAAGCCATTTAGAATTTGGGTAACGTCAGAGGTTCTTCCATCAATCAGAAAGACGGGCAGTTATGTTGCAACTCAATCTAATAAAGTAGAAACAATGCTTGAAGATATGGGCTGCAATATGAAAGTTGTGTATGCTCAGATTAACAATATGGAAAATATGTTGGGCGAGCAGACAGAAAAATTAAATCAGGTAGTAGATAATATGACTCTTACTACAAGACAGCAACAGAGAATTTACAAAGCAGCGAAAGATAGAATCAATCAGTTGCTTGGTGGTGCTCATTCAAAAGAATACAAGGCAAATTCAAAAAGCTATTTTATAAATCTTTGGAATGGATTGAAGAGTGAGTTCGGGTGTGGCAGTTCTTATAAGGATCTGAATCCTATTTACTTTGATGACGCAATGAATTTCATTCAGAATTGGATTTACATAGAAGATTAAAATATAGAAAGGATTAATAAATGGATTATATAGATATAAACAAACTTACAGAAGAAGAAAAAGTGAAGGCATTAAGAAATTTTTCGGAGCTAATGACACAATATGAAACAATGAGAAAGAATATTTCGGATATTGTATATGAATTAAAAAATAGATATGAGACTGAAGGAGAAACTGAAAAATTATGTACAGACATTCTTAGTCAATATATTAAAAATTATGGGAAGAAACATAACTATGTGTACTTCTTTAGGAATAAATACAATAATTTAGTAAAAATAGGCTGTACGACAGATATTGTAAAACGCTATGGAGATATTAAATCAATATGTAAAAATTATATTGGAATGGAAGATGCATTGCGAATAGAAGGAGCAATAGATACTTCTTTTATCAAGCCGGAAAAGGTGGAAAAATATTTACATGAAAAATATAAGAAGTATCGTAAATTTGGTGAATGGTTTGAGTTTCCAGATGATGTATGGAAAGAACTTTACTATCTTTTTATAGAAGGTGATAATTTTGCAGAAATGATAAATGATAAAGATGTCGAGAAATTGGATATCCCAAATAAAATACATAACATTATGTATGTTGGCTCTCCTGCGGACAATGAATTTATCAAGCTATTATCAAATAATACAAAGACAAAAGAAATTGAAAGAGAATTAGTGGAAATGTATATTGATAAACTTACTAATATGTTATCTGGAATTCATTTCAAGGTAAAATTCTTTAATGAGGATGAGCCATTTTATAGATTATTGTACATGGATTTTATGGATAAATTCGTAGAAGAAAAATTTGATTTGTCAATTTATACGTTTGAGCATATGAAAAATTATTATATGAATCAAACTGAATAAATAATAATCTGAGTGCTGATATGAAGCATTCGACTTGTTCTATACTTCTCAAGTCAAAAGAAGTAGTGTATAATAATAAAGGTAATCCAAAATCGAAAGAGATTGGATAGAGGTTGGGGGTTTACAGCCAGTTACTTATGGTAGCAAATGGAAAATAATTTCCAATGAATCCAAGTTTTCTTATTAAAGCAGAGAAAATATAGAAATAAGTATTAGAAGCAGAAATCAACTGCTTCTTTTTTATTACAGAAAATGAGGTGATGAATATGTGCAGATATAAAAATGGAAATCCAAAAAGAACTTCTCAGTTTTTGTGCTTACATTGTATGAAAATAAACCAATTATCAGGAATACAGAGAGGAGGACACCAAAGGGAGAAATATCATATAAAAGATCTTTTATGTATTAATAAGGAATGCAAGAATCTTCCTTATACAAAAAATTTAGAGATCAGATGGTGTGATACATACGAAGAAGTGTATGAAAAGGCAATACAAATAAGAAGGCATTATTATTCAGACAAAATAGAGAATAATACAAATAGAAAGGTGTGTTGATAGATATGGAATATGAAATAACTAATATTGGAAGCTCAGAAATTAAAGATATTCACCATATTGGAATTAATTATGATGGCAACTATTACAGTGTAATTTTTGGCAAATATATTAATGGTGGATTCTTTAGTATTCCAAACTGGAATTGTGGTGGTGAACTGGCGAACTTTAGCGATGTGTTTTGGAATACCGAATCTATTTATAGAGCGTTAAAGAGAAAGAAAACAGCAAGAGTAATAGCACAAGCTATAGCTGACTATATGAAGGAGTGTGATTGATATGGCACAGACAAGAGACTACGCAACAAAGAAAAAGGGTAAAACTAAGGGTTATCCATTTTGGAATATGGAAGATATTAAGGGAATGATTGATTATTTTCGGAACAATCAATTATGGAATGATTATTTGAAATTTATGTTGTTATTTTTATTTGGGAGAAGAGTAGGAGACACATTAGATATGGTGTGGTCTGATATTTTTTATCCAAATGGAACAATAAAGGATGAGATTAGAACAATTGAGGAACAAAAGACTGGGAAATACAATATCATATATATTTCACCATATGCAAAGCAGGTTATTAAAGAATATCTACAGATAACAGGCATCAATCCATTATATGATTTAAATGACTATATTTTTCCATATGAGTTGAAGTATGAATGGAGAAAAATGGAGAACGATGATTTTTTTCATGAAACAGAATCTACAAATTATTCTGATAATGAAGCATTAGAAATGATTAACAGGTTTGTAGAGTTATACAACAAAGATTATAGCGAAGATAGAATTAAAAAGATTTTAAATGAGTGGAGAAAGCATCAAAAAGAATTTAAAACTTTAGGAGAATATATATATAAAGAAGTAATTTTTAAAGATATTTCAAAATGGCAAATTGGAGCATTTGATAAAATTTTTAAAAAAGCAGTGGAATTTAACAAAATTCAATACAAGGTGACGATTCACAGTATAAGGCGTTCCTTTGGATATTATAGTAAAGTAATTCATCCACATGATATGTTATGTTTGGAAACTTTACAGAATATTTTTGGACACAGTGACACACAAACAACTATGCATTATATTGGTTTATCTGAAGAAAGAGAAAGAATGTATTATACCGATATTGGAGATTTTTTAAATGGTGTATCAAATGGGAATTATGATCTAAAGAAGAATAGCCCCGTAATAACAATAAAAGAACAAGACTTAAGAAAGATTTTATTAAAAGCCATTAAACTAAACTCTAATGATGCAGCGATATCTTTAAATCAAATATTAGACGAAATTGATGAGGTGAAATTAGAATGAAACAAATGAGATGAGAGTAATATAAATATGTAAGGACGACACAGATTATTTCGTGTCGTCCTTGGTATCAAAAATGAGTATATCATTAGGGGTGCAATTTAAAACATGACATAGACTTTCTAGGGTGTCAAAATAAATTCGTTCAACATTGCCCGTATATAAATTACAAGCTGCTTGATAACCGATTTTTAATTCCTTCGACAATTGATTTCGATTCATACCTTTTGAATCAACCAAAGGTTTGATATTTAATTTCATGCGTATACCTCCTTAACAATATGTAGTTTAGCATATAATCTTAACAAAATAAATATGTTTTCAACATTATATGCTTGACAATATAATGTTAATAGTGTATAGTATGAAATATCAAAGGTAATCCACGAGTACATAAATACAAAAGAGAGGAGGAACGTACATATGGATTTACAGAGATACGATGTTATAAAAGCAAAAATCAAATATCAAGGCGAAGGATCAGTCCAGACTAAAGAACGTCCATATGTTATTGTGTCAAATCCGATAGGAATTAAACATGCAACTATAATCACAGTGATGCCTTTGACTTCTAAAATAAAGAAAATGAATATGCCTGTTCATGGTTGCATTAATGCAGACGATGATAATGGTTTAACAGAGTATTCTATGGTGCTCGGAGAACAAATTATAACAATATCCAAGGACGAAGTTATTGAAAGACTTGGAAATGTTACTGATCGCAATGAACGAAAACTTATAGATAAGGTTTGTTTCAATGGTTTGTTTTTTGGAACTGAATATAGATTAGAGGGGGCGAGAGTGTAATGTATGTGAGTAAAGAAAAGGCGAAACAAATAATTGATGAAACTCCTGGTATGATATGGGTTGATTCTTTTAATGGAATAACTTTTATTCATACAAGACCAAGACAAATAACTGTTGATGAGGGAAAGAGAATAATTAATAAGGCAAGCACAGTTGATTATTTCGATAATGATTTTTTTGGCTTGCTTTCATTAGAGGGAGTACAGGAATATATGATTCATAACATAAAGTTCCCTCACCATATGTCCGAATAATTGGACATATCGTGAGGTATAATAAAAGAAACTAGCAAAACAGAACGGGTGTTCGGTGTTTCTGTTGACAAATACAACCATATGTTCTATTATAATTATTGTCAGCAACAAAATAGAGCCAAGCGATTCAAACGCTGCGCCAACAGCTTTCTACTTGACTCTACTAAAACCAAACAATACAACGAATAATCGTTGTAAAGAAGCAGAAAATCCGCTTGGTACTATTTTACATAGATTTTCTTTAAAAGTCAAGTTTCTGAGCATTTCTGCTATTAAGTCCATTTTTGCAATTAAATATGGAGAATAAAGTATTGGGCATTTGCCAAGTGGTAAGGCGCTGAATTTTGATTTCAGTATTCGTAGGTTCGAATCCTACATGCTCAGTTTGTTTTGGCAAAACTTCATAAGGTGGAATCTTATGAATGAGCAATAAGGAGATGTAAAACAACTTTTATGAATATTCCCATCGCCTTATTTCATTGATAATTGCGCGCAAATCAATGACAGAACATAATTTGTGATAGGTATCTTTAGCATAAGACTTAAAAGCGGAGTGTAACAGCACACAAATAAACAAAACAGGGAGTCGCGCCATCACATTTTTTACATTTTACATTTTACTTTTACGTCTTCGAGGCTTACTCGGAGACCCGGATCATTAGTTCAGTTGGTTAGAACGCTCGGCTCATAACCGAGAAGTCACAGGTTCGAGTCCTGTATGATCCATTACAAAACAATAAGGAAGGAGATGTTTTTATTGGCAGAGTATGTCATAACAGACGGAACTCGTTGGATTATGAGAGATCGGAACAAGAAATATGTTCCAACTTCTTGTGAAGCATTAGCTGATAAGTTTTCAAATAAATCAGCAAATAGTGTTTACAACAATCAATTACCAAAGGCATTGAAATCGGTCTTTCATATCGAGAAAGTAGATGACACACCAGATGGTATAAAGCAGATCACACAGAAGGGAGTGGAAGAGAATACAGAAAAAGTTATGATTTCTGAGAATATTCAGAAATGGCTTAATAAAATTTCTGATCTGAATGGATTGGTAGCAGATGCCCTACATAGAAAGAGTGAGCTTACAAATCAGCTTAGTTCGGTGGACAAAGAGATATGCGATATCTTGCATTATATTGAGTTCTGCAATTTAAATGCAGCACAAGGATATAAAGCGTACAAAATGTTAAAGGAGAGGAGAATAAAAAGAAGAAGCATTAAAAATGAATTACAGGTTTTGGACATTATCTTAAGCAAAAAGATTTCCGAAACGGTGACAGATGAGATCCAAAAAGCTATTGCTGGAATGGATCGACGTACATATGAACCACGAGTTTTGAATGAGTTATTCGATTTTTAATGGAGGTATTTGAATTATGGTGTTATGCAATAATTGTCGTATTGTTATGATTCCTATAATGTCATTTTCACAAGATGGAAATAAGAAATATTGTAGATGTCCTCGTTGTTATGCTGAGACAAAGAAGCAGCGTTTGGATAAGAATGAATTATCTTTCGGAGAATATTTACATAAGGCAGTTAAACGCAAATAAAAGATGAGGCAGGTGTATTGAATGAAAAAAGAGATATTACGTGAAAAATTGCAAAATCTTTCATCTGAGCAATTAGGATTGATCAATACATATTGTGAAAACGATATGTCAAAGTTAAAAAAGATCAGTTATAACGCATTTTTTAGGTACGGCATTCCATCATATGAACATGATGAACTGTACGATGATGCGATGAACGTTTTGATGGAGAGTGTCGTGACATTTGATTCATCTCAAGGTGCAAATTTTAATACCTATCTGACTAACAATATTAAAAAGTCAACTATAGATTGGTATAGGGACAATTATCAACGAGGTAAAAGAAGAAATTTATTAACTGATAAAAAGGGAAGAATATTAAAATTTGATGATGACGGAAATATAACAGATGAAAAAAATGGAAAACCAGTTATTATTCCAAATAGCTCATTTGATGCACCTGCTGACGATGATAATAGTTTGGCTGACAAACTTGCGTCAGATTTTGACATTGAACACGAAAGTGAATTTGATTTTGAAATAGATCAAAAAGTGGAAGACTTTTTGAATACATTACCTAAAGTACAAAAAAATATTTTACTTTTATTAATGCAGCATGAAAGTAAAACAGATATTAAACGGCAGTTAGGTATCTCTGATAGAGAATATAATAGTGCGATTAAGTCAATTAATATGAATAAAGGACTTTCCGCATTCTCAAAGAACAAAAATGATGGAAATTATGAAGTGGAGGTAAAGGATATGGCAGACAGAATTATTGAAATTGGTGAATCAGAAAACTACAGAATGGACAAGTATAGCATGTATGCATTATTACAGGATAAGAAAAACGGAGATATGAACTGTAATTACATTTTGCAGCGTGAACCTTTTCAGTGGAGCACAGAAGAGGCTAATAGATATTTTTGCCGTATTCTTAGTAATCTTCCAATTCCTGAGATTATCATTTGTGAGCAGAAGAAGAAAGGATTGACAATTTCTCATTTGATTGATGGATTACAAAGACTTTCCTATGCTGAAGCTTTCAAAGAAAATCGTATCAAAATTGGTTCAGCAGGAGCAGAAAGACATTTAATCCAGTATAGAGATTATGTTTTAGACGAAAATGGTAATCGTATATTGGATGAAGACGGACTTCCTGAATATGAAATGAAAGTGTTCGATGTGATTGGAAAGTATTATAAGGATTTACCAGATGAACTGAAAAAGAGATTCAATAATTTTAATATTAATGTAACCAAGTTCTTTGATTGTACAGACGAACAGATTGCAGATCATATTCGTGATTATAATAATCACGCAAGTATGAATAAGGAACAGAGTGGCTTGCTTAATGTATCTGCTGACATTGCCGTACAGATTAAGAAGATTTCACAGAAAAATTCTTTCTTCAAGAATTGTGGTAAGTTTACAGGTAATAATTCAATCAAGGGAAAATGTGAAAGAGTTGTTGTTGAATCACTTATGTTGTTGTTTTTCCGTGAATCATGGAGAGCAAACCTGGATTCAATTTATAAGTTTGTTAATGAGAATGCATCAGAACAGCAGTTTATGAAGCTTAATTCACAGTTCAACAGACTGGAATTAGCATTAGGCGATAATAATAAAAAATTATCAGAGGTATTATTTACTCCAACTACGATGCCAATGTGGATTACAGTGTTTGATAAATTTACTACATATAATATGGAAGATTCTCGTTTTGTTGACTTTTTAAATGCTTACAATACAGAACTCAAGGATAAAGATATCAATGGTGTATCAATGGCAGACTTTAAAGATCAGCAAACAAAGAAAAAGACAACTATTACAGGTAAGATTGATTTACTTGTACAACTTATGAACGAATTTTTACATATCGAACAGACAACGGAGAATAAGGAAGTAGAAGATAGCACCACAGTAGCTTCTGAAAAGGATTTCGTACATAGTGTAATTGAGGCAGATATCACAGACGAAGATATGGAGGATTATAAGGATTATATTGAAGATACAGTAAGAATGTCGTCACCATTATATCATCAGGCATATCCAGCTTTGTTAGCAATGGCTGCATATGTGTATAGCTGTGATAAAGATGATGAATTTAATCAGTTTATTGATGGATATGCTAATAATACATATGAGTTTACAACAGATCAGAATGTTAATTACAATCAGATGAAACATGCCTTTCAGGAGTGGCTCGACAAAAATAAATCAAAGGAGGTAGCTGCATAATGCCGGATATCAGCATGTGCTTTGGCAAGGATTGTGACAGAAGGGAGCATTGTTATCGATACAAGGCGAAACCCAATCAGGTTCAAACATATAGTGATTTGGAACAGGATTGTAAGATGCACCATTATCGTAACCAATGATTGAAGAAAATCGAGTCCATGTAGATAATATAAGTAATATGTTGGCGAGGTGTTGAACATAGATGACAAGATTAATTCCATATCAAGGTTATGTTGTTCCACAGGAATTCGTCATGACATGTAATAAGTGTTACGAACGTAATATATATCTAGTTCAAGATACAATTATGGATACAGAAACAAGCAAAAGATATATAAAATGTAACAATTGCAATTCTAAGATATATGTAAATTTACGAAGTATATGTATTTGTTAATAAAAATAACAGGAATTATATTTCGTGAAATTATCTATCTTCTATACATAGTCAGTTCTGACATTCTAATATCTTGTATCTTATAACTCGATATATAATTCCTGATTATATAGATAGCGTATAAATGAAAGGCGGTGAGAATATGGGTATTGGATGTAGACCAATTGGTAAGTTTAAAAGTGAGATGGTCAAGATCGAAAATCAGATTTCCAAGGAAAAGGCAGCACATGTTGTAAAGAAGAACAATAAGAATAAGAAGGGAGAATAATATTTATGGAGAAGAAAACAGTTACATATCAGTTGCACACAAGAAAGTTGGATCGTGAGGTCGCACATAACAAGATGAAGAAGGCTGGTGTGATTCAGCTAAATAAGGACAAAGGAAAGGGTAGTTTCTTCGCTAATCATTGGCGTGAGTATGTGTAAGAATTGTGATGAACTTATTGTATTGTAAGTTCATCTGTAATGGGCTATCGCCAAGCGGTAAGGCACAGGACTTTGACTCCTGCATTCGTTGGTTCGAATCCAACTAGCCCAGTTATGTGCCATTAGCTCAGTTGGTAGAGCACTCGACTTTTAATCGAGTTGTCACGAGTTCGAGTCTCGTATGGCACATTAAAAAATTAAAAAGGAGTATAAAGCTATGAGAACAATAGACAACAAATTTGAAATTGGAGAAGAATGTTATACCTATGCAAGAGAGAATTTAGCCATTATTTGTCCTGTATGTAAAGGAACTAAGAAGATTCTCTACAACAGATACGAAATTCCATGCAAACAGTGTAATGTATCTGGAAAGATTATAGGTAAACAGACTGTAGTTGCACCACATAAGGTTAAGATTAGAAGAATTATTGCTAGTATTTGGAACGATGTGACGACAATTAAATACAAAGTTGATTCTGTTGGAGAATATATCAATGTGAGAAACAGAGGAGAAACTTCTTTATTTAAGACATTAGAAGAGTGTGAACAAAAATGTAAAGAAATTAATCAGGGCGAGAGTAGTGCTGCATTTTAGTAGGAAAATTCTCTTTCTTTAGATTGTGAGGTGAAAATATGACACAAGAAGAATTAGTAAATAGATTGAGAAAAGTTGGTATAAACGGACAATGGGTTAATCCAGACAAATATGGTTTCAGTAGAACTTATGAGTTTGTAATAAATGAGCAAATCATTCAAATTGAATGGTACACTAATTATTCTACTATTATGATTGGCAATGCACATTTTTGGTTCGATAGTATAGTATTACATAGTGGTTATCCTATGCAGGGAGAATGGATTGAATTTTCTTTTAGAGGGGAACATCCATTACATATAAAAGTTAAGTAACAAGAATGTTCGATTTCTTGGGAAAATGAAAGGAGAAAATTATGAGACACGCAAACGATGCGGAAGTAATGAAAATTGATGACAAGTTGGTTGGGTTCGATTTAGGTGCAGATTACTGTGCAGAACACGAATGGGGAATTAATGGTATCATAAGAGAATTCCAAGTGAACACAGATAAAATTGGAATTGAAAAAAGAATGGTTACAGTTGTCCCTAAGTTATTGATATATAAGGATATTACATACAGAAAGATGAAATGTCATCTACTTGCTTTAGTACCATGTTGGTATTTTGATGAAGATATTAAAATTACGAAAGATAACTTAGATAGTTGGGAGCTTTATGATTATTATCTCGAAAAAAATGGAATTACAACTGCGTGGGATGAAAAAAGTTTTGCCATTCTTGTAACTGACAAATACGAAAATGAATTAAAAGAATTGTATAATGCATTCTTAAATCTCGATGTTGCTGTTGGAATTGCACCATCAGAAGTATTCAAGAATGGTGGATTAAAATTCTATATCAAATCAAGACTTCCAAAAGAAACAATTGAAAAAATAAAAGCCGATGACTTAGACTATATTGCATTACAGAAAGCAGCAGAGAAAACCAAAATTAAGAAAATTTTAGAGAAAGCTGGGAAGAAATATTTTGCACTATCTCCTCGTTGGAAAGACGAAAATAAAAAAGAAGTAATCTTTTGGCTAAATCCTTATTATCAGGCTATTGATAATTGTGGTTGGTTTACAGTTGATGATTTGAAAGACTGGGCAAAAGGCAAGGGTAAAATACCGATGAAAAAGTAGCAAGATTATGATATCACATTAAAGAAAGATGAGCTGCTGTTTTTGGACATGATAACGAATGGAGAATAACTATGTATAAAACAGGAGATATTTACAGAATTATTCAAGATGCATTAGATGCAAATCAGATATATTGCGCAGATTCTAAACTTGGTGATGGATCTGAAGACACTTATGAGACAGATACGGAATTTGTTTCTGGCAATGATGCTCATTTGATTGCAACCGTTCATCACCAACATTTTGATTATAACCGTCCTTGTCGAGAAAATGAATATATAGAAACAACAAAATTTAGAATTAAAGTTGAAATGATAGAGTGAGGTGAAACTATGTACGAAAAATTAAGAGAATATATAGAAGAGTCAAACAATATTGTATTCTTCGGTGGAGCAGGTGTGTCAACTGAAAGTGGTATTCCTGATTTTCGTTCCAAGGATGGATTGTATAATCAGCACGATGTTCAGTTTGATAAATATAAGCCTGAATATCTTTTGAGTAGAGAATGTTTATACAATAACCCGAAAGTATTCTATGAGTTCTATCGTCAGAAGATGGATACAAGAAATATTGAACCAAATATTACTCATAAGGTGCTTGCTAAAATGGAAGAAATGGGTAAGCTGAAGGCTATCGTCACACAAAATATTGATGGACTTCATCAGAAAGCTGGCAGTAAGAATGTGTTTGAAATTCACGGAACTACCCAGAGGAATTATTGTAGTAAATGCAAAATGGAATATCATTCAGATTTCTTATTTAACACTAAAGATGCAATTCCAAAGTGTAAATGTGGTGGACTGATTAGACCTGATGTGACTTTATATGGAGAAAATCTTCCTAATGATGCAGTGAATGGTGCTGTTGAAGCGATCAGTAATGCTGATATGTTGATTATTGGCGGTACTTCGTTACAGGTTTATCCAGCAGCGAATTATATTTCATATTTTAGTGGTAGGCATTTGGTTGTTATCAACAGAGAGAAAATTCAAGTGTTGATGAATGAAGATACGGATATGATGATTGTTGATTCGTTGGGTAATGTGTTTAGTGAAATTGATAAGTGGATGTGAGGTGAAAAAGTGAAAATATTTTTAGCAATTTTGATCCTAATTTCAGCATTGAATATAAATCTGACTTTAGAAAAGTTAAATGGTACAAAAAAGAGATATGATTTGCATTGTATCGTGTCATTATTAGCATTTATTTTGTTTTTAATTTTCTTTTAAGTAGAGAATAATCTAATATAGAAGTATTTCTATTCAAGGCTGATCAGCCAAATTTTCCAAAAAAGTAACAAGAAATATTTTTTTCATTCGATTAGGCAGACGTGTTTATTTTCGAGTGATTTTATAACAAAAATTATTAAAATGAAAGGATTAAACAGTAACTCCTAGGTAAAAATGATTGCGCAATCTCTGTAGATTAAAGGATTTTGACAGAGAATAAAGAAAAAAATAATTATTGTGAGCTTAATGGAAGACCATTACGTTTACTAATAGGTGGTTCACCTTGTACATATTGGTCGATTGCTCAGAAGAACAATAGAGAAACAGAAGCAGAAGGGTTAGGATGGGAGCTATTTAAAAACTATTTAATAGCAAAGGATAAATTCAAACCTGATTTATTTCTATATGAGAATAATAAATCAGCTTCATCGGCTATAAAAGAACAGATTGTACATGAGCTTGGATATCCATTACAAATTATTGACAGTGCATTAGTATCAGCTCAAAAGAGATTAAGATTCTATGTAAAGAACTGGACGTGTCCATTGCCAGAAGATAGAGAAATTTTATTGAAAGATATTCTTGAATTATCGGAAAGTGTAGTTGAAAGAGAAAAGGCTTATTGTTTATGTACAGATCACGTTGGAACAACGAGAGATTATTTTAAGAAACATCAGAGTCAGATTGTATTTGAACCAGTAAGAATCGGAGATATTGGAAGTAATTCACAAGCTCATAGAGTTTATAGTTGTTATGGGAAGTCTGTTAATTTAGTTGCTAATGGCGGTGGTCAAGGTGCAAAAACTGGCTTATATTTTGTACCACTTCCAGAAGAATTAGAGAAATTAGTGTGTGATAAGGGGAAAATTTATAAGGTTACAAATAAAACTATCCCTACAAAATTTGGTGAATTCCAAGTAAATTTACCAGATGGATTATACATAATTAGAAAACTCACTGTGACAGAAGCAGCAAGATTACAAACTATGCCAGATAATTATATGAAGTCTGTATCTGCACAACAAGGATATAAAGGGCTTGGGAATGGTTGGACAGCAGAAGTAATTATTCATCAGTTAAAATATGGACTCAAAGATATCCCTAAAGATTATCCAATTGAAGTTTTATCTATGTACGATGGAATTGGAACTGGAAGATATTGTTTGGATAAAATGGGATTTACAAATATTACATATAAAGCATATGAGATTGATAAGTATGCTATGACAGTTGCCAATGATAATTATCCAGATATTATTCAGTGTGGTGACGCATTCCAAGTCAGAAACGATGATTGGGAATATTAAACAGAGAATAATACAATAGGCAATTAAAAATAAAGCGACATATACAATATATAGTATCTGATAATTACAACAAATACTATATATTGTATAAAAATCAAGTCCGAAGGAAAGCGGAATTTCTTGTGGCGAAAGGAGAGAATATGTATCCAGAATACGATGATTTTTATGAGCCAAGTGAAGGCGAAATGTTTTTTGATGAAATGAAAGAAAAGTTCAGAGAGATTTTACGTGAAGATGTAAACTCTGAAATCAGCAAATTAACAAAAGAAAATGCAGAATTAAGACAGAAAGTTAAAGAGTACAATGATAAAAATTGGGATCTGTCTCGTAGAGAAAGAGATTTACAGTATAAGATGGACAATTACAAACGAGAAGTAGAGAACGATTTTTACAATAAAACAATGGAAGAAGTTTTTGAGAATCTTTTAGAGGATTCAGAAGTTTGGTACGCAGAACATGTTCCTCATGAGAAACCAAAATGTAATTTATGTAATGAAGAAAGAAAACTTGTTGCAGTATATCCAGATGGTGAAACTGTAACCAAAGAGTGCAAATGTTCTCGTCCAACATATATTTACGAGCCAGTAATTTCATTGAATAAAGAGGTTAACTTCCATAAGACGTATAAGCCAAGATACAGTGATAAAAAGAAAGTCTATTTTACTAAAAATCACAAGCCAAACAAGGATTATGCAGATGCATATGATTATTATAGTGAATTCAGAATAGAAAATATCTTTGATGATTTTAATGATGATGTAATCGCATATCACAATGATAAAAGATATGGAGAAAAAATTGCATTTAGGAATAAAGAAGCTTGTCAGAAATATTGTGATTGGCTTAATAAGGAGAATAAGTAAATGACAATAGGCGTAAAAATTTGCGAAGCAAAGGATACAGTTAAGAAATATGAAGACCTTGGATATAGATTTGTTGGTGAAGAAAATATAGGTGAAGGATATCTAAAACTTATATTCAGAGATCCAGTTGTTTCAGAAGAAAATTTGATTAAAATACCGAATGTTCCATCTACTGTTACAGGTACAATTCCAAGAGTGTTTCTTTTTAAAACTGATTTATCATTTGATGATGCTGAAAATATAAGTGACTGGATTTATAAAAACATTAAGAAGGGTGTGCTTGTTATCCCAGAATGTGTTGAATTCATAGGTGTAGAAGATTTGTTTAAGACAGAAAGGGTGAAATAAATGAATAAAGAAAAACAAATTGAGGTATTAGAAGATCTGAAATCTTATGTAAATGAGGAATGGGATGCTTATGAATATGCAGACGATATAAAGGATGCTAATACAGCATTAGATGCAGCAATTGCTTTGATCAAATCATCTAATGTTGCAGGTACATTAACTATAAATGATGAAAGTTATATAGTCCTCAAAGCACAAGAATCATAGATTTCTTCCGCTTTAACGGAGAATATATAAATGAGGTAAAACTAACTGAAAGCCTGAGATGGTGAAAAGGTAAAGGTGAAGGCTGGAAGTAACAAATCAGTCAACCGATGAGCGTATAGGCTGAAATTCATTAGAGAATATAACGCCTTGGAACAAACCTCAGTCATGGCATGTAATGATGAGGGATAAGGATGCTCTCATAGAGTACAGAAATGAATGTACTCTTAATTTAAACAAGGAGGTAAACAACATGGAATATAAAGAGATTGATTTTCTTTGCGGTTGGACTATTGAACGAGCTGTAAGGGAATTACACGAAAGAGCAAAGGATGGTAGTAAATATTGTGGTGAATTCAATGGAAATAAACTGACATCTGATATGTCGCTAGATGAAGCTTATATGCTTTGCATCGGAAAAACTTTTGAACAATTTAACAAGGAACAGGAAGAAAGTCGTCAAAGACTGATTCATGAAGAGGAAGAACATAAAAAGAAAATTCCAGAATTATCAAAATATTGGATAGAAGAAGGTCATAAGGTTTTATCTAAAGATAAATGGGAAATGTGGGATAAATGCGTTCCTATTCGACTTGGAGATCTATACAGAGGGATGGAACTTGGTCAGTGTTTAGATATTATCAAAACTGTTAAAGAAAAATCTATCCAAGATGGAATTGAGGTTATGAAGAATCAGGGACATTCTGGTATGTCATGGGGATTAATGAAGTCTATGGTTAGAGAATTTTGTGATTGTGGAAATGAGTTTTTGGAGCAGTTAGGAGAATAAATCATATGAAGAAGAAAATTTTAGCAGTTGTATTAGGATTAACATTATGTTTTGGAATGACTGGATGTGCATCATGGGACAGAATGGTAACAGACGTAAAAAGTGATGTAAGCGGCGGTATGCAGAGAACAATTACTGTATACACGGCAGACGGTAAAGAGCTTGCAACATACGAAGGCAAGATTGATATTGAAACAAATGATGGTAGATATGTCAAGTTTGACTACAACGGCAAGAGATATATTTATTACAACTGCTTTGTAGAAAGCATTGCAGACATTGATTAAAAATTTCATTATTGTAGGGCTGTTCAATTCAGATTGACAACGGCATAAACGTGGATACTAGTTGGTGATTTATGTGTCAGTGGGGCTGTACTAGGTTCGAACCCTTTATATGGTGTAAGTGGGCATAACAATAATGAATTAAGTTGAAAATTTTGATAATTGAAAATAAAAGGTAGTCCTAAAGGTCATTGACAATAGGATAGAGGTTACGGTTCTTAACCATCTGGCTTAAAAATAAGGCAGTAAACGGTTTTATAAAAGCCGAAGAATCCGAAGTTTCCTTCGGAATTTTCAAGAGCAAGTCGCTCAAAAATTATAATAAATAAGAGAATATCTAAAAGAAAGGATAATTAGTAGCTGGCTTTAAAGGTTGCAACCGCTTTGGTACTAATTATTGAAATTACAAAATGACAAGTATTACACACCAATAGAATTAGCAAACTACTGTTGGGATAAGGTTTTTGAAGTTGTTGGTGAAGAGAACATATCGGAGATTATTGAGCCTAGTGTGGGGAATGGCAGTTTTCTTCATCATACAGAGCAACTACCACATTTTGCGTATGATATTGAACCTGAGTGTGAATCTAATTTTACTCATATCTTTAAGCAGGATTATTTAAGTGCTGACATGAAGTATCTTTGGGGAAGGCTGATAATAGGAAATCCACCATACGGAAGATGTTTAAGCATGGCACAGAAATTTTTCAAAAAGTCTGTTGCAATTGCAGATACAATCGCTTTTATTCTCCCTATAAGTCAATTAAATAATACAAGGTCAATGTATGAGTTTGACTTAGTATATAGTGAGGATTTAGGCATTCAACATTACACAGATAGAGATTTACATTGCTGTTTTAATATTTATCGCAGACCTGATAGTGGAGAATTGAATAGTAAACCAGTTACAAAATTAAAGGATATTGCTATCTATCGTCAGGATAGCAAGGGATATGACGAGAAAGATTTTGATATTCGTATGTGTTATTGGGGAGATGGAACTGCTGGAAAAATATTGAAGGATGGTGAACATTATTCAGCAGAATATAAAATTAAGATAAATAATGAAGAATTAAGAAAAGATATTATTGAAGTACTTACTACATTTGATTGGAAAGAATATCTAAATTGTATTGCAATGCGAAAAATACAGCAATTTCATATTATAGAGATACTTAAACAGAATGTAAAAGGAATTAAGTAAGAGAATAATAAAATGAAAGGAGACGAGGTTCGTGTACACAAGAAGGAATTCCTTACTCCAAGTAATTTATGAAATATATGGGTTCAAAGTCTCGTATAGCAAAATATATATTACCAATTATTCAGGAAAGATTAAAAGATTATAATATTAAAACATATATCGAACCATTTTCAGGTGGAATGAATATGATTGATAAGGTTGAGTGCGAGAATAAAATTGCATCTGACAACAATAAATATCTTATGGAAATTTTTAATCATTTGAAAGAAATAGAAACAATGTTACCAGAAATGGTATCAAAGTCACATTATGATGAATGCCGAAAAATGTATTATTCAAATGATTTCTCAAAATATCCACAATGGTATATTGGAGCAATCGGCTTTTTGGCGAGCTATAATGGTAGATGTTATGAAGCTGGTTACGCAGGTATTGTGCATACAAAAGCTGGAACTGAGAGAAATTATTATGATGAAGCCAAGAGAAATTTGTTAGAGCAGATTCCAAAGTTGGAAGATATTCAGTTCCAATGCGGAGATTATGAAGAGTTATATTCTGATAAAATCGACTGCTTATTTTATTGTGACATTCCGTATAAAGGCACAAAACAGTATGGATCAAGTAAGAATTTTGATTATGACAGATTCTGGAATTGGGCTGAGAAGATGAGTGAGAAAAATATTGTCTTAGTCAGTGAACATGAAGCTCCTTCAGAATGGGAATGTATTTGGCAACAGGAAGTCAAGAGAACGATTGACAATACAAAGCGAGTTAAAGCAGTAGAAAAATTATTTGAAATAAGAGAATAAATACATAGAAAATAGAAAGAGAGGTACTGAAAATGCCAAGAGCATTAGCACATATTGAAGAAATTAATTCTATTGTCCCAATTGAGGGTAAGGATAGAATTGTATTAGCAACAGTATTAGGTTGGACAGTAATTGTTCAGAAGGACTTTAAAGTAGGAGATAAGGTTGTATTTGCAGAAATTGATTCTGTATTTCCTGAAAAGCCTGAGTTTGAATTTTTAAGAAGTAAGAAGTTCCGCATTAAGACAATGAAGATGGCTGGTGTGATCAGTCAGGGTATTGTATTTCCATTATCCATTCTTCCAGAAGGAGAATATAACATTGGTGATGATGTAACAGATATTCTTGGTATCACACAGTATGAGCCAACAATGGACAAGGAAGAAGCCGATATAGAAAATACAAAAACATCTGTAAAGAAATATCCTGAATTTTTAATGAGAATGGCGTGGTTTAGAAAACTTGTGTTGCCAAAGAAACAGGCTAAAGGTTTCCCAAGTTTTATTAGTAAGACTGACGAAAGCAGGGTGCAGAATTGTCCTTTTTATCTCAATATGGATTGTAAGTGGATTGCAACCGAAAAGGTTGATGGACAAAGTGGTTCGTTTACATTACAGCGAGTAAAGGGTAAACATTTTTGGAATAAAGATACATATGACTTTGCAGTTTGTTCAAGAAATCTCAGAAAGTGGAAGAAGGATACATCTTCATTTTGGAGTGTTGCTGAAAAATACAACATCGAAGATGTTCTTCATAAACTGATTGGAGATAATGAGTGGGTAGCAATTCAGGGAGAATGTGTCGCATCTAATGTACAAGGTAATAAATATCATGTTACAAAACCCGATTTATATGTTTTCAATTTGATTTATCCAAGTGGAAGAGTCGGATCTATAGAAGCAAAGAAGATTGTAAATGATTTAGGATTAAAGTTTGTTCCTATTTTATCTGAAGATGCACAGATTAAGGGTATGACAGTACCAGAAGTTCTTGAATATGCAACAGGTAAGAGTCAGTTATATGATACTCTCAGAGAAGGAATTGTATTCAGAAGTGAAGATGGAAAGCAATCATTTAAGGCAGTTAGTCCCGATTTCTTATTGAAGAATAATGAGTAGGTGAATTTATGAATTATTACATCAGCGATTTGCATTTGAATTGCAAGAATAAATACGAAGGCAGAACATTAGAGCACGATAAAATTTTAAAAGAAAATTGGAATAAAACAGTTACAAATGGCGACACAGTGTATATTCTTGGCGATATCGGCAGAGAGGGTGGAAATAAAGAGATGGAATATCTCTGTGAAATTATTTCTACTCTTAAAGGTAAGAAAGTATTGGTGCAAGGAAATCATGAGAAATTAAAGGATATAAGAGTTAAGCAGTTATTCGTAGAGATAATACCATATAAAGAGATTAGTGATAATTTTAATGGTATAAATCAAAATGTAGTTTTGTGTCATTATCCAATATTATTTTGGAATGGGCAACATAAAAACTGGATTCATTTATATGGGCATTTGCATAATACTAACGAAGAAGCTTTATATAGGAACTGTCTTAAAGAAGTCAATAAGTATTTTGCTATTCAAGGCACAAAAGGTCATACAGATTGTCCACCTGCTAGAGCATATAATGTTGGTGCAATGATGCCATATATGAACTATACACCAAGAACACTGGAAGAATCATTAAGAGTGGAGAATAAAGATATGAAGATAGAACTAATCAAATTGAAATTCAATGACACTTGTTCATATAAATACAAACCATTTAAGCATTGCTGTGAAGCAATTCAGAATGACAAAGCTATTGTTTTTACAGACGAAGATATAAATGATATCGGTGGAGAATATAAAGATGACGGTATTTCTACTCCACAGTTTTGCACTTCACATACAGAAGTTATCACTTCTTATGAAGATGAGTGGGAACAGACAGACAATTATCCGATTCGATTCTGCCCTCATTGTGGAGAAGAGATTGAGATTTCAGTTGTAGAAGAAATTGATGTATCTGATAAATACAATGAACTATCTAAGCAGCGTAATGAAGTGTGGAAGAAGTGTCAGAGAACGGATAGCAAGAAGAAGGAATCTGAGCTGAGAGAACAGGTTAGCAAGTTGGATAAACAGATTGATAGCTTTTACTGGTTGGATGAGTGGAAGGAGAATAATTATGTATAAGCAGATTATTATTGCCAGAAAAGATTTGGGGATGAGTTCTGGGAAGCTCGCAGCCCAAGTCAGTCACGGCTCTATGGCGTTTTTAACATGGATGATTAGAAATAATGCAACAGCAATTATTAATGAAAAAAGTGGTAGAGCATGGGAATATCCAGATAAACCACAATACTATAGGCATCCAGATTTAAATGAATTTGCAGAAATTACAAGGCAAAATGGTAAAAGGTTATTTTACTATAAGCCTTCGAATCCAAATAATCCATATGGAACACAAGTGATGTGCGACCATCCAACTATCAAAGAATATTCTACAAAATTCACTATTGACAAGGATTTATATGAACAGTGGATTAATGGTGAATTTACAAAGTGTGTTCTTCAAGCAAAGAATAAGAATCAGTTATTAAAAGCTAAGACTATGGCAGAAGAGTTAGGAATGGTTGAAGGTAAAGATTTCTGGCTAATAAAGGATAATTGTCACACCGAATTAGAACCTGAAGAAGATGGTAGAACACTTACTGTAATCGGCTTTAGACCAATGGATAGTGAGATTATTGACCAGATTGGAAGAAAATATCATTTATATATGTAGAAATGGAGAATATTAAAATGGCAAATAGATTATTACTTGAGAGTGAAGTGATTAAAGTAGTAGATAAGAATACAAATGATGAGAGTCAGTTAGATAATGATATTAGCTGCATTCTTGAAGAGGTAAATCCTGTTGTATTAGTTGGTTCAAAAGAAGCGTTGGATAGTTTAAAAGTAGAGTGTAAACCAGCACAGAAACAAAAGCGAATTGAGTTATTCGAGAATGAAGATGTTGTATTAGAACAGCGTGGCAACAGATATTACTTGTCTCTATATGATAAGGAAGGAAAGTTCCAGAGGGAAGTTACTATTGATGTCAAGGATGATTACAAGGTTGGACTTGGAAATTGTAAGTAGGAATAGCTTATGAGATCAGAGATAAAAAGACGACAGTTTTCTGAAAATCATCAATCTTGGTTCTCCCATGATTATGCTTGCTGGGCAAATAATCACAATGGTTGGAGAAAGATGAAAAAGAAGAATCGTAGATTATTTAAAAAGAAGTATCGAAGAGAAGTTGAGAAGGATATTAATAATGAATTGAATGATATGCAATAATAGTAAATTCAGGATTCATTGGCTTTAAGAAAGGAGAACATATGAGAGAAGATAGGCTTAATTATATTGAGAAAGAGATTAGTAAAACACCACTTTATTCGCTGCTTGGCGCAGATGGTATTAGTGAATTGAAGAGTAGAATTATTGACATTATCTGTAATCAAGTACAGAAAGATTTGAGAGAAAGTCCGTATTATCTTATTAGTCCAGATGATGTAAATGAGACTCTAGGAGAGAATATTGTTAAGGAAGCAATTGATGAATTAAAAGAAGAGTGGAAGGACAAGCTCAAAGAATATATGTCTCAGAAACTTGAAGCAATGATGAAGTAACTTCACAGGAAAGCAACATATCTTTGGATTTTGAGAGAATAATACATTGGAGGTGAAAACGTGAAGTTAATTGGTGACGAAGCATTTGAAGAATATCAGAAATTAAAAGATAAGAATACTCCAAAGAAAGTAAAAACGCAAAAATATGAACTATTAGTTAAATCAGGATGGGAGTATGCATGTCCTGCTTGTGGATGTGCTGTTGGTGCAAATAAATATGACACAGAATATACTGACGAATATCCATATTGTGACAATTGCGGTCAGGCATTAGATTGGAAAAAATAACAAGAATCCAATCTTTCAAGCGAATTTTCAATCTTTACTCGATAGAATTTATGTTCATTTCCTTGCTTATCAAATCCCTTAATAATGGATTTATCCAGCCAAAAGTAGCCCTCTTTCAGATCTTCTAATGGCTGTTTGGTTGTATCTCTCAAGAATGTAAGATACTCATTGTAAATTGGGTTCACTCATATACCTGAGTGTTATGTACATAACCTTTTACCTAGGATTATCCTTACCTTTCTTTGATTTTATGGCATTTGCAACTACCATTTATGTTGTTATTTGTTCAAAAATTTTCCAATGAAAGATTGGATTGCACCAAATTGAAATCCTATGACAATATATCAGATGTAGATTTAGCAAGTTGGCAAGACTTAATCGAATTACAGAAAGAACATCTAACGCAGCTTGAAGCTGATTCATTAGAACTAATCAAAGAAAAGACAGAGAAGTTTAATACATATACTTCAATAATTCCTGTCTCTATGGGTAAGGATTCAATGCTTACCTGTCATCTAGTCAGAAAATTATATCCAGAAACCAAAGCAATATTTAATAACACATCGCTTGACTGTGCTGATACATACAAAATGGTTAAGACTTTTCCTAACTGTGAGATTATGAATCCTAAGAAGGGATTTTACCAGTATGTAGAATCAGATCACATGATCCCTACGAGATTTGCAAGATTTTGCTGTAGGATTTTCAAGGTTGGTGTTATGGTATCCCAGCTTGACCACGACCATCCGTATCTTATGTGGATGGGAATGCGAAACGAAGAGTCAAATACTCGTAGTGGTTATCAGGATGAATGGGTGAATGAGCAGGAATGGGGCAAGACCCGTTGGCAAGGTATTCTTCCTATTAGAAAATGGTCAGAGATGGATGTATGGCTTTATACAATTTGGAAGAATATTGAGATAAATTCCAAGTATAAGAAGGGTTATTCTCGTTGTGGGTGGACTTTGTTACGCCCCTTTATATAGAAATATATATCGAAAATGCAGTGAACACGTTTATCAGCGTGGTGTCAGATTAACGATGTTAGGAATTGTAGGAAATGACAATTAGTAATCTGGCTAACAGGGAAGCCTAAATCAAAGATGATATGGTAATCCTGTGCTAAGTCTTTTGGTTGAGACGAAAGGAAAGATAAAAATAAGTAGATTAGGAACAATTTATATTATAAGAAATAAATGTAATGATAAAGTTTATATTGGACAGACAACACAATCTGTTGAGGAAAGATTTAAACAACATCTAAAACCATCTGCACATAAAAAATTTGGTAATTATAAAATTTATAGAGCAATGAATAAATATGGTTCTGATAACTTCTATTGTGAAGTATTAGAAGAGAATATACCATATGAAAAACTCGATGAAAAAGAAGTATATTACATAGAAAAATTTGATGGTTTTCATAATGGATATAATTCTACTCCTGGTGGTGACGAAAAAACTATTTATAAAATTGATGATGTAAATGATATTATCAATAGATTACAGACTGGTGAAATGATAAAAAACATTGCAAATGATTATGATGTTTGTCCTCATACAATAAGAAGAACTTTGCAAGCATATGGAATTAATACTCCAAGTGATATACAAGGCAAACATATTCGAGAAGATTTACGAACAATTCCAAGAGAAGAAATAAGGGAATTATACACAAAAGGACTATCGCATTCAGAAATTGCAAAGGAACTTGGTATAGATCAGAGAAGTGTTTCGAGAGTGGTAAAAGAACTTGGGATAGGGAAAAGAAACGTAATTGATTATAATTCGTTAGATTTAGACGCAATTTTGATTGATTTTGAAAAAGCCGAATCTGGCGAATTAAAGAAAAAAGATGTTTTGAAAAAATATGGCTTAAATCAACATTCATTAAAAGTAATTAAGAAATTAAAAAATATATCATAAACGACCAAAAGAAAAGTCAATCGACTATTATGTAGGGCTGAGATTGATACAGCTCGAAGTGCTGCACACGAGTAATTATAGATTATTCTGAGTGATGTTCTGTCACAAACCTAACGTTAAACGAGGGTGATGATATAGTCAGTACTATATGAAAATATAGAATTATATGGTAATATTGCGTGTCCGTTTTATACGAAGTCAACATGGATTTTGGACAAGTATTGGTATCCACAGGCTTATGAGAGATGGAGAAACATTTTAAAACAAGACTTCATCGCAAATAAGAAATGGATAATCATGAACTGTACTATTGACGAATATCTTACACAGGCTTGGAATGGTGGAACATTCAGAGATGAACCAACTGATGAAGTCATTAAAGAATTTGCTGAGTATAACGGATTGAATGTTGGCGACACAAAAGTAGCAAGGCAGTATTTTAATAAATATTGTGATGAGTGCGAAAAGAGAATAAAAGACAAGACAACGCTGGCTATGAACATGAAGTTCCACGGAAGAGATGTATCGAAGTTTTTGTGTAAGAAATGTTTTAAGAAATTGTACGAGATGGATGATGATAAGTGGAATAAGTATGTTGAATCGTTTAAAAGAGATGGTTGTGCGTTGTTTTAATAGAGAATAAGTAATTAGAGGTCACGAAAGCCTTGAAAAACAAGGCTTTTAGAATCTCAAAAGTCGAAGGAAATTTTTCTTTCTTGTGAAGATTGGAGGTGTGTTATGAGAACAGAGAATATAAAAGTGACATTTAAAATTCCAATTCCAGTTGATAAGCCTGACTTAAATGGTCATATATATTCAAAAGAAGCAATCAGAAATGCTTATAAAAATGTAAAGAATATTCCGATTGAGATGCCAAACAATGACGGTCAATTCTTTCCTATTGGAGTAGCACAGGAAGTTGAATTGATTGAAGATGACAATGGTGTGTATGTCACAGGAGTTGGTCTTGTCTGGCATGGTGGCACAGAAGAAAGTGTTGAGATGGTTGATGGCAAAGTAACGAGCTTTCATGTACGTGGCGTTGGGATCTCTAAAGATTAGGAGAATAATATTATGAAGTTGATTAACAAATATGCGAACACAAAATACTCAAAAATGAGTGAATATTATTGTGAAATCACATCAGAGTTGGACAAACTTGTTGGACTTGATCTTAATGGACATTGGAAACATTATGTGCTTTGTGATTATGAAGATGGATGTTTTCCTATTAGAATTCCAGGTGGAACACTTGGAAGTATAGAGTACGATGAAAATAAAGTGATTACGAAAATTCATGTTTGTACTGATTATGTTGTGAAAACTTATCCTAATAATGTAAACGAACAGCTTCAGAAATTCATTGGTCAGAAGATAGAGATAGGAGAATAACCATATGGCAGATAGACAGACCAAAACTATACAGTGGACAATAAATCTACCCATGAATTTTCCTTCAGATTGGGATAATGACATGATAGAATTCCATCTAAACGAATCAAGTTGGTGTTGTAGCAATCTCATTAGTGAACTTGAAAAATATGATGAGGAAAATGGTTGTATTTGTGGTATATGCGAAGCAAAAGTGACTGATAAGATAGAGAACTTAATAAGTAAAGAAAGAAATAAAACACTTGATGAAGTTCTAAAAGCTTGTGACATTGAATGTGGATTATATAGTGGCGATGTTAAGAATCTTACAAGACATGTTTTGATGAGAGTACTTGATGGATTGAGAGAATAAATATCTGTGAGGTGGTGAAATAGATGAATGAAATAAAAAATGGTACAAGATTATATATAAACCTGACTAACAAATGTAATACAAACTGTCCATTTTGTTGTATGTATAGTGGAGTTGACAAAGATAGGTTTCTTACATTTGAACAATTTGAGGACATAATTGATAATTGTACAACGGATTTTGAGCTTCAGTTAGAAGGTGGTGAACCACTTTTACATAAAGATATTTTTCTCTTTATAGAATACGCAATTCACACTAATAAATGTACTAAGGTAATCGTATTGACTAACGGAATTTTACTTCCAGCTTATATGAATAGATTTATAGGCATTGCTAACTGGTACAATACTAAATTTGAATTTAAGATAAGTATTAATTACTTCTTGCTAAATCAAGCAAAGAAATCAGGCATAGATCAGTTAAAAGTATTTAGCAATATTGCATTTGCGACAGATTATATTCCAAATATAGATGTTATATTCAATGTAAGAAAAAGGCATAGTATTGATGAGTGGATCGAAAATGAGTTAGAAAAATATGATTTAAAGAAAAAATCTAATATTTTTTATTTACAATCATATGGAAAACTTACAGATAGCGATGAATATGATAAGCCAATAATAGTTCAAAATATAGACGATTGGAAAATTTATGCCAGCGATGGAACATGTTTTGGACAAGATTTAATTGCCAGAAGCGAATATGAAAAATAGGAGCGAAATAGAATGAACACAATTAAGTTTAGCAAAAGAGAGAATAAAACTACGGAGCAGCATAATTTGCAAATTACAAATATTGTAGATTCTAATATATTTGGTTCTCATCTAAAAATGTACACACCTTGTAATTTAAATATTTTTGTCACAGAGTCGTGTCAAAATAAATGTTTTTTCTGTATCAATGATAAGACGAATAAAAATATACACATGCGTCCCTTATCAGATGAAGAATATATTATTGGGCTTAAAAAATTATTGAACGAACTTAATTGTGAGAATTTTGAAACAACCATTACTGGTGGAGAACCTACTTTAGACATTCATAGGTTTGTAGAAACTATGCGAATTTGTCATGAACATAATTTAAAGTGCAGGACAGTAAGCACAACAGGATTAAATCTCATGAGTTTGTATGATGGGAAACCACTGTGCCAGCATATGATTGAAAACAATTTTGTACATAACATCAACATAAGTAGAATGCATTATGATGAATCAAAAAATAACGAAATCTCTGGTGGAAGAAATATAACAGATAAGGATATCGAAAGATTGGCATTATTCTTCAAATTAAATAATGCCGAAATGAGAGTAAGTTGTAATCTGATAAAAGGTTATATTGATAATCCTGATGACATTTTAAAATTTATAAAACATTATATGAATCTTGGTGTTGAAACGGTTATGTTCAGAGAATTAGAAATGTGTGAGAATGTTAGATTAAATAATATTGTAGAAAGTATACTTGGATTATTTGAATATATAGAAACTTTACATGGAATGGTTTATGACGTAGACGTATATAGTTACAAAGATTTAATCGTGAAACATTACAAAACTTTGGAGAATATAAATAAAGAGATAACATATTCACTTTCTTATAAAAATGGTATTGTGAAAGATGGTTTTATAGGAAATAAACTAAATGTCAAATTGACATAGGAGGTTAAGATGATAAAGGTAGGTTCTGAACGAGAAATCAAATTTGATAAAGAATTAAGAAACAAAAGACATATGGCTAAAACATGTGGAACAAAAGATTACAATATTAATAATTACGATTTAAAAGAGTTTGAGTTTGCAACTGGCAATAAAAAAGTATATGGGAATGTAAATTTCAATATTTTCATTGATGATTATTGCAACGCTGACTGTAAATTTTGTGTGGCTCAGTTAAGATATGAACATAAAAATGCTATGTATAACAAAGGTCATATAAAAGATGTAGATAAATATTTGAGTAGGCTTGATGAAGTTTTAAGAATCGCAAAAGCTTTAGATACATCGGTTAGTATTACAGGTGGAGAACCAACAATGAGTCCAATCTTAACAGAAGTATTAAAAATGGTTGATTCATATGGTTTTAGAAAACGAACCATTACAACTAATGGAAGTGGTTTATTTCAAATCCAAGACAATGATACGATTCTGAATAATCTCATTAAATACAATTGGGATTATTTGAATATTAGTAGAGCAAGTTATGATGATGAACTTAATCGTAAAATTATGAGATATGTATCAGATAAAGAATATTGTACTATGGATATGTTAAATGAAATTCTAAATATTTCTAATAAAACTAATCTAAAACATCGTATCAGTTGTCTCTTACTCAAAGAGAGTGTAAATTCCGTTGAAGAAATGAAAAAGTATATTGATTTTTATAGTAAACTCGGTGTTAATAATTTCATTTTTAGAGAATTAATGGATTACGATAAAAGTGCGGTCAACACAGAAAAAATGAAATACTGCGATGAGAATAAGATTAAGTTATATGATATTTGGAATGATTTTGATAAATATCCTGAGTTTGAACCATACTTAAATATTCTTGGATATTACTATTATGTGGAGATTTATAAATATTTAGGAATGACAGTAGCAAGTGAAACAGCAGACTTGAATATCCAGAATCGTGAGGTTGCAGCACATGATGATGTTGTTTATGAGATGGTATTTCATAATAATGGTAACTTATGTGCAAGTTGGATTGATAACGAAAGAATTTTAGACAAGTACATAGACTAGAAAAGATTCGTTTCTTGTGAAAATTTGAAAGGAGATAAAAAGAATAATGAAAGCGTTTGACAAAATTTTTGATGCAATTAACAGTCTTAATAGCAATATTACACATTTAATTGATTGTTATAAAAGAGAACATGATGATGTGATTAGAACCTATAACCACTATAGGGATATTATTCAGGAACAGGATAGAATTATTCAGTCATTGTTGAAATCACAAACAAACAACAAAGATATGGAGTGTATGGTATTTGTTCCATATAGAGGCAAGCCAGTCGTGATTAAAAATGGTGAGGTGGTCAGTACAGATAGCATGACTTCATTTGATGTTGATTGGTCTTATGATAGACGAATTGATGTGACCGTGAGAGGAGAATAAATATATGACGGTCAAGGAGTTAAAAGAATTATTAGAAAACTTACCAGAAGATATACTTGTCTGCTGCAATGGCATAGGTGGCAAATACCTTATAACAAACAATGGTATTGTTAGTGTTGATTCAGAAGATGAAGACTTCTTTGTAAGTGATGATGTTCTTGTGTTGTATACGGAAGGACAGCAATAAATATCGGTTTCCTTGGGAGGTGAAAATAATATGATAACACCACCAGTAATACAAAGCTTAACAAACGAAAACACAATGTTGGCAAGTGCTTCTATAGAAGATTTAGAAGAGTATAAGAAAAATGCTTGTAAAATTCTTAGAAGTCAAACGCAGTGTGCTACTGCAAAAATCGTAGAAGAATTGATTGATCAGGAAATTATGAATAGGAAGATTATTGAAGAGTGGAATAAATTGTATGAGCAATTTCCTGAATACGTAGGAGTGTGAATTATGGCGGTAAAACATGTTAAAACGATAGATGCAATTGAGATAGAGGAAATTCTTACAAAATATCTTCATGTTTTTGATTGTGCATTAAAAATCATAGATACCAAAGATGGACAATCTGTTGTAGCAGAGGTTTATGAACGAGTAGAGAATAGTCTACCAGGAGGTGATACCAATAGAATTAGAGAATAATCCAAAACAGATTGAAGAAAATCTTAAAACTGTACTCACATTAGAATATATGGGAATTCATATTGAAGACACAAAAGAACAAGGGTTTAAACAGTTGTATTATTTCTCAGTACCAGAAAAAACAACACTAAAAGTTGAATCTGCAAAAGAACAGGCTGAGACGGCAGAAGACTTAATTGATGTTGCAAAAGCTGTTTTAACAGAAATGATTCTTGATTCGTGTAAATCTGAATTTAATGATGGAGAGGAAGACGAAGAATTTTACAAAGATGTAGAGAATAATATTTCAGACTACGCTTTATTCTTTGCAAAAGTCAGAAAAGGGGAAGTGTGGAATAAGGAAATGGGTAAAGCTGCTGTTAATAAGGCGGTTGAGCAGTTTAAAAATCCATCATACAAGCAGGTTTAGAAGGAGAATAACTATATGGACATTAAATATATAGGTGGAGCATATCAAATTGTAATATCAGACTTGCAGTATACAATTGGTTGCGACAATGTAATGAAATGTAAACAGAGATTTTTAGATATGATGTCAAAAGAATTTGATAAAGTCGTGAATGAAAAACTTGGCGATTATGGTTTCTATAAGGAGAATAAATGAGTTGTAAATATCCAGTAGATAGTAGAAGTTATAAATTTTGTATAGGATGTAGCGATGTAGATTGTTGCGAAGATGCAGTTACTTCTAACATACCTATGCCAGAAGTTCAGTCACCAAAGAATGTTATTCCGTCTGCATCAGAAGCAAATAAGATGACAAATCATGTGATTTTTGGTGATCAATTAGAAGATATAGGTGAGGAAATTAGAAAAACTATTAAAGAAGGTAAATTTTTTATTAGCAACATTGGTTATCTTGAATCTGAAACACGAAAGAAGTTGAATGAGCTTGGTTATAAGGTTGAGACTGGAAGCAAGTACAATGAATCGTATTATATTATCAGTTGGGAAGAAACAGAGTAAATTTCTTTTGGAGAATAAACATAAGGAGGATTGATACATACGAATTTAGTACAAGCATTAGAAAAACAGATTAAATTCTGTGAAGCAAATGAAAATTATAAATGTGGTGTATTTGTAAGGACACAAGCTCAACGAGAGATTGCAACAAAATGTATTTCCAATCTATTATCATCTTCTGTACAAGTTCAACATAGGGCTAGTAATCACGAGACAAGATTTTGGTGGAAAAATGGAAGCATTATTACAGTTCTTCAGGTTAATGACTATATACGAGGTCATAAATTTAATGGTGCAATAATTGAAAATGAGATTGATAGAGATGTTGTTATTACTTTAATTATGCCATTTTTAATGGCAAGGATTGATTCTACAGGTCATAGAATGGAAGAATTTGGCAGTGTAACAAGTAGGGTATTTACGGTAGATATTAATAATAATGATGTTATTGAAAGTCAAAATCATCCAATTTATATTTCAACCGAATGGCAGAGAAATTTAATAAATAATTTAGTACCTTGGCAAAGAAACATGTTAAGCAGAGGACTAAGAAATTCAAATATATTTATTGATGATTTATGTGAAGAAAGTTTTAAGAAGGAGTATATGTGTATGTTTAATAATCACACAGCAGCTTATAGAGTTGCACAGGTAGGAACAGATAAGATTTATATTTACAATGCGACTGGTATTCCAAAAGAGAATATTAAATATGAGACAGAGTTCGTCAATAGAAATAAGGAAACTTATCTGAATATTAATGGCGAATATAAAAATGAGGATATTGGATTTGAGAATGAAATTGATGTTCATTTACTTATTGATACTGATGTCTATGACAAATATGAAGTTGAGTTCCATGATGGTCTTGTTCTTGTAGTCTTACATGAAATTATCAATAAGAAGCCTGTTTTAGAGGACGTTTCAAAGAATAATTAAAAGGAGAATAATATAATAAAAGAGAGGTACATATATGCCAGTACATGATGATTTAGGCTGCCGTATGAAAACATTTTATGAGCAGATTCCAAAGACAAAATTAATGAAAAGGTGTCCAGTTGCTATCCGCATTGATGGAAAAGCGTTCCATACATTCACAAGAGGATTCCATAAGCCATTTGATAAAGTGCTAATTAAGTCAATGCAGGAAACAATGAAATATTTATGTGAGAATATTCAGGGCTGTGTTCTTGGTTATACACAGTCAGATGAGATTACATTGATCCTCGTTGATTATAAGAAACTTACATCTTCAGCATGGTTTGATTATGAAGTACAGAAGCTTTGTAGTATTGCTGCAAGTATGGCAACAATGGCATTTAATAGAGCTTTTGTAAAAGAAGTTAAAAAATATTCTTTTGAACTTAGTATGGGAATTCATACAGATGAAGAAAGAAGATTATTAGATATTTATGATAAAGCAATGGACAAGGGTGCAATGTTCGATGCTCGTTGTTTCAATATTCCAAAGGAAGAAGTAACTAATCTCGTATATTGGAGACAATTAGACGCTTCTCGCAATTCAATTCAGATGATTGGTCAAGCCAATTTCTCACACAAGGAATTACAGAATAAGTCATGCAATGACATTCAGGATATGCTTATGATTCAGAGAGGCATTAACTGGAATGATTTACCGACTTATCAGAAGAGAGGAAGCTGTTGTGTAAGAAATAAGATTGTTATTGAATCTGATGGTGTTACAGCAACTGCACAGTTAAGAGACACTTCTAAATCAGAAAATGAGTGGATTATTGATACAGAAATTCCTATTTTCAAGGGTGAAGGCAGAGAATATATTGATAAGCTGGTATTTATCGGTGAAGAATAAATAATATACTATATATAGTGATTACAAAATACTATAAGCACTATATATAGTATGAAAATTAAGACCGAAGGAAACTGACATTTCTTGGTGCGATTTTAAAGGAGAATTGTAGAATGAGTGATATTTGTAAAGACAGAGAAGCTTTAAGACCTAAATATGAACAGTTTATTCAGACTGAGAGAGGTAAAGAGTGGAAACATTTTTGGCAGAGTCAAACAGGTTCAGAGAGAAGTGGAGATTTTGGAGATTATCTTTATGACTTTTATCCAGAAATGTTGCAGTAAGGAGAAAAAATAAATGGCGAAAAAGAAAGGCTTTGGTGTAAGTCCAATAACAAATACAATCTATTATGGAACACAGGATACAGGGAAACATATGTGGGTTGGACAGAAAACGGATGTTACAGATGAGGTAATAGCTGCTGTATATGAATGGTTTATGGGCAATATGGAAGATTCAGAAGGCAAGAAGGAGGAATACCAGATTACATATCCTAATACAGAGTTTGAATTAGTGATGAGAAGAAAGAAAACAGAGAATATATAGTTGGAGGTGATAATTATAGAATACAATTTTGAAGGAAAAGAAAATGCTATCACGGCAGAACATTTAAGAAATGGTGAAACTTGTAAAGTGGTTGGATTTGGTCAGTCTATGACACCAATACTTAAATCTGGTCAGCCAGTAATTTGTAAACCTGTAACAGAAGATACAGAGTTAAAGAAGAATGATATTGTACTCTGCAAGGTTAAGGGTAATTATTATTTACATAAAATTTCAGCAATTAAAAATGGTGTGAGTTACCAGATTTCAAACAATCATGGTCATGTCAATGGCACTATTACAAGAAGTAATATCTTTGGTATTGTTGTTGAAATTCTTTAAGATTCATTCGAGTCACAATTTCCAATAAAAATGAAAATCGAATAGAGAATAAGTAAATGAAAGGAAAAATTATATGAAATTATTTAAAACAGTAGACGACAAATTAGCAGAAATTGGATTTATTAATGTTAGAGAAGACAAGTATGGTGTAGTATACGAAAGAAAAGATAACGAACACAATTTTACGCAATCTGTAACTATTTTACATAAAGCTTCTGGCAGACACCTTCTACAGTCTTATGATGCTGAACTGACAGATCAGAAAATGATTGGCAATACTTGTGTTGGACTTACAGGATACGAGATGAAATTATTTCTTAAAAAGATGAAACAGATTGGTCTGTACAGTAAATAGTGAGTGAGGAATTCACTGTTTCATGCGAAATTCGTAAATCTAATCTTGAACAATTCGTTCAAAAATCCCTAACAAATAAGAGAATAAATAAATGGTGGAAGAACAGCATACCATTGAGCTTGTGCGCTCATAAACCACTGTTGAAGATAGATTTTTACATAAATTTATTTTCTGTGTTCCAGTCGCAAGACTGTTCAAATATAGTTATCAAAAAATTTTACATATTATAAGGAGGACATTTTTTAAATGGCAGAGACAAAGAAAAAAGGAAGATTATTTGATTTACCTGAGACAAAGGGTGCGTTCCAGTTAAAGGGAGTTGTATCTGGTATGGAGAAGGATACAGCATTTAAGGAGATTAAGACCAAGAGTGGCAAGCCTATGAGAATGCTTAATTTTGGTACAAGTTATCTTGATGGTGAGACATTATATGTCAATCTTCAGGGAATGGAACAGGAGAATGTTTATTTCTCTAAGAGAGCTGAGAAGAAAGGCGAAAAGGCAGAAACTGTAAAAGTTCCTTGGGCTGACAGATTCTCTTATAATCGTGAAGGCTTCCGTATGATTGGTAAGAACATTGGAGTAAAAAAGAAGGTTGATTCTGAGGGTAAGACAGTTAATGACAAGAAGATTCTTACAGACTTTGATGCTTGTAAGGAAGTTAAGGAGAATCTAAAAGATGGTGCAAGCGTATTTATTCGTGGAAACCTTGATTATAGCAGTTTTACAGATGACAAGGGCAATAAGAGAACATCCACAAAACTTGTTCCAAATCAGATTTCACTTTGTTCAGAAGTGGATTTCAATGATGAGAAGTTTGAGAAGCAGAACGATTTCAACCAGGTAATTATTTTCATGGGCATCGAACAGGAAAAGGATGATAATGACAAACCAACAGGCAGATTCATTGTCCTTGCAAAGATTATTACATACAGCAATATTGAGGACGTTCAGTTTATCATTGAGGATAAGGCTCTCGCTAATAAGTTTAAGAAGTCGCTTAATCCTTACAACGCAATTAAGGTAAGTGGACATATGGTTTCTTCTACTCAGACAGAGACAGTTACAACAGATGATGATGACAATTGGGGCGAAGAGGACAGCATGGAGAAAGTGTCTGCACCTACAAAGAGAGAATTCATCATTACAGGAGCAAAGGGTTCTTCAATCGACAAGGAGCTTTACACAGAAGAGAATGTGACAGAAGCTATTGCAAAGATTAAGAATGCAAATAAGGCAGAGGAGAGTTTCGGTTCTGACTCCAATGATGATTGGGGAAGTGCTGATGGTCTTGATGGATCAGACGAGGACGAGGCTTGGGATTAATCCTTTAGCAACTAGAGAATAACTAAGTGGAACGTCAGAAATGGCGTTCCAATAAATCAGATATTAGGAGGAATTAAATTTGAAGACAAGAGCAGCAAACAAAATTCAGACAAAATTGGTTACATTATTATACGGTGCAACATTTAGTGGAAAAACAACACTTGGTTTACAGCTTGCAGATTTTAAGAGAAATGATGGAAAGCCATTTAGAGTTGCAGTTGTAGATGCAGAGGGTGGCGGCGTAGATGATGCAGTAGATGAGTTAGAAGATAGAGGTATTGATACAAGAAATATTCATATCTTCTATACACAGAGTCTTCAGGAACTTACTACAATTCTTGATAAAATTAAGAATCACGACACATTCTATGAGTTCGATGAGGATGGAAATGAGACAGATGAACCTATTGTAGATGCTGATGGAGAAGAGTTCTTCCCAGATGCAATTCTTATTGATGGTACAACAATTTTCCGTTTAACAAGTGAACAGGGATTATTAGAGTTATCTAAAAAGAGAAATACAATCAAGGCAGATAAGGATGGTTTAGTTGGTGCTGAGAGATTTGTAAAGATTCAGGGTGCAGACCTTGAGTTTAAGGATTATAAGAAACTGAATTATTCTGGACAGAATCTTGTACTTGATTTAATGGCTATTGGTATTAATGTAGTTCTTACTGCAAGAGAGAAAGATGAAACAGTACAGAAGATGGACAAGAATGGTCAGCAGGTATCGGTTTCTACAGGAAGAAAGGTACATGATAGTTTCAAAGGACTTGATTATAATGTAAAGACTATTCTTCACATGTATCAAGATTCAGAGACAGGTCAGATTTGTGCAGAAGTTGTAAAGGATAGAACTAGAGTACATAAAGCTGGTGATATTCTTGAAGATCCAACTCTTCTCGATTGGCAGACAGTTATTGATAAGAATGTTGATAAGAAGGAGTTTGTATTAAAGAATGACTTAGATAAGGCTGTGGAAACAGAGCAGGAAATGTATGAGAAGGAAGCAATGGAACTTCATAAGTCATTAAAGGATGGTTCAACAACTACAAGTGAAACTACTTCAGACGATACAGACATTGAAGCAATCAAGAAAGAGATTATTGCCAAGAGAAATGCACTTCCACCTACAGAGAAGAAAGCTATGAAGGAAAAACTTGAAGCAGCAGGACTTCCTACAGCATACAAGAATGTAACTGATGTTGAGATTCTTAATAAAGTATTAGCAATGTTTGAGTAAATTCTAGTTATGTAAAGGTAGGATTATGGCAAGATACACAAGTAATAACAAAAATGGTGTTAAAAGAAAATGTGGTTGTTGCGGAGAAAACCTTTATATAAACAAGAATAATATTGACGATGCAATCTACTATGATAAAAAAACATATCATAGTAGTTGCTTTATCAATATATGTCGGAAGCGTATTGCTAACAAAAGGGCAGACGTATCAGCAAAATGGACTTGGGTATATGACCACATTGATTCTATAAAAAAAGATACATATTCGCATCTCGCAGTAGCAATAGAGCAAGATGAGATATTTGAGTTTATTAAAGAAGCATATGATTTGACGATTATCCCTACTACTGTGTGGCAAAAGTTAGGTAACATTTACAATGGAACTTTTAAGGGAATGTCAGTAGGTATTCCACCTTCAGACTTACTTGATATGTGGCAAAGAAAAATAGATATGCTTAATGGTATTGCGAAAAAGAATGAAGTCAAAGGTATTCATATGCAGCCAGAACAACGACTTTCGTATGATTTATCCATTCTGGTTAATAAATACGACAGTTATTTAAGGTGGAAAGAAAAACAAAAAATACTTGAAGCTGAGAAAGAAATAGAAAAATCACAGAATATTGTCAGTCAATCAATTGGTTATACAAGTGTGTCCAAAGATAATAAGGCTGATACAGATGATATTTCAGACTTGGTGGATGATATTTTTGGATAGGAGATAATATTGGATAATTACACAGTTTACAAACATATAAGCCCATCTGGAAAACAATATATTGGAATTACAAAACAAGATGTGAAAAAAAGATGGGCAAATGGCGAAGGATATAGGAATTGTACATATTTTTATAATGCCATTCAAAAATATGGATGGGATAATTTTGAACATATTATCTTATATACTCAATTATCCCGTGAGAGAGCTTGTGAAATTGAGAAAAAGCTTATAGAAGAGTTAGATTTGTTAAATCCAGAAAAAGGTTATAATTTGAAAACTGGTGGCAGATATGGAATTTTAACAGAGAAAAGTAAGAATAAAATTAGCCAATCATTAATTGGCAATAGTCGTAGGGCAGGAATTCCGCACACACAAGAAACTATTGAACATTTCAAAGCAATAAGAACTGGTAAAAAAACTCATGATTGGACAGATGAATCAAGAGAAAAAATGAGACAAAATAGGCTTGGAAAGAAAGCCTCAAAAGAAACAAAAAATTTATTGAGCGAAATGCGAAAGGGTGAAAGCAATTCATTTTATGGAAAGCATCACACCGATGAGAATAAGAAAAAATTTAGAGAAAATGGTATTAAAGATAAAGTTGTTCAATTAACAATGGATCATGAATTTGTAAAAGAGTGGGATTGTGCAATTGACGCACAAAGAGAATTACATATTTACAATATAGGTAATGTATGCAATGGAAAACAAAAATCAGCAGGACATTTTTTATGGATGTATAAGGGGGATTACGATGGAAGAAGAGCGTAGAATATCAGATACCAATGTGTCCGCAGAAATATGTTTTGTGGGAGCACTCGTGAAACAGCCTGATTTGATTGTTAATTATAGCAACTTTATGAGAAGTAAATATGACTTCTCTGATCCTGCAACAAAGTTCTTCTATGATAGTTTTGAAACATATTACTTAACATTTTCTCAAACAGTAGATGAAACAAAAATGAATGTGTTTATGAGTCAGAATGAAGAACGACTCAAGCTATATAAACAATATAAGGGTTGGAAAACACTTCAAAGATATATGACCTTGGCAGATGAAAATGATGTGAAAAATTATTTTGATACTGTTAAGAAGTATTCATTAGTTAGAGAGTATGGAAGAAATGGATTTCCAGTTGAGAGAATATTATCTCATAGGAACTTTGATAAAATGTCACCGAATGACATTTATAGGATTATTCGTACAAAAGCGGATAAGATAAACACAGTAATTAATGCTGGTGAAGAAGCAGTTGAGCTTACTGATAAAAACTCATCTCAAATCGACAAATATCTTGAAAAGCCAAATTTCGGCTTACCTTTCCCCTGGTATATGTATAACGAATTTTTTCTTGGTCTTAGAGAGACAAAGGTTCTCTTTGAAGGATTCCTTTCTAATGAGGGCAAAACAAGAAAACTTGTACTTTTAGCAGCTTATGTAGCACTTGTGCAAAATGAGAATTTTTTTCTTATGAGTAATGAGATGGATGAAGAAGACCTTCGTAGCTGTCTTATTACAACTGTTATTAATAATAAAGAGTTTCAAGAGTTGCATGGCGTACATATTACAAAGCCTGAGAAAGAGATTGTATTAGGTGTTTACCATGATAAAAATGGTGACATTATCAGAAGAAAAATTGATGATAATGGTGTTTATCTTGAAAGTAATGAAGATTACATAAAGAGAATAAAAGATACGTCAGAGGAATATTGGAACGTAAAAAAAGTTACAGATTGGATTGATAATAGTGATCGTAAGGGCAAAGTTATGTTCAAAGATGTTGGAGATGATTATAGCCCTGAAAGAATTGAATTTGAATTGCGTAAAGCAAAGATGGTTCAGAATATTAAATATTATGGTTATGACACGTTAAAAGGTTATAACACTGATGATTGGTCACAGATTAAACAGTTTGCAACTAAATTGAAAGAATTGACAAAAGAACTTCGTATGAGTGGATATGCAGTATTCCAGTTAAGTGATGATACGGTATTTACGGATATTTTTAGTTTGAGCAGTAATAACATTGCCAATGCAAAACAGATAAAGCATGTAGCCGATATCTTGAACATTGGTAAAAAGTTAAATAAGGAAGAATACCATAAATATCAAGTTGTTTTAGAATGTGATTCTTGGGGCGAGCCAGTGACGGAAGATTTGGATTTAAGTAAACAATATTTTTGTATTAAGCCAGATAAAAACAGAGCAGGTAGTAAGGACAAGATTATGTTATTTGAGATTGATTTGAACTTAAATATTTGGAGAAATATAGGTTATATCATTAAAAAACCAAAAAATAGTGACTAATTGGAGGGTGGCAGCTTGGATGTAAAAGAGTTGAAGAATTATATATATGAAAATAATTATTGTGAACAGATATTAGAATCCGTTGGTTGCCACCATATCAAATATCATTCAGTTGGATCATATTGGACTGCTGGTAATCCTGATGGAGATAATAAGGGAGCAATTATTCTATATAATAATGAGTCCCTTATCTGCTTAAATAAAACTCGACAAATGATAAAAGGAAATAGACAAACAGATATTATTGATCTTGTATGTTATGTCAAAGACCTTACATTTCCAGAAGGATTAAAAGAAATATGCTCAGAGATAGGAATGTCTTATTATCACGACTTTGAAGAGGATATTCCAGATAGTTTTAAAATACTGAAAATGTTAGAAGATATGGATTCTAATATATCAGAAGAAAAAGAAAAGCCATTACAACCTATTTCGGAGAAAATACTTTCGTATTACAAACCTTATGTAAATGATTTATTCTACGAAGACCATATAAATTATGAAACACAAAGAGAGTTTGAGATAGGTTTTGATGAAGAAACAAACCGATACACAATTCCTATTCGTTCTGAATTAGGAGATTTAGTCGGTGTAAAAGCAAGATATTTTGATAGAAAAGTACCTGATGGAATGAATAAATATATTTACTTAGAACCATGTGCAAAATCAAAAATCATATATGGATTGTATAAAACTCTTCCTTATATAAAGAGAACAGGAAGAATATATGTTGCAGAATCTGAAAAAGCAGTACAACAAGCATGGAATTATGGTTATCAAAATGTTGGTGGTACAGGTGGGAAGGAACTTTCACAATATCAAATTGATATGTTAGTTAGACTTGGTACAGATATAATCTTATGTTTAGACAAAGATGTAAAAAAAGAAGAATTAGAGGAACTAGCAGAAAGATTTCCTGATGGTGTTCCACTCTATTATATGTTTGACGAAGATAATATTCTTGATGAAAAAGAATCCCCAACAGACGATCCTATTAAATGGAAACACTTGGTAGAGAATAATATATATAGATTAAGATAGGAAGGTGTGTATTTGAAGTACAGATTATATGAAAATAGCGACAATAACACTTCCAATGTATTAGAGGAAGTTTTAAGAAATAGAGGAGTTGATGATTATGAAAAATATCTCAACTTAGATGAGAGTGTTTTGATTCCATACGAAAATTTGGATAACATACATGAAGCAGTAGAGTTATTTATGAAACACTTTAATAATAAGGATAAAATAGAAATATTAGTAGATTCTGATCCAGATGGTTTTTGTTCAGCAGCTATGATGTATTCTTATATTAAGAAAATGGATAGTGATTATCCAGTTAATTACATATTACATGCAAGAGCAAAAGCACATGGATTAGATGATGATATTGTAATATCTGATGATACAAAATTATTGGTTATTCCTGATGCTGGCACAAACGACACAGAACAGTGTGAGGAACTTTCGGGAAAGGGCATTGATATACTTATTCTTGATCACCATGAGTCAGAAGAAGAAAATCCATATGCACTAATTGTAAATAATCAAATGAGTGACAATTATCCTAACAAAGATTTCTGTGGTGCAGGTGTTGTGTATAAGTTTTTACAAGCGTTAGATACAGAAACATGGAATGAGTTTGCAGATGACTATTTAGATTTATGTGCATTAGCAAATATTAGTGATGTTATGGATATGCGTTCATTTGAGACAAGATATATTACAAACCTTGGATTACTCAATATTACAAATAAATGTTTTCAGGCTTTTATTAAAGCGCAAGATTATAGTATGAATGGTAAAGTTAATATACATAATATCCAATGGTATGTAACACCCGTGATTAATGCGTGTATCCGTATCGGCTCAAGTGATGAAAAGGAGTTATTATTCAGAGCTTTTATTGAAAAAGATGAGTTCTTTGAATATAAAAAAAGAGCCACAAAGGATAAACCAGCAGAAATAATTCAGGAAAGCATTTATGATAGAGCTGCTAGACTTTGTAAAAATGCAAAATCACGACAAGATAAAATGAAAGAAAAAGGTGTAAAAGCCATTTCAGAAGTCGTAGATGAACTTCCAATTGATGACAAGGTTATTATGGTTGATGTATCTGAATTACTTGATAGTGGATTAACTGGTGTTGTAGCGATTAAAATTGCAGAGCAATATAATAAACCTTGTATTCTGCTAAAGAAACACTTTGATAAAAAGACAAAAACAACTGTATTTGGCGGTAGTGCAAGAAATATTGATAATAGTCCAATTGATAGTTTTAAAGATATTGTTAATTCAACAGGATTTGTTAATGGTAAAGGTCATGCAAATGCCTTTGGTATTGTAGATTTACCAGTTGATAATAAAGAAAAAGCAATCAATATGATGAACAGTATTCTTAGAGATACTGAATATGATTCTACATATCGTGTGGATTTTATCTTAGACATTAATCATGTCACAATCCCTTTAATTATTAAGTTATCACAGTTTGAAGATATTATTTGTCAAGGAATTGATGAACCTATGCTTGCAATAGAGAATATATCATTGACAAGAGATTGCTTTGAAGTATTTGGAAAAAATGAAGATACTATCAGTTTTATGGTGAATGATATTAAATACATTCAGTTCAAATGTAAAGAAGGTAATCAATTATATGATTTTCTTCAAAACGCATGGGATGATAACGATAGTATTACATTTAATATTGTCGGAAAACCTTCAATAAACGAATATAACGGCATTAGAACACCACAGATTATTATCGAAGATGTAGCTGTTATCAGTACAAATAGTAACGATGAGGACGATGATTGGTAGGAGGTGATACTAATCGGCAGATTAATTGACCTAACTGGAAAACGATTTGGCAGACTTTTAGTATTGAGAAGAAATGGCACAGCAAAAGATGGAACACCATTATGGGAATGCCAATGTGAATGTGGAAATATAAGAGATATAAGAGGTACTTCATTACGAAGTGGTTCTACATTATCTTGTGGTTGTTTGCATAGTGAAATTATATCTAAAAGAGTTAAAAAATACAATGAGTATAATTTGTTAGGAGAATATGGTATTGGGTGGACTTCAAATACGAATAAAGAATTTTATTTTGATTTAGAAGATTATGATCAGATAAAAAATCATTGTTGGTTTGAAAATGATCAAGGTTATATTTGTACTCGACTATACGGTGAAGATAAAAGGGGTAAAAATATTAGATTACATCAACTGATTACGGGATTTAATTATGAACTTATCGACCATATAAATACTAATAAAAAAGATAATAGAAAATTTAATTTAAGACCAAGTGACAAACAGACAAATAATATTAATCGTGATGCTAACTGCAATAATAAGCTTGGTATTAAAGGAGTATTAAAAAAGAAAAACGGTTCATATATGGCTAGAATTGAACGCAATGGAAAAATATATTCTAAAACGAACAAGAGCCTAGATGTTGTTGTTAATTGGAGACATGAAAAAGAAAAAGAGTTATATGGAGAATTTGCATACAAATATTATAAGGAGGTTCGGTAATGGCATATTCCAGTTTACATAATCATGATTTCTATTCACTATTAGATGGTTATGGAAGTCCAAAAGAAATGTTGGATAGAGCTAAAGAAATAGGTTTAAAGGCGTATGCCACAACAAATCATGGAAATGCATATGCCCATATTTACTTTGATCTTATTAAAAAAGACTATCCAGATATTAAAATGATATATGGATGTGAGTTATATGAATGTGAAGATATTACTGTTAAGGACAAAGACAATAAATATTTCCATTTGATTTGTTTGGTAAGAAATGAACAGGGCAGAAAAGACTTAAATAAGGTTATTACAAAAAGTAATTTTGAAGGGTTTTATTTTAAGCCACGATGCACAGTGGAAGATATTAAGCCTTATGCTGAGAATTTTGTTATTTCTTCTGCTTGTTTAGCAAGTAAGTTAGCAAGAGAATCAGACTTTGAGAAGTGTATTGAATATATCAATGAGTATAAAGAAGCCTTTCCACATTTCTTTCTTGAGATGCAGTCACATTCTCATCAAGATCAGTGCTTATATAATCAGAAAATTTTAGAGCTTTCAAAAAGAACAAATACCCCATTTATCATTACTACAGATAGTCATGCACCTAAGAAAGAAGATTTATATTATCAGGACAAGCTTATTCAGATTGGTAGAAAAAGTAGCAACAACGACAAAAATGCTATCGAAAATAGTGAGGTGTACGAAGGTTGCTATATGCAATCTGAAGATGAAATTCATGAAATCATGGATAGCCAGATTGGATATGAAAATGTATGTCTTGGATTGGAGAATACTAATAAGGTAGCAGATTTAATTGAAAATGTAGATATGCCATTCCAAAAACCACAATTGCCTACATTTCCACTACCTGATGGATATAGAGATAATAACGAGTTTCTATGGCATTTAGTTAGACAAGGTTGGAAAGATAGAGGTTATGACAAGCTTAGCGAAGATGAACAGCAAGTAAGACGAACTAGGTTGAATTATGAGATGGGTATTATTCATTCAATGGGGTTTGATGGTTATTTCTTGTTTGTATGGGACTTTATCAAGGCTGCTGAGAAACTTGGAATTGAAGTTGGTAAAGGAAGAGGAAGTGCAGCAGGTTCTTTAGTTTGCTATTGTTGCCATATTACAGATATTGATCCGATTAAATATGGACTCATTTTTGAAAGATTCTTAAATCCTGAAAGAGTAGGACTTCCTGATATTGACACAGATGTTGGAAATAGAGATGCAATTATTGATTATCTGGTAGAGAAATATGGAGAAGAAAGAGTATGTCAGATTATTAACTACTCTTATATTACTCCAACAGTTGCGATCACTGATGTTGGTAAAATACTCGGATTCCCATATAACCAAATGCAAAAACTTTCACAGAAGTTCACATTTGATAAATGGGATGATTGTATGAAAGCAAACCCTAATCTACTTACAGACAATCCACAATATGCTGATTTATTTGATATTGCAAAGCATTTAAGCGGTCGTGTTAAAACAGTTTCTATTCATGCTGGTGGTGTTGGAATTGTTGATACAACAATTAATGATTATATGCCAATGAAAATAGGAACTAAGGGCGAGCATGTAATTCAGGTTGATAAACATTACGTAGAAGATATTGGAATTGTAAAATTTGACCTTCTTGGTGTGGCAACACTTAATCTTGTAAAAGAGATTAAAGATGATTTACATCTGAATCCTTGGGATTATGATATTAACAATCCAGCATTTGAGAATGATAGACCTACATATGAATTACTTGCAAGTGGCAAGACTAATGGTGTATTCCAGGTTGAATCAGCAGGTATGAAAGATTTACTTATTCGATTAAAACCAAAGCTTGAGCAACTGGATTTTGAGGTTATATCTGTTATTTTGGCATTGTATAGACCTGATAGTATGGGAGCACTTGATGAGTATGTAGAAATGGCAACAGGTGGAAGTAGACCACCATCAATTCATCCAGATATGGACGAAATCTTAAAAGATACAAATTACTGTATGATTTATCAGGAACAGCTTCTTGATATTGTTAAGAAGTTTGGTGGAAGAACATATGGACAAGCTGACCTGTTTCGTAAAGCCATAGGAAAAAAACTTCCAGAATTAGTAAAACAGGAATCGGAAAAACTTCGTGGAGAAATTTCAGCGAATGGATACTCTAAAGAACTTGCTGATAAAATTGCAAATGAACTTTCTTCTAAGGGCGGGTATTTGTTTAACAAATCGCATTCTTTTAGTTACGCAGTCCTTTGTTTCGAGACAGCTTGGTTCAAAGCTCATTATCCAACTTATTTTTTCAAAGCATTGTTCAATCAGAATAAGGATAAAGCAGGTGCGATTAATAAATATATTCTTGATGCAAGATATTTCAATGTGGATATTATGCCACCGAACATCAATCATTCTGGAATGAATTTCACAGTCGATAAGGATAAGGTTCTTTTTGGATTATCTGCTATTGGTGGAATTGGTGAATCACTTTCTAAGCAAATTATCGAAGAAAGAGAGAATAATGGTATATACAAATCGTTTGATGATTTGATTCAGAGACTTTCTTTAGGTAAGGCATCTGTTATTGCACTGATAAAATCTGGTGCAATTCCTTGTAAAAATAAGCGTGAAAAACTTATATCATATCTTAAATCAGAGTATCAACCATTAAAATTCTCAGAAGTTCAATCATTGCCTACCTATAAGAAACTCGAAGAAGATTGGAACATTGACTTAAAGAAGTACGTGATTCCTTCATCTGGAAAACGAATTGTATATGACAAAGAAGCATTACTTGCCGAATATAACAGGTTGAAAAAGATACAATTTGAAGAAAATCAGAGGGTAAGATTCCAAAAGTACATAAATGATAACAAAAAATATCTTGAAGATGAACAGTTTTGGGAATTCCAAACATTACAGGTATTTATTAACGATAATCCATTTGATGCAGCTTATACATTCTTGACACCATTTGAGGATGTGCCTGATGGTGAGAAGTGTACTTTAGTTGGAATTATAGCAAAGGTTCAAAAGAAGAAAGATAAGAATGGTAAGCAATTCGCATATATAAACATCTATTCAAGTTTTGGACTTGTTGAAGGAATTGTATGGCATAGTCAATTAAAGGAATATGAAGATTTAGTTAAAAAAGGGCAGCAAGTAGCAATTCTTTGTAAGAAAGATAGCGAAGAAAAAGTAATTGTAGAAAAATTAAAGCCATATAGCAAATGGCTTGAATATGTGAGAAAGAAAGGAGTGTCAGTCTAAATTGGATGAAGATGAGATTTATAAATTTACAGCAACTATAACCTTTGAACAATGGTACAACGAGGATTCAACGTGGGGCGTATTTGGATTTTCAACAAAAGATGATATTCCGTTCTTTACAAAACCTACAAAAACATTCGATCCGTTTGGCGATAATAATTCTGCAAATGATATTGATGATAAAAAGATGAGTAAGTTGGCAGGAAAGATGCAACATTTAGTTGTGGGTGGAGAATATGTAGTTAAGGCGAAATACAAAAAGGATAAAAAATATGGCGATCAATATGCACCGATTGCCATATACGCCATTATTCCACAAAGCAGAGAGACACAGTTATTATTTTTGAAGTCAATGATTCCTGAATGGATGGCTGATAATTTAATAAATGCATACCCAAATGTGGTAAATGATGTAGCGAATGGAACACTAAAAACTATTGATTACAGTCTTGTAAAGGGTGTTAGAGAAATTACTTGGAATAAAATCAAGGAAAAAATCATCAATAACTATCTCATTTCTGACATTATTATGATGTTAAAACCACTTGGTGTTACTTATGCGATGATTAAAAAACTTCTATCCGATGAACCAAATCCAGTTTTATTAAAACAAGAAATTGAAAAAAATCCCTGGGTTTTAACTCGTGTGGAAGGTTTGGGATTCAGACGTGTCGATGACCTTGCCTTAAAATTAAAACCTGAATTGATTGACTCTACACAAAGACTTGTGGCTTTTATCCAATACTATTTCAAAGACTTAGGAGAAAGTAAGGGTCATACATGGTGTTCTGAGAAGATTTTAAGGGCAGCAATAAGCAATAATATATACGAGTGTTGCAATAAGGTTGATTGGCTATTAGAAAATAATGACTTTCTTCATATTGATAATGGTCGAATTGGTCTGAAATATTATTACGATATTGAGATGCAGATTTATCATTTAATTCTGAATAAATCTAAAATTGAAACAACAATCAATATTTCTGATGAAGCGATTGATAAAGCAATTAAACATGCGGAAGAAGAACAAGGATTTGATTATGTGGTAGAACAGTTAGACACGATTCATAAGAGTTTACATAGAACTGTTAGTCTAATAACTGGAAAAGCAGGAACTGGTAAAACGTCAATAATGCGAGCAATTGTTAAGGCTTATATGGAGAATAATTATATGATGACAGCTTCAGCACTTTCAGCAATGGCAGCTCAAAGAATTACAGAAGCAACAGAATTTCCTGCAATGACTATTCATAGAACACTTGGATGCCAAGGATTAAACGATTTTACATACAACAAGGACAACCATCTAATTACAGATGTTGCATTTCTCGATGAGGGAAGTATGGTTAATGCCAGTTTGTTTTTACATTGGCTTGAAGCAATCGGAGATAATACAAGAATTATCATTTCAGGCGATCATAAGCAGTTACCACCTATCGGATTTGGTAATGTGTTCTCAGATTTGATTGAAATATTTGATGACTCAGTTGTGAGCAAGTTAGTAAAACCTATGAGACAAGCAGAAAAATCAGGAATTCTTGTTGATGCAAATAAGATTCGTGAGAATATAAATCCTATATCTGAAAAGTTACAGCCACGAATTATTCATGGTGAGTTACAAGATATGTATTATATGTTCCGCACAAATCGACAGTCGTTATTCAATATTGCTGTTAAGACATTTATTAAATCTGTTGAATCAGATGGAATCGACAATGTGGTTATTGCAGTACCTCGTAGAAAAGATTGTTTAAATAGCACCAATGAAATTAACAAGGTTATTCAGAATGAGTTACTTGGTGATGTTTTAGAAAGCATTGAAGGTTTTGATACCATTTTTAAACTTGGTGCGAAAGTCATGCAAACAGTTAATGATTATGACAAAAATGTATTTAATGGTGAGATTGGCTATGTGACAAAAATCAGTGAAAGATATGATGGTAAGAAAAAAGAAGAATATTGTGAAGTTACTTACACTGATATTTTTGGCAAAGACAAAATTATTGAATACACAAAGAAAGAATTAGCTGCTTTGGATCTTGCTTATGCCATGACGGTACATAAATTACAGGGTGCTGGTCGAAAGACTGTAATCGGCATTATTGACAATACACATCATCAGCTTCTTGATAACTGTATGCTTTATACATTACTTACGAGAGCAAAGAAGAGATGTTTGCTATTAGCTGAACCAGAAGCATTTTTACAGTGTATTAGGACAAGTCATAACAATAGAAACACTTGGATGATGTTAGAAACAGAGAATAATACAGTAGAAGAGTAATTTGGATTTCTGGAATGCCCATAAATAGGGTGTTTCAGAGACTTAAAAAGCCAATGAATGACGGATTTCATGCGGAGGATTTTATGAGTGAATTAAAAGAGATTATTAAAAATTCAGACAGATATAATAAATTTACATTATTAGACGAACCTATATCATTTGAAGAATTATTTAAAGATGAAAATTTTGATTGTGTACAACTACATTCAACACATATATTTTCCTATAAAAATGGAGTTCAAGATATTGTAGGATTTTGTGGAGTATTTAGTTGGATAAATAATGATATAAAATCATTAGATGGCGATTCTTATAGTGACAACTTTAAGGTCATTGGATATGAAAGATTTACAACGCAAGACAAGGATAAATGCATTGATATCCTTGTAGACGATGATTGGTAATAATTTGTCACAATTTCTATATAATATTCGAGACATTTCTTAGAGCAAATCGCTCATCATTTCACAAATAAAAAGAGAATAAATAATCAGGAGGTGATTCTTATAGAATGGTACGTTTATTATCATGATTTTAATTATAAGGAGGTAATTTATGGCTAAGATATCCATAGGAGATAAGTTTGGTATGTTGACAGTAGTTGAACAAGGCGAAGATTATATTAGTCCTAATGGATCGAAAGATAAAAGATGGTATTGTCTATGTGACTGTGGAAATCCAAATAAAAAGTTGGTGAGAGACACAAATTTAAAATATAATCGTGTTAAAAGTTGTGGATGTTTAAAAGGAAAATTTCTAAAAGAATATTATAAAAATAAAAACGAATATATATTTAATAAAGATTATTGCGAATGTGTTTTGTCAAATAACAAACATGTAAAGATTGATATAGAGGATTATGATTTATTAAAAAATTTTGGTTGGTATGATAATGGAATTGGTTATGTAAGAACTGGAATTACATTAAATGGCAATTTTAAAAGATTTTATATGCATGATTTTATCATGGGGTGTATAAATGAAAAATATGATTTTGTTAATGAAAAATATGTAGTAGATCATATAAATCATGATACATATGATAATAGAAAAAAGAATTTAAGAGTAATTACACAAAGTCAAAATATAATGAATTCTAAATTACAAAAGAATAATAAATCGGGAATATCTGGTGTTTATTTTGATGATGATTATAAAAGGTGGATGGCTCGTATTACAAAAAATAGAGAAGTTATCCTTTTAGGAAGTTTTGCGAATTATAATGATGCCGTTGAAGCCAGAAGAAGTGCTGAAGAAAAATATTTTGGTGAATATTCTTATGATAACAGTATGAAAATATCAAAAGATATGTAATCATTGCTTCTTGGGTAGGAGATGCTAAAGAAGTGAAGATTGATATTTATGACCAAATAATGATGAATTTTGACAAATTCGTTGATTATGTTTGGTCATTCAAGGAGGAAAATAATGAATAAATACATATTTGTAACAAACGGTATGGCTCGTTCAGGTAAAGATACATTTGCAGCCTTAATGAATGAGTTTATACCAACAAAAAAGTATTCATCTATTGATTACATTAAGGAAATTGCTAAGTTATGTGGTTGGGATGGTCAAAAGTTTGAAACAAAGAAGTAGAGGTTATCCGAGAAAATAGAGCATAACAAATAAACCATCCCAGGGGGTGGCTTGAAAAATTAAATATTAACGCAACACCTAATCAGGAAACTGCTAAAGGCTTATCCTTTATGATGTAGCCCCGTTGTTTCAAAAGATTAAGTGCCTGTGAAGTGGAAAGAACTTTTTCCTCTTTTACAGGACGGGATTCAAGAAAACCTTCTGGAGTATATGGCTTTAAATCTGAAAGTATGTGCCAGATAGCGGTCAGGATCATACGACAGACAGCAATGATGGCTTTCTTGTGACCACGGCGTGCTTTGATACGCTTGTAGCGGTTAGTAAATTCGGAATGCTTTTTCGATTTGATTAAAGCATTTGCAACTTGCACCAGAACTGGTTTAAAATAAGAACCGGCACGGGAAATCCGAGTGGATTTGATTTTTTGATTGCTTTGATCGTTACGAGGACAGCATCCTGCCCATGAGACGAGGTGTTTCGCTGTGGGGAAGACAGACATATCACCACCAATCTCTGAAAGCACTTGAACAGCAGTCATCGGATTTTTATCGAATCCGGGAACAGTCCTTATTAAGTTTAAAGCAGCCTCATATTTATCACTGAGACGAAGGATTTCCTGTTCTATTTCTGAAATGTGCCTGTTCAGTTCATCGATGTGATCAAGACACTGTCTGAGTTTAACCGCTTGTTCTTTTGAAATGGCACCATCAACAGCAGCTTGTATTTCTTCGATAGGAGTTTTACATCTGCCATCCACAAAAGGTGACACATCAAATGTTTCCCCGGGGTGTTGCAAAATCTGTTCTGTAATAGAACGGGAAGATTTACCAAATACATCAGAAAAGACATCGTCAAGTTTTAGATTGGATACGGTAAGACAATTCTGAGCACGATTTTTTTCACCAGTGATCATGCAGGTGAGTTTATATCGGTATCTTACAAGATCTCGAAGCTCTCTGATGTCAGCAGGTGGAATGAAAGAAGGTTTCACCATTCCACACATGTAAAGGTCACAAATCCATTTCGCATCCTTGCGGTCGGTCTTGTTCCCTTTCATTGGTTTTGTGTATTTGGGATGAGAAAGAGTAACCCATAGATTGTGTTGCTCTAAAATGTTAAAAACAGGGATCCAGTACTTACCGGTAGATTCCATACAGACATCTGTACAGTTATATTTTGCAAGCCAATCACACAGCTCATTCAATCCTTTAGTAAAGGAAGAAAAGCGAGCTTGCTTATATTCAGTACGATTATTGGAATCTGTGATACCGATGCAGGCATAGATCCATGTTTTGTGGACGTCAAGTCCACAGCAGTTAAATTTTAAGATTTTAAAAGACAAAAAAATAACCTCCTGAAATTTATAGTTATAAAACTGACAGTGACTGGTCATCCGGCGAGATCGAGTCGACTTCGGAAGAGATAAGTTTACGGGCTATTGTTATGCGCCACTCATTGATGCCTTAACGGATGACCGACAACATATACATATACGAGGTCGCCGCTATACAGCCCCGCCACTCACCTCCACGTGTTCTGTAGTATGCCAGTCTTATAACATAATAATATCAGAAGAAATATAAATTAGATAGCGAAAGCTAATGCACATGTTTCATGACGCATTGGTGTCTTTCGCAGAAAGACGGGTAATACATATGAAAAATCAAGAAAATTCTTATCAGATCTAAAAGTTCTAACAAGTCAGTATAACGATCTTCCATTTAAAAGAATTCAGAATCAAATTGATGAATTTAATAAAGATGAAAAATATAACGTTTTGCTTATTGATATTCGTGAACCAGAAGAGATAAGAAAATTATGTAATAATTATAATTATGTAAAAACTATTTTAATAAGAAGAAATTCTGTTAAAAATATCACATCTAATATGGCTGATGCAGGCGTATTTGATTATGATTACGATTTTGTTATTGAGAACAATGGAACAATAGATGAACTTAAAAACACCGTTAAAAATTTTATAAAAGAGAATATTAATGTGTGAAGAAATTGGACTTGCATTGGGATTTGAAAATAGGAGGATTAAATGGGAACAATCACAATTTTACCAGAAACAACTAAGAATCCAATTACATTAATGGGACAGAGAGCCGGTGTATGCTGGGGAGCAAATGTTTCTGACAATGAAAAAAATTATAAACGTGGTCTTGACTGCATTAAGTCGGGACATGGTAGGGTTATGGAATACGTCAATGTAGAAATGATTATTGATGGATATTCTGCAAAAGTTCTGAGAGAGTATTATACACATATTGGTGGATCACCTACAAGGCTTCAAGCAAGTACAAGATATATTGATTATTCTAAAGGCGATGGATTCAAATACACTACTCCACATACTATTGAAGAAGATTCAACTTTATACGAAGAATGGGTACAATTAATGGTTAATATCAATCAGAGTATAGAATATTTTATAGCAAATGGAATACCTGTGGAAGATGCAACGATGTTACTCCCATTGGCATATACTTCAAAAATGGTAGACAAGCGTAATCTTAGAAATCTCGTAGATATGAGCAGACAGCGCATGTGCAGTCGTGCATACTGGGAATATAGAGAATTATTTAGAGATATTTGTAATGCTTTAAAAGAATATTCAGATGAGTGGAAACGGATTATAGATAATCTTTTTCATGCGAAGTGTGATGAAGTTGGTTATTGTACAGAGACCAAATCATGCGGTAGAAAACCTAAAAAGGAGAATAAATAAATGACGAAGGTATCACAACATTCAGAAATGCGCCTGAAAGAACGTTGTGGTTTTAATAAAAAGAGTATGAATCGCATGTCCGATAAGGCGTATAAATATGGTGTAACCCATTCTGAGGTTACGGGAAGTCTAAAAAGATGGATGGATAAATTATATCTGTCCTATGGCAAATCTAATAATACACGTCTATATGGTGATAAGGCATATTTGTTCAATGATAATTGCCTTATCACTGTCATACAAATTCCAAATAATTTGTTACCGACAGCATTAAAAATACAAAGAAGGAAAGGAGAAGAATTGAATGAATAATGAATTTGACAAATTAGATGACTCTATTTCTAAAGAATTTTATTGCAATTTGGTATCTTCATTAGAAGATTTTTACAATAAAAGTAAAACTTTTGGAGAAAGAGCATTAATGGGAGATATTATTCTTCTTGTAAATAATAAGTGTGATTTAAAGGATAATAAAATTGAAAGGAAGTTTGAAGATGAGAAATCCTAATAGAATTGATACTTTTACCTCGGAATTGAATAGGATATGGAAAACATATTATAGTGATTGGCGTTTTGGACAATTTATGTCAAATTTTCTTGGATTTGTGGTGAGTCAGAAGGAAAGAGACATTTTCTTCCCGGAGGAACCAGAAATGCTTACATATTTAAAAGAATACTGCGGAGAGAAGAAAAATGGATAAACTAGAAAGAATAAAACAGCTTATTAAAGATTTAAATAATGCGTCAGATGCTTATTATAATCAAATTCCAATTATGCCTGATTATGAATGGGATAAATTATATGACGAATTAGCAACACTAGAATATGTTACAGGTATTGTATTAGCAAACAGTCCAACATATAATGTTGGTTATTCAGTTGCAGATAAATTAAAAGAGGTCGAACATAATCATCCGATGCTCTCTCTTGACAAAACAAAATCTGTTGATGAATTGATTGAATTTGCTAGAAACAAAAATTGTTTTTTATCTGTAAAAGCCGATGGATTAACTACTTCACTTCATTATATTGATGGTAAGTTAATTGGTGCAGAAACTAGAGGTGACGGAGTAAGAGGTACTGAATGTTTTCAGAATGTTTTGACAATGAATAATGTACCTAAAGAAATTCCATATAAAGATGAATTGATTATTGATGGTGAAACAATTATTGGATGGGACACTTTCAGAGAGATTAATGGTAAATTACCAGAAGATAAGAAATATAAACACCCAAGAAATCTTGTATCTGGCTCACTACAATTGCTTGATAGTAAAGAAGCTGCAAGCAGAAATATGAGATTTATTGCATGGAGAGTTATCAAAGGATTCGAACATAAATCTCCAAGCTATGATTTGTTTTTAGCTGAACAAAATGGATTTGAAATTGTTCCGTTTGTAAAATTTTCTAAGGGACATACAAAAGATGATTTGGTTAGTGTTCTCGATGATATTAGAACTCTTGCTGAAAAATCCAATATTCCATATGACGGTGCGGTTATGGCGGTAGACAATTATGAATTGGCCGACTCTATGGGACGCACTGATAAATTTTTTAGACATTCTATGGCTTATAAGTATGAGGATGAATTATTTGAAACCGTACTTACGGATATTAAATGGAATACCTCTAAGACAGGTTTAATTAATCCTGTGGCAATCTTCAAGCCTGTTGACTTAAATGGAGCAATTACCACAAGAGCAACGCTACATAATATCACATATATTAAAGATATGATGCTTGGAATTGGAGATAGAATTAGAGTTTATCGTTCAAACATGGTTATTCCAAAAGTGCATGATAGCATTGATAAGAGTGGTAATTTTAATATTCCTAATAAATGCCCTATATGTGGTCAGTCTACAAGAATTATTAAAGAGAACGATTCAGAAGTTCTTATGTGTGAGAATCCAGATTGCAAGGGTAAGCTTTTAGGTAGATTAGTTCACGCAGCAAGTCGAAACGCATTGGATATCGAAAATCTCTCGGAATCCACAATTGAAAAATTCATCAATCTTGGTTGGCTAAACTCAATTAAGGACATTTATCATCTATCAAGTCATAAAAATGAAATGAAAACATTAGAAGGTTTCGGTAAAAAGTCCGTTGAAAAACTTCTTTCATCTATCGAAAAATCTCGAACTGTTGATCTTGAAGATTTCTTAAATTCATTATCAGTTCCATTATTAGGTAAGTCAGCAAGTCGAATGATTGCAGAATCAGTTGATTATGAATTTGGCATTTGGATGAAGCAGATGACAGTAGGCGGAGCAAAGCATTTTAGATATTTGCCTGGTGTTGGCGACGTTTTAATTAATTCATTAGATGATTATTTTGGAAAACATTGTTCTGATATTTGGGAGCTATCTAAAGAATTTACATTCACATCAAAAGAAAAGACAAATTTATCAAATACATCATTGAATGGTAAAACATTCGTTATTACAGGTTCATTGCATAAATTCGAGAATCGAGATAAAGCAAAGAAAGCGATTGAAGATTGTGGTGGTAAGGTCACAGGTAGCGTATCTAAGAATACTTCTTTTCTTGTATGCAATGAAGACGCTGGATCATCTAAATCTAAAAAAGCAAAAAAATTGGGTGTTCCTGTAATCACAGAAGAAGAACTTATCACAATGTTGTCTTGTTAATTTCAATTATTTTTTTCATTTTTTCGGAGAATATATCTATAGATGGATTCCCATCAAATATTTAATACAAAGGAGTTGGTTATTATTTCAACGAAGCACGTCAATTTATTAACTTATGCATACGAATTTATTGTAATGATTATCATGGTGATCATTCTCGTTTGCTTTGTACAACAAAACAAAGAAATTATTGAACTGCGTCAGAAATGTGGTGAATATGAATACGAATTAAGTTTATATAAACCAGAATTTAATCCAGTTGCAACAGTAAGCGATGCTACTGAATTAGATGCAACCGAGACAGATTCTGTTCCCGCTGCACCAGTTGACCTACATAATGATAGAGAATTAATGAAGGAGAACGGTGTGGTAATGATTGTGCCTGATAAGGTTGAGATTGAAGAAGTACAGGAAGAGTATGTTGGTTCATCTGCTCCAACAACACAATCTAAACAGTATTATAGCACATCTGGGTTAACTGCATCTAGTGGAGTCAATTATTATGGCGACCAAAAAGAAACATATTATAACCTAAATATGAATCAAGTTGTAGCAAATGCTCAAGCAGCAGGAATTCAAGGTGAGTATTGGGTTCGTGAGGATGGCGTAAAGATGTATGGCGACTATGTTATTATAGCCGCAAATTTAGATGTACATCCAAGAGGTTCAACAGTGGAAACTTCTCTAGGTACAGGAATTGTACTTGATACAGGTAGCTTTGCCAATGACAACCCAACACAAGTTGATATTGCAACAGATTGGTAGGAAGGAGAAGAAGATGACTCATAAGGTTTATTGTGTAATCGGTAGAACAGCATCTGGCAAAACAACTATTGTCGATGCCGTAGCAAAGAATCTTAATATGAATATATTGCAGTCATATACAACTCGTTCTCGCAGAAGTAATGAAGTAGGAGATAATTGTGGACATACTTTTATCTCCACTTCAGAAGTTGATCAGTATAGAGATGATATGGTAGCTTACACAGAACGAGTTGGATATTGCAGCTTTGCGACAAAACAGCAACTAATGAATAATGATTTTTATGTAATCAATCCAAGCGGATTTTCTGAACTCGTGGAGAAAACAAAAGACATTCCTAACCTTAGATTAGTGGATATTTGGATTCGATGCGATAATGATACATTAATGCAAAGAGCTAAGAAGCGTGACAATTACGATGATTGGTTTGCAAACTTTAAGAAAGAAGAACAGGAATTTATGAAGTTCTATCCAGGAGTGAGCTATTCTTATATTGTAAATAATGCAGGAAAGTTATCAGATGCAATAGAAGAAGTTCAAAGAATCATTCAATTAGAAAAATATAAAGACTAGGGGAGATGTGTAGTTATGTTTGAGAAATTATGCAAACACAAAAAGTATAAAATTATTAAATGTGATACTAATTCCCGTGTATATTATTGCGAATGTATTAAATGTGGTAAGCAATTTGATATGCCTAAAGCATTAGGAGAAGAATATATATGTGGATTAGTACAAGAAAGGAGATAGATGAAAAAGGATCTCTTTGTTGATTTTGATTCAACAATGGTAAATAGCATTGCCAGTATATGTGCACTCTATAATGAAGATTTCAAGTATTATAAAGCTTTTCATCCCGTTAAATGGTGGGAAGTCGAGACTTGGGATTTTCAAGAGTGTAATTGCACAACACCAGACGTAATTAATACATATTTCAATACACCTCGTTTTTTCAATAAACTAACCTATATGGATTGGGCATATGAGGTATTAAACGAACTCAAAAATTTCTATAACATTACCATTGTTTCTTTAGGTTATTCACCTAACCTCAAAGCAAAAGAATTATGGATTCAAGAACATCTGTCATTCTGTAAATTTGTCGGTGTAAATTCAAAAGAGCATTTTGATAAATCATCTATTGATATGTCATCAGGTGTGTTTGTTGTGGTCAAGCTTTTTTGTAACACTACGACCTAATTTCTGCCACAGGGTTTATACAACCCCGTAGCGTGCCTCATAAGGCGTTTTGTAATTATTATAAGAATGCGGACGTACATGATTATATTGTACATACGCAAATTCTTCGATAGCTGTGTAGAGTTCAGCTTCTGTATGATAATAATGCTGGTAAATAAGATCATTTTTCAACGTATTGAAATATCTTTCCATCGGAGCATTGTCATATGGATATCCTGCTTTACTCATACTTTGAGTAATACCGAGTTTCTCACAAAATTCAGTGAACTCTTTTGAAGTGTACTGACTTCCTTGATCTGAATGAACCAGAAGCTTACTTAAATCGATTCCGGGTTGAGAATCAATAGCTTTCTCTAAGGTTCTTTTCGCTAAATCAGAGGTTATATTTCTATCAGTTATGCTTGCAATAACACTTCGGTCATGTAAGTCAAGAATAGTACAATTGTAACGCTTGCTGCCATCTGTCAGAAAAAGATAAGTAAAATCTGTACACCATTTTTGATTGATCGCATCTGCATGAAAATGCTGATTCAGTTTGTTCTCATATACTTTATGCGCAACACCATGTTCATACTCCGGTTTCTTTTTCCTGGAGATTGAGAACAACTGCATTTCGGTATTCATATATTTGTGAACCGTTAAACGACTGATATCGTGTCCTGTACGAATCAGATATGCATGTATGGTTCTATAACCATCAACTCCGCCATGAGAGTGATATATTTTTCGAATAGAGTTTTTGATTTCATCTTTCTTTTGATGATAATCAGCTTTTCGATTTTTAAGATAATTGTAATAAGCATTTGGGCAGATATTAAACTTCCTGAGAAGCCATCTAAGCCCAAATTCCTTGTTGTACTTTTGAATAAATCGATAAGCCTCTAATCGATTTCCTTCGCAAAGAATGCCGCTGCTTTTTTTAGGAAGTCATTTTCCTTTTGAAGTTCTGCAAGTTGCTTTTTGAGCTGAAGATTCTCCTTCATGTAATCATAATCGGCTTTGGCTTCTTTGTTAGTTTGGCATTCTTCACGGAATTGTTTTGTCCAATTTGAGATACTTGCATGCGATACTCCGTATTCTGCTGCAAGACCTTTGAGGGATCTTCCCTCTTCAAGATGAAGACGAACAATCTTCTTCTTGAATTCTGGTTCATAATGTTGATTCATCTGTAACATACCTCGTTTCCTCCTAAGATTATATCTTATTAGGTCGAGATGTTACAACTATGTTATATCACAACAGTAACATTAGAAGTGTTAAATTTATCTCCAATAATGACAGCGGCTGCATCAGAATCCATAAACATATGATCCATATTCTTAACGTTAGAAGTATCAAACTTATCTCCCACAAAAATATTTCCCTTTAAACTGCACTCTGCAAACATGCTATCCATACGCTTGACATTTGACGTATCAAATTTATCTCCTAGAGACAGCCCTTCTGGCAAGATACAGTCACAAAACATAGCTTCCATACTAATTACATTGGAAGTGTCAAAATCTACTAACTTAAAACCTTCTGGTAGTTCACACCCATGGAACATATGACGCATATTAATGCATCCTTTAGGTAAGCTTACCGAATTTCCCTTTCCCACGTAACATAAAAAATCATGTTCCTCATTACGGGAGTAACCCTCTCTCTCAGACGGCACAGTAGCAGTCTGACGAACCTTGAACTCCTTAGGATCATACCAGAAGTCTCCTAGCTCTCCTTGATAATGAATTAGATCATCACTATTTCTTTCTCCAGACTCAGCTCTATTATCGCCAAAATCGAAGCTCATAGGAACTAAGCTTTTTCCAAATCTGTTGTTGTCATATCTTACCTCCTAAAACTCTATTTTTGCCATTGCTACAACACTATAGCTAGCACCATACTAGCCGTACCCTATTATAAAATTTTTTGATTAACTCACGCTTCCTTTCCTAAGGAATCTCAGATTTATCAGAAACTCAAGTCTGAACAATTTTCACATGTTCTTCCTTTATCGCTCAAACAAATAAGTTCTGTATATTTTCCGCAGCAATCGCAATATCCAAGAAGACTATTTCTTGTCCATTTTCCATTGATTTTGACGTATCTGTGTTTGTAATTCTGCATGATTTCAGGGATTTTGTCAGAATATATAACAACTCTTGCGCCTGAATGAACACTTGTGTTTGATTCTACAAACACAACCTTCTTTCCTTGTGATAAAATTTCATTTTGTCGCTTTTCTAATTTACCGTAGAAATCAAGTGAAGTAAAACTATAAATGATTTCATTATTTGATTCGCAACCATCATATAAATTCATAATATCCTCCCATCTTCAAATAAACCATCTACACATATTTGTTTCCTTTTCCTAGTAAATGCAAATTTCATATTCGACAATATTGTTCTCCATCCATCACTCGTTTCACTTCATCAATGGATAAATTATGTAAATCGGCAACGAAATCTATTGCACTCCCTATTGAAGTTGTATAACCCCTATTGAAATCAAGACTATTCATCTTCCTCTCTCAATAGTTTTAACAGCATACTTCTGTTAGTATTAACATTTACCAAAAAATCACAATTGTTCCAATAAACATAAATATGGCAGCACTCATCAGAACACCGCCATAAATCAGCCACAGAATCCTCATTAATTTACTTGTTGTTGATGTGTTTACCATAGTTGCCCATGTACTGATTAAACCAAGCACAGAAGCTTCTAGCAACCTGACTACTGGTTCACTAATACTATTTTCCGCTCTCGTATATGGTAAAGCTATATGAGTGGCTAAATAGCCTAATAAAACAGATAGTATCATTACCCATATGGATAGTATTATTGAAAACACAAAGGCAAATCTTTCTCTGCCTATTTTGTTATCTATAATTTTCAAATCCTTACAGGTGTAAACATTGTTGACCTTATCATTGCTTTCAACAACCAAATCAACATAATGTTTGCTACGTAAGGGAGTTTCCACTAAGGAAATATAGATATCTTTCTCTGTTTTTATAAAATCATTTCCGTAGGGATTTATCTGATCATCTAGCATACCTAGATTAGACACATCCAGTAAAGTGACTATCTCGTATTGATTAGGTATGAGTCTAAATCTATAATAGGAATCTTTTTTCCAGTTATTTATTATCCAGTACGCACCAACAATCAAACAAAAAATATAACGACATGTGTCTAATATCATAAGGGAGCGCTGCCTTATGAGAACAGTATCATCCGTAATGAATGCGTAGGATACATAATAGCTTATTACACTAATTGTCAACAATAATAAATACAGTATCTTCATAGTACGAAATGACAGCTTAATTCTGCGTGATTGCATGATCCAGGCTAATACAAAAGACACATTACTAATTGCACACAAAAGAAAAGACAGCTGATTATTCATCATCTTCCCCCTCATCGAATTCGATACCGAAGTATTCCATCTCTTCTTCGTCAAGCTCAAGCTCTGTCTCAAAGAACTCCTTAGCTGTCTCTTCATCATCTTCTACAAGAGCCTGTAAAGCCCTTGTAGCGATTTCTTCCAATCTTTCTCTCGTTATTGTCATTTAATATTCCTCCTCTACTGGCACCACAATCATAACATCTCCATCAAAGCAAGTCATAGAGTTCAAAGGTTCTTCTTTATCATTCTCTGTATCATTAACTAAATGATCCAAAATACGAAAAGTTTCTGAATTGTATTCATTCCACAGATTAAAGAAAATCTTCATCTGTGAAACCTCTACCCCTTTGTATGTTATACTCCCTGCCTTCATGCACAATGATTTTATAAAATCATATATCGCTTCAGCTTCAGGATAAAATTCTGGAACATAACGTGTTTTCCGTAAAATACTCCAAACTGGATGTTCCTTTTTCATACTCATTATTTGTACGCTCCTTTCTCATTCAAAACCCCGGCTAAATGTTCTGTCTTAACATGTACTGCTTTTGCAAAGGCTTCTTCTGAAATACCAAATTCTTGCTTTACAAACATCAAAGCCAGATAAGTGTCTGCTACTGCATCCAGCAATTCATATCTATCAGATTTCCCTCTAAGCTTATGAAAAATCTGAATCTGCATCTCTGCAAACTCTTCAGCTGCTAACTGCAATGCATGATTGTAATCCTCATTTTGTAAAGCCCTGTTAGCTTTACCGCATTCTGAAACTACATTCTCATCCCATG